GGTTATAGGAGCTATAATGCCTATGCTCATACCTGCACCTATGCTCATACTGCGCCCAGGCCTACGATCATATACGTCCAATAATAACCTACATACAAGCATAGTATCGCACGATATACAACAATGCTATCGAGTACGATCATATGAGTCCGATAATACAACGCTTATTGGTCACGCGGCGGCGTGGTCCGATAAGAACATGGGGGGTGTGGGGGAAATATGCACGTTATCGGAACGTCCGATAAGCAGTTTCTTTTAGTAGGGGGCTTAAGCGCACCCGGACACCAAATGAGGTTGAAGGTGTAAAACCGAATTCACTGACACACACTAGTCACGCCCTGTCCACTAAAAAAATACCGGGGACATCCTCGTATAGTATTGCAGCGATTTATGAACAGACTATCGTTAAAAGACAAATGGATGGAAAAATGGAAGGATGACGTTAGCCTCCAATTACAAAAAATCTATTGGTCCTGTAGAGCAAGATTCGCAGAAAGTATCTTACGGATATGTTACCACCCCAAACTTGTGCGTCGAGCCAATCATATCTACTATTTAGAAGAGAAGGTTAGAAACCAAGCACAACAAATAACCGCAATGCAAGATCAACTAACATATAAAAATAAATTGAATAAAGCTTTAAATATTCTTGTCGCCTGTGACGGCAATTGTAATAAAAGTTATATGGATAATCCATGGGATGTGGATGAGGAAGTGATTAGAATAGCAGAAAGAAATTTTGAAAGATTAAAGCACTGGTGGTCAAGGGGAGGCCAACAAGCTGCGGATTTGTATATGAAGAAAAATGATAAAAGGAATCTGTTAAAATGAAATTTATCGTCAGGAGTCTTTTAATGATAACAATACTTCTTTGTTTAGCAATTCTTGCGTCCGGTTTAATTTATATGGCTATAATCGCTTGGATGGTTTATTGGCCCATAGGATTGATAACAACTCTTATTTTTGGTATGGCCTTTGGTTGTTTGTGGGAAACTAGATTTGATGGACCTCTATGATGAGATTAGAAGTTGAAATTTACAAACAAGGTTTCCGCGACCATAGATGGCGAGGATTTCTCGATACGGGTATAAACACTATTGAAACGAAAAGCGACTCGCGTTTTTATTGGGCAAGCAAGAAGCACGTTAAAGAGTACTTGGAATATATGTGTAAAACTTTAGATTGGCAATTAGAGTTCTTGATATGATTGGAAAGTGGAGGTAGAATGATTAAAAAATTGTGTTTGATTTTATTGCTCGTGGTTGGTTGTAGAGATATAAGAAAAGAAGCTGGTCCTATACTCAATGAAAATGCCACTGTTGTTGATCTAATTTATTCACCTTCTCATCATTCTCGTAGTTTGGATCTTGGATTGACCAGTGGTGGAGATCTTTCGTTTACACCAACGTCAGTATCTATTCCAGAAAGACACGGTGTGGTATTTAAGTGTCAGCATGGTAAGTTCTATGTAGAGGACAAGGAACTTTGGTTGAAACTAATAGAGGGTGATGATGTTGTGGTAGAATATAAAGAGTTATTTTATGTAGAATACGAAAACGGGGTTGAAATATCCAGAGAACTTTATAAAATGGATTTTCTTGGCGTGGCAATCATTTGTCACTCGGAGATCAGATAGTGTGCGAATGTGGTTGTTTACTAACCGGGGAATTTTTCAAATTACGTGGCCCAAAGAATATATGGTACATTATTCACAAATATCCTGGTTGTAAAAATTGCTCGACGCCATGTGGTGTGTTGTTTTCTGAAATACCAGAGGATCATCCGGACTTTCATTTTTACGAATTTTATAGAAAAATAATCAAAGGTAAGACAGATTGTATAGCTTTCTTTTCCCAAGAGGAATTACAAACACAATTGAGAAAATATTTGGAGATATATTTCACAGTAAGAAATCCAACTTCTTACCACGAGGATGGGTGTGACGAACATGACGCGGACGTGATAGCGGAAGAGTTTGCGGAGGAGTTTATGAATGAAAGATAAAGAATCCCTAAGAAGAGTAAGAGAACTTATTATGCTACAAGATTATATGGAAAACATATTTCTTTGTCATAAAGTACCGGAACGAATTATAAATAAGATAAGATCAAATTTTGAAGAAAATCTTAAGTCAATTTTATGGCCAGTGAAAGAGTGCAAATGATCGAAGTAAACCTGAAATACCTGAATAGGCCGAAGTTTGAACTGTACGCCAACGAACTTTGTGTCAAGCACAATATTTCTTTAGATTTAATCGAATTAAATCACGAACATTGTCGTATAATAATTGACGGGAAAGAAGAGGACGTAAAAGAATTGATTAAAGATAGACTTGTTTTATATGTCACAGAGACCACCAATAGAAGGAGAAAATAATGTTAGGGTATTTTTGTTTATTTTTTATTGGATGGATATTGTGCGGACTTTGTGCCGGTACTATACAAATAAAATATTCTCCACAAGGAAGATATATTTCGTGGTTTGAATTTTTGTTTTGGGGGCCACTTGCTTTATTGATAGTAATATGGATTGATTTTTTAAATAAAGGATAAATAATGCGTGACGTAATAATAATGAGTGTTCAACGAGTGTGGGAAAAAATTAAATTAGAATCGCTTCCTCTTCGTGTTGCTGAAATATTTGCTGATGATATTGTAAAATCTATTTCTGATTTCAATAAAGGGAGTGGTGGTCCGTGTCCTAAATGTGGAAAAGGAATGTCTGCAAAATATTGTAGGAGATGTTCCTTTAAAGAAACTAATATATTACATAAGCCATGTTCTTGTGGGAGTCAATTTCAGGTTTTTAAAGATGATCTAAATGAAGATATATGGTTATTCATTTGTAATAATGAAGGGGCTTGTTGCGAAGTTATTTCTATGCGAATAAAGGCCGAAACAGAAGATGGTGCGTGGTTGGTATGGGACGATATCACTCTAGGAACTTATAGTCCTGTTCCAAAAAATATAAAAGAAAGCCTTGGCAAAGCTATAGATAGGGCCGAGCAAAAAATGCAGGCTGAAAATGTTAAGCCTCGCGTCAATTGTGGTCCACCGACTTTTTCTAATGATAAGGACTATGATATTACATATAATTCAAAATTAAAAGAATGTGCTAAGGCTATGGTAGACAAACTGAAGTTAATAGAAAAAGATGGACGATGTGGAAGTATTTTTGTTTTTGCCGCAAACCATGGTTGTATTTATAGTGGACCAAATTATAAACAAGAACTTGAAAATTTGGAGGAAGCGTTAAAAATATGAAGAAACCAACAATAACAATGTCGTTCGATAGTCTTGGTATCTTAAGTGAAAGTCAGTGGGGTGATTTAATAAAGAGTGTTGAAAAATTCGAGACACACTTAAATGATTGTTTTTTGGATAGTGGGTTAGAGATAGAGATGAATAATTTCGACATAGATTGTAACAATGATGAAAAAATATAATATACAATATCCGATGACTAGCAATATTTTCAGTGGACCAGTAGATGATTATATGATTTTATCGGAACACCATTTTTTGTTATCTGCGTGGTGGACAGCGTATAAATTTCTATCTCGCCAAAATAAAATTAAAAAAGTTAGAATATGTCGGTCTGCTGATAAGATTTGTTTATTTGAAATACGAAGGTATTATGTTGTATGAAAGGAAAACATAATGTGGTATAGAATAGATTTTAGAGACAACGATAGTAAATTTTATGAAATAGATGATACAGATATTGGTTTATCAATTATAAATAAAGATTTAATTAAAGTAAAAAGATCTTTTGCTGTGTTTCCCCACAAAGGAAAAGATGGTAAAGAAGGGCTTGCGGCTGCACAAATAAAAGATATGAATCCGATGTATTTGGTATGTAACGCAGAATATATCAATACTAGTTTTATTAAAAGTTTTGGTGTTGTTGATACGGATAGTAATGCGTGGAAACAAATTTCAGAAAACGCACTTGGCGAGAATCGTATATTGACACCAAACAAATCTATTGTTCTGTGATGAAAATGGAAGATCAAGCTTCTTTCGATGAAGTAAAAAGTTTGTATGATAGAATTATAGAGATAACAAGTGAGTTATCTTTATTGACTGTTGTTTGTTTGGTTATGGTAGGTTTTTTAGTTTTATATCCGAAAGGAAAGAAGAAAAATGGCTGTGGCTAAAGCTCCAGTTTATAGGGAGAAAAATCATCAACCGAACGTCCTTAATGATTTATTAGAACAGGCTGAACGGGCTATGGAGGAACTCAACTTTGTATGTCGCGCTAATTTACCAATAAGTAAAGTGCCAGGAAATATTATAGGGTACGGGATAGAAGCGACAAAGAAGACTATAGTTTGCGATCATTTGGTTTCAATAATTAAAGAGATTAAAAAAATAAAAGGTTGGTAAATTCGTATAATACTGTGGATGTAAATAATAAGAAAGAATAGGAGAAACAAATGTTTAAGGTGAATGATGTTGTTCGTGTTGTTCGTTGCGAAGGTTGCCCAGGGGTCGTTGGTAGAGAGGGTCGTGTCACTGGTCTGTCAGAAGACAATACTACTGTTAAGTTGAGTTTCGGGAAGGGTCGTCCCCAGCGCGGTCGCCCAGAAAACTTTCCTGTTGGAGACCTTGCTCTAGTAACAGAAAAGGCAGGGGTGTAACATGGCTAAAAGAAAGAAATCGGTAAAACGAGGTGATCCATTCAAGAATATGGGAAACGGAAAGAGCAAGCCCAAGCCCAGGGGCAAGAAAAGTAAAAAGCAAGGTTTCTTCGAACGATTAAAGGGTTTTTTTCTAGGGATATTTAAATGCCGTATGTAACAAAAATTTTAAGAACACTAGAATTAGATAACGCCATAAGTGCCGTAGTAAATGAAATATCTGACGAGAATCTCAACCCAGGTCTTGTTAATTATACGATATCTACCATTCTCGGAAGATTATTGTATAACCAAGACCTTAGTTATAGGAACATAAATCAATTGATTGGTGTTCTAGAGTGTGTTAAAATGGAATTATATCGTCGAATAGCTATTCCGTACGAGGATAAGATGATTGAGAGAAATGGGGACGTGTTTCCAGGGGCTATATTATGAAGCCTTTTGATGTTCTCTCTATATGTCCTAAGTGTGAATGCAAAGATGTGAACACTATGTATTTCGAAGGGGCAACATGGATATCCCTGTACGATAAGCTGAGGACATATTATGGGAAACAGATATTTGAAGAACATCTAAAAAGACGTTGCACAAGGTGTCGTTTTTCTTGGCCCGAAAGTACCGCCCAAGTTAAAGTTGATAACAGCGGCAGGTCAGAAAACTATATAGGATAGGAGCATAGATCAATGGTATTTGAAACACTTTGTGTGTTTAATACACTTTATATTTTAAGTATTATTATATTTTATGTTTGTCTTAGACATAGAAATCTTTGTTTGCACACCAAGTATAGACAAATAGTTAAATGGTTATTTCCAGGTGGTGTTTCTCGAAAGAGTAAAAAGCAAATTTACGAATTTCTTGAAAAAGAACCGGAAGAAGTATTTGATGAATCGTGTATTAAGACAACCACAAGTGTTTATACGAAGGAGTCTACGAAGCATGATTAATGATACCGATAGATTAAATTGGTTAGAAGCTCAAAATAGTAAAAATAGTTATACGGGAAAATGCAATTTCAGATGGTCTACTACTGGCAGAGGATGGAGATTGATTGAAACTAGTGGTGGACCAAATATGGAACCAACTTTTTCTACTGTTAGAGAAGCTATAGATTATGCAATGGGACAAGTATCTACAAAGGAACACTTTGATCACGGCCCATCACCCTATGACGCAGGCGTTGGACCGCTTAATGAAAATACGTACAAGAAATATCACGAAGGAGAAAACCATTAATGAATATACATTTATTCAAAGATATTAAAAGAAACGATTGTTATTATTGGTTCACTGATGAATCGGATGGTCATCTTACGGCGGAAAAAAGAAAAGCTGGTGCGGCAGATTCTTTTGAGGATGCACTTATTAGTATAGGTAGAGCTATGATTATCCACAATCTTCAAATCAGTAAGATTTTTTACGAAAACGTACAAATTAATAAACAAACGTGGGATATGGCCGAACAGAAAGAGGAGATAAGAGACTTGGTATGAAAATAATTAGTTTAGAAGCAGAAAATATTAAATGCTTGAAAGCCATAGAGATTAAACCGGACGGGAATCTTGTGGTTATAGGTGGAGATAATGGGAATGGTAAATCGAGCATTCTTGATTCTATCGAATATGCTCTGGCCGGAGGAAAACATATTCCAGAAAAACCCATAAGAGAAGGTCAAGAAAAAGCACGAATAGTTCTTGATCTGGATGAAATTCAAGTTATTCGCACCTTCACAAAAAATGGGACTAATCTTGTTGTAAAAAGTAAGGAAGGAGCAATCTTCTCTACTCCACAAGCTATGCTTGACAAGATAGTGGGGAACCTGTCTTTTGATCCGTCTGAATTTTTCAGGATGGATAATAAGAAAAGAGTTGAGACTCTTAAAAAATTAGTTGGTCTTGATTTTACGGAATTAAACAATAGATACAAGGCGGCTTTCGATAAAAGAACCGAAGTGAATAGGCGTGGGAAAGAGTTAAAAGCACAACACGAGGCTCTTCCGTTTCATAAAGATGTACCAAACCAAGAAGTTTCCGTATCAGAACTTTCTAAACAGTTGACCAGCTCTATTTCAGAAAATCAAAAGCTCAACGAAGTACAAAGATCTTTAGATAATAATTTATTGAAGATACAAAGAATACAGGAGCAACTTTTGCAACTAACAGAAGAAAAGACTAAGATAGAAAACTATGTTGTAAACCAAAGATTACAATTAAAGAAATCTCAACCCGTAGACGTAACAGACATACAAAATAAAATTGCTTCTGCGGAAGACACTAATCACAAGATAAGAGAAAATGTCAAGAAAACATCTTTGAATGTTGAATTAGAAAAACTTAGAGATGAATCACAGTCATTATCTTCAACGCTTGGGTCTATAATTGTAGATAAAAACGAAGCGATGGAAAACGCCAAGTTCCCGATCAAAGGATTGTCTTTTGATGAAGAGACGGTAACATTTAATGGAATACCTTTTGATCAAATATCCCAGGGGGAAAGAATTAAGATATCTGTCGCAATAGGATTGGTTATTAATCCTAAGTTGAAGATTCTTCTGGTACGTGATGCTTCGCTTCTTGATGAAAAAAATCTGGAGATGGTAGCTAAGATGGCAAAGAAGATGGACGCCCAGGTATGGTTAGAAAGGGTTGGCAAAGGTAAGGAGTGTTCTGTAATTATAGAAGACGGATCAATAAAAGAGATGGTGTCCGCTGAATAAAAAATACAATAGAAGACTAGTCATTGCAGTTGACCTAGATAAAACCATTGCAATATATGATCACTGGAAAGATATTTATCAGTTCGGCGAACCGTTACCCGGAGCGAAAGAGTTTCTAGAAGAACTACATAAGTTTGGAGATATAATAATCCACACCTGTCGTTGTTCTCCCACTGTTGTTTCTAAAAATACCGCTCCGTGGTTGTTGTCGAAAATCGTTGGTGATTGGATGGATACTCATGGCTTGGTTTATGATCAAATTTGGTATGAGTGTGGTAAGCCGAATGCAGATATTTTTATAGACGACAAAGGATATAGGGTTCCAGAGAATCCCAAGCCCGAAGATTATAAAACGGTCATAGAATTTGTAAAAGAAACTTTTGGAGTAGGATGACGAAAGAAATTTGGAAAAATATTCCGGGTTATGAAAATTTATATCAAGTTTCTAATTTAGGCTTAATTAGAAGTTTGATTAGATGGAATGGAACAAATAATCGTATACTACAACAAACTTCAATAAAAGATGGTCGTTGGAAAGTTATCTTATGTAAAAACAATAAAAAGAAAACATATAAAGTTCATCGACTTGTATTAGAAGCATTTATAGGGAAATGTCCTCTAGGTATGGAATGCAGACATTTAGATGGAGACCCCGGAAATAATGTATTAGAAAATTTATGTTGGGGTTCTCATTCAGATAATGAAAAAGATAAAGTAAGACACGGAACGAAGACATATCCTGCGTGGTTCGACAACATTGGATCAAAACATGGTATGTCAATATTAAAAGAAAAAGATATACCAGATATTAGAAATATGTTCAAAAATGGGTTTTCGTGTATAGATATAGCTGAAAAATATAATGTTTCTAGAGGATGTATTTCTGGAATAGTATATAAAAGAAACTGGAGGCATATTTAATGATATTGTTTATTTCATTAATTTTATTTATTGCAACGATTGGGTATCTTTTATTTGAAAGTAATATGTTTAATATACAAAAATTATTTAAAAAACAACCACGATACGACTGGTATCTGGCCGGGCCAATGACTGGATATCCAGAACATAACCATCCAGCTTTTAAACTTGCCGCGAAGTTATTGAGAAACAGGGGATATACGGTTTGGAGTCCTGCGGAAGAAAACGACACCCATCTTACTTTTAATGTATGTATGAAAAAAGATTTAAATGCTGTTGTTAATTTATGTAGAGGGATTGTTTTATTGAATGGATGGAAGAGATCTCTAGGGGCTAATACAGAGACTCTTTCGGCTTATGTGTGCGGAAAGAGTATCAGAGAATTGGTGATCTTTGAGAACAAGGAGACGAAAGATGGTTATGAGTTATCTTTTTGCGAGATTAATCCAGAACACTATTTACTTCCATACAATGTGTTTTAGAATTTGCCTTTTCGGGAGTCCCAAACGACCGTAAAACTTTTGTCGTTAAAAATATCGTCGGCAATCACTATTTTTTTTCCGAGTCGTTCCTTGGTGCGAATTAGTCTAGGATAACAACAATAGACTAGTTCTGTGCAACTCAATCTGTTCTTGTCGCTGAAATCAAAAAGAAAATCGTATTCCATGTTTATCATGGACTTAGCCAATGCGATTGCTCTTTCTACATGATCTTCGCTGGGTCGAAGTATCACCAGCGTATCTGTTCTCATGAAATTAATAATGTCTTCTATTATTACGCCATTTGAAACCGCATGTATTACTCTTTCTCTGGTTCCACCGAAATAGAAACCGGCGTGAGTCCAGAAACCAGGAATCAGCCATTTGTCCACATATTGTTCAGACCTAGATAAAAGAATGTCTCCTGGTTTTATTATTTTTGCAACCTGTCTATAGTGCTCACCCTTTAATTTGTATCCAGGAGCATTTAAAATAAGCCAAAATGGATGTTTTAAACCAAAGAACTTGAGATCACCAAGAAATGTTATAAATTTAGACCATATAAGATATAATCGCGTTTTCAATCATCATCAACTCCTTATTGACGTTTATACACCTTTTTCTTAATTTTTTCAATGATCATATAATTATATGCAGAATAAAGTTCGTTTAAATCTTCGTCACACATCTCGTCTGGTAGTTCGTACTCGTCTTTAGACCAATCTAACGACGGTTCAAACTCTATAATTTTAGCTTTTATTAGATCAATTTCTCCCATTGGATTAAAAAGATTAAAATCAAATGGGGGTATCGTGTTTTTATTGGTCTTAGAGCATTCAAGAAATACTCTTTGAATAGAAGAGAATGGAACCAATTGTTTCCATCTATACAAGAGAAATTTTATTGTGTCTTTTTGCACGCTTATTTTTTCATCGCAGCTACGACTTCGGAAGCACAGTCACAGGCTACCTCGATAATACTTTCCTGGAACCTGTTCATAATATCCAAGCTATATCTTCTTCTTAGATAAAATTGTTTATCGGCAACAATTTTGTCTGATACTATTTTAATGTGTAAAAAATATGCTTCGAATTTTGTTTCTATTACCCACGTTTTTGGTATAGAAACCCAGAAAAAATGTAGAAACGTCTGTACTATTGCGGGGTATTTTTTTTCTTTTTCCACATCGGTCTTATACACATTTTTAACGGCTATCGCCGTCCCCTTTTATTACGCCTCTTTCTTTTCTACTTTTGAGTTTTTCAGTATTCTTGTCCATAACTTCTTCTATCGACGACCCACATATCTTACAGATCAATTTTATGCACGCAACAAGGGAATTAGATGGTTCGGTCAGACAACTCAATAGAACCGTATTTTTGGAAACACAGAACATAGCTATGTCGCTGATAGCACAGTTCATAGCAACCAATATGTTTAACGATGACGAGGCTTGTTCTATAAACAACTGTTTCTCTTCATACTCTCTTTCAAAATCTATTTTTCCTTCCGAATATATTTGAAACAAATACCACATTAAATCACCAAGTTCCCCGACAAGACCATCTCTTCTTTCTGTAGTCATAACACCATTGCTGTCTCGCAGGACTTTCTTAAACTTCTCACATATTTCTCCGAACTCTCCCATTAAGCCCATAAGTGGATATTCAATAGATTTGCCTAAGTTCGGATAACTTGCAGTTGTTCTACTTGCAACTTGGTATTCTTTAAAATTCATTTATTTCCTTTCATTATTCTTTAACATAAAAGTTTATATCTTGTAGGAGTTCGTCCGCCAGCCCAACATCTATTGTTTCTTGTGGTGAATATATTTTGTCAATAGTACATAATTTTTCAATTTGTTTTATGGTAATTTTTGGATCTTTCTTTCCCATCTTATCTTGATATATTTCATACATCCTCTTTCTGTCTAATTTAGATTGTTCCGCTTGCGTCTCTACGTTCCTGGTATGGTCAGAAAGCTCTGTTGTTCCATCGTGAATCAGAAAAATACAACTAGGAGATATAACCCTTAAATCAGCGGCTTGTAGAATTACAGAACCAGCACTACAACAATATCCAACAGCAACTATTGTTATATGACACCTAGAAGACTTTATTATATCGTATATTGCGAGACTGTGATACCAATCTCCACCCATATTGTTCATTATTATAACCATTGGTTTTTCTGATACTGTATTGAGATATGTGATTCCTTTTATAGCCTTTTCTGTCATAGAGTAATCTACGCCGGATTCAGACCCGTCTAAATCTTCTCTCGTAGAACCCATGTAAATTATTCTTTTAGGGGAAAATATCCCATGGTCAAAGTAACGGTCTATGTCCTCGCGGGAATATCTACTCATTATAAATTCTCATAATGAAAAACTTTCATTTTTTCTGAAATATCGCAATAGCGGCATTTTTTGTTTTTTTTATTGTTTTGGCAAAACGGACAAAGAGATTTTATTGGACTTGAATGAACATATATGGTAAGAATTCTATACACGCATTTTTTGCAAATATGTACGCAGGACAAGAGGCTTACTCTTTTTGTTCCGTTGTTAATTTCATCACCACAGATAGAACAATCTAGCATTTTACTCTTTCTACATATTCAGATAACTTGTCTATAACTAGATTATAGTGGCTATTGTAAAGTTCCAAATAATCTTCTGTTATCCAATCAAAATCGAGTACGGACGGTTCACTTAGTATCAAAGACTGGAGTTCTGGCATTAACTTGAGCAATTCTTGTTGAATTGAATGTTGAACTTTCGTTGTCGGATAATCAAAAATAACAAGTTTTCCTTCAAACTTCACTCTCTTTTTTAGTCCACCCTTGGCGCGAGCAGCCTTTACCATAGAATTTTTGGCATTGATCCTTAGAACAGTTCTCCATTGTTCCAATAATTTTGCAACAAGTCCAAACAAACTTTTATCCATTAAAATCAGTCTCCGAATCAAACTTGGTTTCCCATTCTTTCCATGCTAGAAAATTTTCTTCGCCCCTTTTCCCTATATGTCCTTCACATGCATCTGCACCTATCATGGGGCCGCAAATTAATCTACCATGGGGACACAAAAATTTTTCCTGTTCTTTCAACTTTCTATTCCATCTTTTCCATCTTTTCCACAATTTTTTTAACATGTTTTTATAATTCCTTATATATAATACTCTATAGGGTCTTTTAACATATGAATTCTTTGATGTTCTGGTTTGGACAATAATTGTAAATTGTTTATATTATCATTTAATTGATTGTGATCTATATGATGAACTACGAATCCTTTTGGTATAGAACCATTAAATTTTTTCCATATAAAAATAGCCAATGCCTCCCACTTATTTTTGGTTATCTTTATGTAAGATCTGGGTTTATTTTCTCTTTTGGGATTTCTTATTCTAATTGTTCCTATCTGCAATTTTTTACCAGATGAAATTCCTTTTTTAAATTCTGTTTGTGGGCTTGGTCTAAAATCTTTTACACCAGAATTCCATGGATTAGAATTTTTTGGAAATGGATTTGTGGGTTTTAACCCTTTTCTAAATTTATTATTAATCATTCTTTGTTTACGCCACAAAGTAAGACATTTATATGAACAAAATTTATTTTTGCCGCTTGAAACATTACATTGTTCACAATAATTAATTTTCAATTTGTAATTCTTCTTTAATTTTTTGAATATAAAAATCGCTTATGTCTATTCCTATACAATTCCTTGAATGTTTTTGACACATCCTTGGAGTGACACCAGTTCCAACAAAGGGGTCTAACACCGTTTCTCCAGGTTGACTATGCCCAAGTATAATTCTTTCTATAAGAGCTTCGGGGTGTTGGGTTGGGTGCCATTTTCTTCTTTCCTTGAATGTCCCACACACCCTACTAAACTCCCACATATTATCTGGCAGTTTTCCTAATGGATTAGCCCTCTTGTCCTTATATTTAATTATACGATCTGACGGCACTCTTATTTTGTCGTCGTAAATAATGTCTTTGTTCAACCAATATATCGGACGCATAGACGGAGTATATCGTTTTTTATGTGCTTGACCGAAAGTATAGTGCCACTGTAATCTTTGTATCAGCGGTATGTTGTTGTGATAAACAATATCTTCCACATGTCTCGTCCATCTACTTGCGAAACTGATAAAAACAGGACCATCGGTTATGTAACAGGCGGAACGCAACCAATCGGCCAATAAACCCACGTATTGCTCGTCAGGCAAGTCGTCATCATAGTTCTCGTACTTTCTTTTTTCGTTATCGGGAGGGTCCATAATACATAGGGTTATTCTGTTTGGACCGAATTGTTGATAATCAAAAACTATTTTTTCAAACTGTCCTTTAATTAATGTTATAATATAATTTTCCTTTTTTTAGACGGAGGTAGCTCTGGAGGTTGATCCCCATCTTTATTTTTTAATCTTTCTTGAAAATAATTGAAAACCTGTGGCGATGTTTTGGTGTGGGCTATACCATCTGAATCTAATGATGTTCTTTTATTACTTGCCCAACGCATATGATCCTCGAATTCTTGTGGTATAATTCCATTTTGTAACAAATATTCAAAGTTTTTCTTTGCTTTTTCAGCTATTGCTTTATTTTTATAATTGCCAACAACGTGTGATTTTTCAATATAACAGCCATTATTTCCGCTTCTAGTCGTTGCTATTACAGAATAAGGCTGTATATACGGCAAAGTATTTTTAACTACTGTGATCTCAAAAAATGGAGTCATACACTATATTATACAAGTTTTTTTGTTTTTTTTGTGACAAAATCTTAAAAATCACCTATTATATATTATGGGACTTGGTGTATAACTTTATATGACGAAATTGAAATGTAATTTAATTGTCAAAGAAACGCAATCAGCTAGCGCCAAGGTCTTGGTCGATTTAACAGATAAAAAGAACGAAGACTTTAATGTAGAGGCAATTTTTGACGAGGCGCTAGGCAATGAAAGTATATCTGATCCCACCGTCCCTACTGGAACAAGCGAAGCCGATAATCCACAAGATAGCCAAGTCAAGAAAGAACAAACATAAGTTCGCGTATTTTGATCCGTCAGACATGTACCAGGAAATATATCTACTTTGCCTTGATGCTCTTGGAAGATATGATTCTTCGTGTGGAAAATTAGAAAATTATTTAAATTCTCATGTTACCAATAGACTCAAAAATTTAAAAAGGGACAAATATTTTAGACCAGAAAAAAAGATCGAGGATCAACCTTTGGTTCAAACAAGAATAAATCTAGTTAACGCCATTTCAATAGATAATATTAGCGTATCAGACAAAACCAAATTCTTGTCTTCGTCTTCGGCAGAAGATGATCCGTCACTTGTTATCGAAACAAAAGATTTAGAAAAATTTCTTATAGATCACATGCCGCTTCATTTGACACAACATTTTACAGATCTTTTGGCTGGAAAAAAAATAAACAAAAATATATTGGAAGAAATTAGATCTTGTGTGTCTTTAATCTTAAAAAGTATGGATGAGAAAAATGGCTAATGTTTTTGAAAAACTGTCAAGTAATGTGCCGGCAACAGAGTTGCTGTCTAAGCTTTGTAAAGAAGGAATGTCAGATAAAGGGATACGAGACGAACTATTCCATCGTTTTGGTTACAAGTGGAGTATGGAAACGATAAGAAGAACTAGGATTAAGTTGAATATAAATAAAGAACCGGAAGTGTCTCCAAAGGAAATGTTTAATACTTCTTCTTTCCCACCGCCAGGTTTAAGCACTAACGAAAAAGCACAATGGTTTAGGGGGAGTTTTAAGACTAATCATTTGTATGTTATTTTACAAAGCCAATTCACTCAAGAAGAAATTTCTGTTTACATGGAAGAATATGGCAATTTATGTTGTCAGTTCGAGGATATAGTTACTAGCGAATTTTTTCAAATAGATGATTTTTTAAAGCATAGAATTCTTATTAACAGACAATTGATTTTGATGAAATCTTTTCAGGAAGAAATAATTAAATTAACAGAATGGTCAACAAATAATCCAATACAGGAAGAAGAGAGCAAGGATATCAAACAGTTCAGAATTCAACAATATAGATTATTAGATCAAAAAAGATCTGATTTTTCAAAGACAAGCGAGAGATATGATAAGCTAGTGGCAGAACGCCAAAAGATATACCAAAATTTAGCAGCTACCAGAAAAGATAGGATTGATGAATTAAAAGGGGGCAAGGAAAGTTTCTTTAGTCTTGTGTCTATGTTACAAAGTTCCGAGGCTGAAAGGGAAAAGCAGGGTAGGTATGCGGCTCTTACTAAGATTGCGTCAGAAGACATTAAAAGTCACTGGAGAGAGCCTCAAGAATTTCCAGACGGAACAATTGAACCGTTAATTATTGATGGAGAAACATTCAGCGAAGAAGAGGGTGAATAATGCCAAGAATGATTTTGCCTAGCTATACGGTAATAAGAGACACCAGAGAGAAGGAAGGGTTTGGATGGGAGTTCAAACAACACAAGCCAGAAAGAAGACCTCCTCGATGTGATGGTATGATTGAACAAACGTTGAAAACTGGCGATTATAGTTTGGTTGGATATGAAGATTTGTTGGTCATAGAACGCAAAGACAATTATAGCGAGTTATGGGTAAATTACGGAAAACGAGATTTGTTCGAAGAAGAAATGGAGCGCATGAGGAACATTAAATACAAATACGTTCTAATAGAAACACAACTTACGACAGACATTTTTAATTTATCTCCTCCACAGTTTACCAGGGGAGTTCCGGGGAAAGCTCTTGTTAATTGGTTGTCGGACTTGTCTGTTAAATATGGCGTTCCCATAATCCCGGTTGGCAGTTGCGGCAAACAGTACGCGCAAAGTATTTTTGAATCAGTTATAAGAACGGAAAAGGATAGATGGGCGACAGCATAATAACACCAGAGATACAGGATATTCTTACGGGGCCGGGTGGAGAATATGCTTATCTTTTCCCTTATCGCAAAGAAACACCAGTTATAAAACAACATATTTTTACCGATCTAAAACAATCTAATAAACGATTAGACGAGCTTGTTGTTCAAAATATGCTTGACATAGATAATATAGGGTGGACAGCCAAGTACATTTTAAACCTAGAACTTTTCCCATATCAGATTGCGATTTTACAACTCTTATGGAAAACGCCGTTGCCGATTTTTTGTGCCTGTAGAGGCGGGGCAAAATCTTTTACCCTTGCCACATACGCCATATTAAGAGCGCTTCTTGATCAGGGATCGAAAGTTGTCATAGTTGGTGCTGGTTTACGTCAAGCAAAAATAGTCTTTAGCTATATCGAAAGTATATGGAGTAACGCTCCGGTTTTAAGAAGCATAGTGGGCGGCGGTAGAAATGACGGCCCTCGCCAGAATGTTGATTTATGTTATTTTAGAGTTGGTCAATCAAGGATAACTGCACTCCCATTGGGCACAGGAGAAAAAATTCGTGGATTCAGAGCAACGACGATTATAGCCGACGAGTTCTCTAGTATCCCCGAAGATATTTTTAATGTTGTTGTACAAGGATTTGCGTCAACAACGAAGACCCCAGTAGACGAAGCAAAAAGTTTGGCAATAGAAAAAAGGTTGAGAGAATTAAACGTAGACGAAAATGTGAGGAAGCAGATTATTACCCCGCAGGGGAGTGGGAACCAAATTATACGTGCTGGAACTGCATATTATCAATTTAATCACTTCGCTCAAACATTTGAAAAATGGAGACAGATTATAGAGAGCAGGGGAGATCCAGTTAAAACATCGGAAATATTTGGTGGGCCTGGAAATGTTCCAAAAGATTTCAATCATAAAGATTATGCCATAGTAAGAATTCCTAGCTCGTATCTTCCAGAGGGTCTCTTAGATAGAAGAATGTTGTCTAACGCCAAAGCAACCTTACCCAAAAATATATATGATATGGAATACAACGCTATTTTTATCAAAGATTCGGACGGTTATTTTGTTAGAAGTTTAATAGAATCTTGCACTACAACTCCATCCAAGTCTATACCAACACCGGACGGCGAAGTTATATTTACGCCAATGATGAGGGGGATAAGGGGAAGAAAGTATGTTATTGGTATAGACCCTGGTGCTGAAAGCGATAGGTTCGGAATCACCATTATAGAAGTTTGGCCAGGTCACTATAGAATAGTTTATTGTTGGGCGATCAACAAACCAGAATTTAATAAAAAGAAAAAGGGTGGTTTAATAGACGAGAAGGAAGATTATTACGAATATTGTTGCGCTCGTATCAGAAGCCTGATAAAATTATTTGAACCAATTAGGATTGAGATGGACAGTCAGGGATGTGGATATCCAATCTCCGAAATGTTAAGATCTAAAAAGGGTTTGAACACAGAAAATGGAGATGTCCCCATTTATGAGATAGTTGATCCCGAAGATTTGAAACCAACGGATGGAGAAACTGACGGTCCACACATATTACACCTGGTTCAACAGAGTAATGAATTTAACGCATACGCAAATGCCGCTCTGCATAAAAGTTTTGAAACGAGAAGACTTTTATTTCCAGCTTTTGATGTTGTGGCTATGCAATCTGCGTTAATTGCAGAAAAAGCTTTAAATATCGGCATAGATACATACGAAGAATGTATTTACAACATAGAAGAACTGAAAAATGAAATTTGTACAATACAAAGAACAGAAACCGCAACTGGCAAAGATAAATTCGATACACCATCGACAGTTACTTCTGCTGTAATGGAGGGTAGACAAAAGAAAGGGAGATTAAGGAAAGACAGATATACCAGTCTTTTAATAGGCCATAAATTCATTTATTCTACGGATGTTGCTCCTGTATCTTCTATTGATTATGCTGATACTGCTGGAAATTTTAAACTGATACAGAATCTTAATCCCAACGAAGGAATGTATCGTGGTCCAGGGTGCGGATTAATGGAACAATCAAATAAAAGGTCTTATAATAATGCGTTGGGTGCAATTAAAAAGGGAAAGAAAGTTTAATTTGTGTATTAATAGTTGGATTGTAGTCTGACCGCAGTTGCATTGAGGTAAATTTATGGCCAAAACAGAAAGTTTTTATACTAGTGACGGAAACTATATTCTTCCAGATAAAGTGTCCGTAACCCACGGTAGTCGAGCAATGGGTAGTTCGTCAGACATTAATCTCAAGACTGGACATAATCGTTACGATACTGAATACCATCGTCCAGAAGATAAAATTCCAACCACCTACCAAGAAATGATACAATTGTGTCAAGGAATTTACAAAAAGAACGGACTAGTAAGAAATATAATAGACTTAATGGCGGATTTTGCTTCCGAAGGGATAGATTTAAGACACCCCATTAAAAGCCAGGAAAGATTTTATAAAGAATGGGCAAAAAGGGTTGATTTAGAAGCTAGAGCTCATGACTTCATGAAATATTTGATGCGTGACGCAAACGTGGTTGTGCGTAGAAAGAATGCTTTGATCGGAAAGCCTGCCGTAAAGAAGATGAGCAAGGCAGATTTTTATGGTTCGGAACCATTGGATGAAACCAAGACGCCCGAACTGTTAGAGAAAGTTGATCCTGATCAAAAGAAGGGTAATAAAAAAGAAATTCCCTGGAGTTATGTATTCTTATCCCCAGCCATGGTTGAAAAAATAGGTGGGGCTGTTGGTAAATTTTTTGGTAGCCAGCAACTGGCTATGAGAATATCTACCGAATTACAACAATCTATAACTAATCCAAAAACAGACGCAGAAAAAGAATTTGTGAAAAAAATTCCCGAAGCCATTAGAAAAGCTGCCAAAAAGGGTGTTAGATTAATAGCTCTTGATCCAGAATTAACGTATGTAGAGTATTACGAGAAGGACGACTGGGAGGATTGGGGAACTCCATTTTTGATGGGAATAGTAGAAGATATTCTCTTAAAAGACAAAATGAAACAAGCAGATATGGCGGCATTAGATGGTGTTGTGAATGCTGTTAGACTATGGAAACTTGGAAATTCAGATAAACAAATATTCCCAACCCCCACAGCCGTAAATAAGTTAGTTAACATACTTCAGCACAATGTAGGTGGTGGAGTAATGGATCTTGTCTGGGATGATATGATTGATTTTAAAATAGACTATCCCCCAGTAGATCAGATTCTTGGATCGGCAAAATACGAATCGGTAAACAAAGATATCATAAGAGGTTTGGGAGTACCAGATGCTTTGATAGGTGGTAGCGAAAGCGCAAACAGCAACGCCCAGACAGCTTTTGTCCAGCTAAAAACACTCGTAGAAAGACTAGAATATGTTAGGGCAAAATGTATCAGATGGATAGAGAACGAGTTACAATTAGTGGCTGATGCTGTTGGCTTTGCTAAAATTCCAAAAGTAACTTTTGAAACTATGAGTCTCCGTGATGAAACCGCAGAGAAACAATTAATGATTCAACTGTTAGATCGAAACATCGTATCCACAGAAACTATCCACAAGGTGTTTGGAAAAGACTTCGAGATAGAATTAGAAAATATGAGATTAGAAAATACGATTAGAAGTAAGAATCCAGAACTATTAGAAAAAGCAAATCCGTATTATACACCATTAAGTACGATGCGATTTCAAAAAGATACTCAGATGGAAATGAAAAAAACTGAAATGGGAGGAGACAATCCTAATGGGGACCAACCTAAGAAACAAGGGCAAACCCCTCCCGGAAGACCTCCGAATTTAAAAGATACAAAAGTAAGAAAACCTCGCACCCCCAAAGTTTTAGCCGCACTCAAGGCTAGAGCCGAGGAGATAGTAGAAGAAATAGATTCGATTATAGATCCAATATTTTTGTCTAAAAATGATATAAAAAACATAAGGTCTTTATCAAAACAACAAAAAGAAGAACTTAGGAATGTTAAGTTTTTGATATTGTCTAATATTAATGTTGGAGACAGTATAACACTAGCATTAATAGAAAATATAGTTGCTAATCCAAACAATAGTAGAATTAATGATTTTTATAATGTTTTAAATGAACTTTGTTTAGAATATAAAACACAACACAATAAAGAGTTGTCTATTGGTGTAATTAAATCTTTGTCAGCCTCTTGTTGGGCTATTTTGGTTGATAACTAATTAAGGAGAGAAAACTATGGCAATGACTGTTATTTCGGTTGATACAGAAACACAGGAATGTGTTTTAACGGTAAATGGCGTTTTGGTTCCTGCGGACGAAGTGTTTTTCTCTAAATATATTGATTATGACGGAAATGTTCACAAAGACCTAACCTATTCCGTAGAAACATCGAATGTGGACGGTGTGAAACAAAGAACTCAATTTACCATGGTCAGGAAGGATGATCCCGAATATTCAAGCGAAAATAGTGGATTGGTTGCCAAAGAAATAAAAGATAAAGGTAGACTTTATGAAGAGCTACAGGCTTTCGTTAGCCTGCATTCTAATAAAGCAACTATTTAATATAGAAAGATCTTTATTGTAATATTTGTTGTGTATTAATAATAGATGGCTATTCAGACATACGCTCAAGAAATCAAGGACGGCATGAAGGACAAGGTAGAGAAATCCTCTGTTTGTCTTACTGCCGCTTGTGCTATTTCAAATCCAGCAGATAATTTAGAATTGGATAATTTTATCAAGACATTAAAAAGTCGTGCAGATTTCAATACTTTAAAAGATGTAATAGGTATGGATCAGCCAGACTTAGCTTTGCTGGTTTCTGTTTTAGTTAGCACTGGGTGGAATTTAAACGACGATGTTTTCTTGGCAGAAGAATTAATAGCCGCAAAAGATACTCCTGTACATAAGCCAATTGATTATGAGCATGACCCAAGTATTATATTGGGACACATGATCAAAAGCCGTCTAGTTGACAAACATGGAAAAGAAGTGGGGGCAGATAGTGTTCCTGAGAATTTTGATATAGAGGTAGCTGGCGTGCTTTATAAATCCATGCCGGTAATTGACGTTATTGTTAAAAGCATTTTAGAAAAAGCAAATAGCGGTAACATGTTTGTTTCTATGGAATGTTATTTTAACGATTTCTCTTACAGTTTTAGGGATGATAAAGGGGAAACTAGGGTTGTTGGTAGAAACGATGAAACTTCGTTTCTGACAAAACATCTACGAGTATATGGTGGTTCTGGAGAATATAAAGGATATAAGATTGGCAGAGTTCTAAAGAACATTGTTTTTGGTGGACAGGGCTTGGTAGAAAATCCTGCCAATCCAGATTCGGTGATAAGAATTGCTGCAAGTAAAACTGTGTCCGAGAAGGATACTCAACTTAATTTAACGAAAGGGGGTGCCGAAAAGATGGACGAAGAGATGAAGAAAAAGCTAGAAGAGGCTTTAGCTGCTATTGTTTCTAAAGACGAGCAAATTGCAAGTCTTACAAAAGGACTAGAATCCGTTAAGGAACTAAATAAGCAAGAAGCAGAAAAAACTATCGCTGGTTTTGAAACCAAGGTCAAAGATTTGTCTGATAAACTTACTGTCGCTCTAGAAACTGTTAAAACTCTAGAAGCAGAAAAAGTTACTATGGCAAAAGAACTAGAAACCGTAAAGACAAAAGCTGTTGAATTTGGCAAAGAACTGTTGGAGATCAAGAAACGAGAAAAGGCAACCGAAAGATTCGCCAAGCTATCTACGCTTCGAACAATCGAAGACAAAGATAAGGAAGCAGTAATGAAGGAAATCGCCGAACTATCAGACGAAACCTTTGAGACTGTTTGTAAGTATTCTGGAATGCCAGAAACAAAAACTGAGGCCACTGCATCTTTAAAAGATGTAGAAGTCATTGTGACCCCTGACGTTCAGGTTGGCTCAGAGAAGATAGAAGACGAACTAGCAAAGGTTGCTTTGGCAACAGCTAATTGTTTACTGCAAGTTAAAGAAAAAGTTAAAGAAGGGGGTGAATAATAATGGCTCTTAGACCAGATCGTGAGTATAATGAGGTAACAGATATCAGTTACTTTTGGTCCAACGAAGCTGCGCAAGCAACACAGGAGAAGGGTGGAATTGCGTGCCTAGAGGGGACTGGCGGATCAGGCGTTTCACTAGACGACGCATCTAACCTTGCCCAGTATGCGACTGTCGGTTCAGGTAGTATTCCGCTCGGCGTTCTTCTGCAAGACGTTAATCCTCCGTTGAGCGCAACCAGAGACTTCAAGAATTTCTATAATATGGAAGTCCGTCCCGGAGAGAAAGTAACACTAGTAAGAAAAGGTTGGGTTGTTACCGATATGGTTAGCGGTACTCCTGGTGTTGGTGGAATAGCTTATGTTGGTCCAAGTGGACTAATCGCTACCACGTCACTAAATTCCGCACCAGCTGTTGGTAGATTTGAAAGTCTTGTCGATGCAGATGGATTCTGCAAAATTTATATTGATCTTTAAGAAAAGGGGGTGAATACGGATGAAAGCAAAAGATAAAATTCAAAGACCAAGCGACGAAATGCTCGCATTACTAAAACGAACCGCTTCTAGCAATAAGGCTGAAGCTGATGTTGCTATGCAGGCTTTAGCAGCCGCTCTTCAAATCCCTCTTCGTGAGGGTCTATTGAACGGCGATATTCTTGATAACATCTTTTCTGTCGAGCCACTAGATCCAGGCGCTACAGCAGAGTATCCACTAGATTTGTATCAGCAACACAATGATGGACAGTACACAGCTTATGTAATTCCAAGTGAAGGGGCTATTCCTCAACGCACGGTCGTTAGCGATAGCGTCACTGTCAACACATATAAAGTTGGTAACTCGATTGATTGGCAACTTGATTATGCTCGACAAGCACGATGGAATGTAGTTGCACGAGCTATGGAAGTTCTGCAAGGTGGGTTTATTCGTAAGTTTAATACCGATGGTTGGAGTGCTCTGATTTCGGCTGCGGCTGGAAGAACAGACTATTTGGGTGGCGCTCCGATGGTATTTGATAGCGGTGCTGCTGTAGGCCAGTTCACCAAACGCCTAGTAAGTTTGATGAAAACCACAATGGCTCGTTTAGCTGGTGGAAATAGTTCTTCACCAAATCGCGGACGATTAACCGATATTTATATCAGCGAAGAAGCTCTCGAAGATATTCGTGAGTGGGATCTCGACGATATAGATGATGTTACACGACGAGAAATTTTCCAAGCGGGCGACAGTGGCCCATTGGCGAAAATCTATGGCGTTAATCTTCATCCTTTGTTCGAGCTTGGTGTTGGCCAGGAATTCCAAGTTTACGCTGATAGTATTGGCGTAGTTATGGGCACCAGTGACGAAGAAATTGTTGTAGGTCTCGACCTCAGCAAGAACGATTCGTTCGTAATGCCAGTCAAGGAACCAATCACTGTGTTCGATGATCCATTCCTGCACCGTAGAGGAAAAGCGGGCGTATATGCGTGGACTAATATTGGCTTTGGAGTACTCGATCCGCGCAGGGTGATTTTGGGCAGCCTGTAGGGTTATGCTCGGATCATTCTAAGTTTTTAATACAAAGTATTAATATAAGAAAATGGGGATTTCGGTCCCCATTTTTCTTTTTATACGTCCTATAACCCAAGTTATTAGGTTTTAAAAATTGTGTATAAATTAAAGGTTGAAAGATCTTTATTTAATGGTTAAAGTATGGCTACATATTACGTAAGTGCGGCATCTGGAAGTGATACTGATGATGGATCAACCGAAGCCTTGGCGTGGTTAACCATAGACCACGCCATGAACACAGTAGTAGCCGGTGATCACGTCTACATTAAAAGTGACGGCAATTATAATGAAACTGCTACACTAGATACTGTTGGAACACTCGCGGCCCCCATTGTTTTTGAAGGATATGCTTCTGTCACAGGAGACAATGGTGTTGCTGTTATTGATGGGCAAGATACAAGAGCAAACTGTCTTGCTGATAGCGTTGGGTCAACAACAATTATGCATTATGTTTTCAAGAATCTTCGTTTAACACAAGCTACGGGTCGTGGGGCGTTACTAGCAAACAGGATACATTTCTATAGATGTAAATTTGATAATAACGGAACTCACGGAGCAGATCTTGGAAATGCATGGTTCATTCAATGCGAATTTTCCGATAACGCAAATGATGGGGCTAATAATCTTAATACTGGTACTGTTCATTTTTATGCTGGTTGTCGTTTTTATAGAAACGTAAATAGTGGATTCACACTGTCTACTGGTCATGCGATTTTGTTTGGCTGTGAATTTTTTAGCAATGGTAGTAACGGTGTTGTATTGGGTTCAGCAACTTCCATGTTTGTTGTAAATTGTACCTTTGATGGTGATAGTAAGGATAGTATCATCTGTCTTCAAACCACAACAAGTAATGGTCCAATATTATGTTTAAATAATGTTATTTACGATGGGATTACAGGAATACAGAACCAAACTGCCCAGGGTGTTGAAAATTACATGTCTTTTAATAATTTAATAAATTCCAATACAACAGATTATACAAACGCAAGTACTCTTGAGGGTGAAATTACGTCGGCTCCAGGGTTTTATAACGAAGGCGTTAACGATTATAGACCGGGGGATGGGTCTGCATTGTCTGGTGCGGGATTTGACGCCAATAAAATAGAGGGATTTTAAATGTCTATATATTACGTAAGTGCGGCATCTGGAAGTGATACTGATGATGGATCAACCGAAGCCTTGGCGTGGTTAACCATAGACCACGCCATGAACACAGTAGTAGCCGGTGATCACGTTTATGTTAAAAATGATGGTAATTATAATGAACTTGCAACAATTGACACGACTGGAACAGTGGCAGCCCCAATTGTTTTCGAAGGATACGCTTCTGTAACAGGAGATAATGGTGTTGCTACTATTCATGGACAATCTTCAAGAGCCAATGGTGTTACTACTACTCTTACGGCAGGAACAAATACTAATTATGTTTTCAAAAATATTCGCATTACCGGACACACAGGAACAGGATTTTTAGCCGCGACCGACAACTTACAGTTTATTCGCTGTAAGTTTGATACTAATGGTTCAAGTGGATGTAGTTGTCGCTCTTCTACACATATTCAATGTGAATATTCTAACAACACATTAGATGGCTCTATAAGCACTGGATCATCAACATTATACTATGCTGGTTGCCGTTTCTATCGCAACGGAAGACATGGAGTAAATCAAGCAACTGGCAATTTATATCTCTTTGCTTGTGAATTTTTTAGCAATGTGACAAATAATATTCTTTTTGCTAACGGGACTTTGTTGACTGTTATCAACTGCACTATTGATGGAGACGGTAATGATTCTGACGCCGGAATAGCAACAACGACAGGAAATGGTTTTCAACTATTAATAAACAACGTAATCTATGATTGTGTAACAGGAATTAGTAATGCTGTTGCGCAAGGGGTTGAAAACTACGCATCTATACACAACTTAGTAAACGCAAATGGAACTCCGTACACCAATGCAAGTACTCTTGAAGGAGAGATCACGTCGGCACCAGAATTTCATGATGAAGCCAACAATGATTATCGACCTGGGTTTAGTTCTCCGCTACTTAGTGCGGGATTTGACGCCAATAAAATAGAAGGGTTTTAACTTATGTCGATTGATATTGGCGCTCTTCAGCTTTATCACATAGACATAGGCGCACTTCAGGGTGAAACCATACCAATTGGTGAAATTACAGATACCATAGATTTATTTGCTCATGGACACACATCCGTAGATGATACTATAACCCTTTTTATTGAAGGATTTACTACAGATGAGGTTCTAACTCTATTTATCTCTGGATACAGAGAAGGCACTCGATTATATTTACCTTCTAGTTCTTCGGCACCTTCAATTTATCCTGCCATAAGCAATACGTGGGATTTATCAACGCCTGGGGGTATTACTTGTCCTGGTAATACTTATGGTATACGCAAATGTCATACAATAAAAAACAATAGTGCTATAACACCCATAAGAACGACTATAGAGTGTTATGATGAGGATTCTGATTTAGATCTTATAGCATTTCAATACGTATCTCATCCTTTAACTCCTGGACAAACGATTTATGGTGGACCACCACAAGCTCCTGATTTTAGATTAAATAATTTTACAATAGTTTACCAGGGGAAAGAAGATTATAGCCTCAATAGTCTGGTAACTAGTTATATAGCTCGGATTATAGGTCGTGACGGAGAAGTTCGCAAAATTCTTTTCGATCACGCAAGACGGGGGCCAGAATTCCCTGTAGGATATTTTAGAAGCTGTTATTTTGGCAGGGCAATATTGCCCGGAAACTATGTAACTGTACTTGGCGATTGTATCGTTATAGAAATTGGCGTAGCTGGTAATCCAGTAGTTGGTTTTGGTGGTACTTATGATGGATATATAAGGATAGGCGATCCTGAAGGATGGGATTTGTCAGACGATGGTAATGAAACAGAACCTCTTGCTCCATGGGCCGAGTTGTCTGCTACGTTAGAATTTGATGGACCTGGTGTTGTAAATGCGGACTGTGATTTATTTATACATGGTCGTACAACTATCAACGATTCGTTAGATCTTATCCTTACTTATCCAAGCTTTCATATTATAGCGTTAGATTTGTTCCTTAAAGCCCCCGAACCGATAAACGATTCTATTAATTTGTTTACACATAATTTTGAACAGATTACATTTTCCAGCGATCTGTTTATACATGGCTACGAACAAATTACAGATTCCGAAGACTTATTTATATGGGGTTGTGCTTCAAAGAACAGGTCTTTCACCATCACCCTTACCTATCCTAGCTTTCATATTATAGCGTTAGATTTGTTCCTTCATGGTTATCAACAAATTACAGCAGATAGCGACCTATTTATATATGGTCATAAATTTAATACTAGTGATATGGATTTATTCATTTGTGGCCATCAAGATAAAACGACAAATATTGATCTGATAATTTCTGGAAAAGATTCAAACAACCAAGATCTAAACTTGTTCATTAACGGTCACGAAGTTGATGTTAATAGTATAGATTTATTTATACATGGACCAGAACAAATTACGGACTCTAGTAATTTATTTATACATGGTTACACCACAATAAACGATTCGTTTACTCTCACCTTAACCTATCCCAGCTTCCATATTATACCATTAGACTTGTTCCTTCATGGCTATCAACAAATTACAGTAAATAATGACTTGTTTATATACGGCCTCGAACAAATTTCTGATTCTAGCGATTTATTTATACGTGGTCCGGAATCGGCAAATATATCTGTAAATCTTTTTATTAGTGGACCTAGTTCTGGAGATGATAATTTTGGTCAGAAAATAGAGATGTTATACTTGAAGGGAGATTACTATCCTCAACTAATGGGGAGGTTTACTACCGCCGTAATTTCTGTCACAATAGAAGTATGGGAAGTTGGAGAGGGGGTCAATACTCCGATCACAACTTTATTGGATACCGATTGTTACAGCATAGGAAACACTGGAAGATGGGGATGGTCAACAAGACACTTTAGGGAATTTTATAGCAAAGTAAATCATTTTGTATTTAGAATGACTGGGGATAATGCTGAAGAATTTCTTGGGGAATTTATTATTACGACCGGAAGATCAGAAAGCCACAGGACAGGGAAAGTCAACAAGAACTTGAACTATCAAATAGACGACTAATATTGTGTATAAATTGTAGTTGAAAGGTATTTTATGAAATACGAAAACACAGAATTGGTACGTCTTTATGTTGACCAGAAGAAAAGTTGTCACGAAATAGCGCTGCTCGACGGAAGAAGCGAGAGTACAATATACAAGATACTGGTTTTAAATAAAGTTGCACTTAGAAATAAATCGGAGGCCAACAAAATATTCGCCGACCTAGTTCTGATAACACTTTACAACCTCGGCTTGTCCTTTAAACAGATGAGTAGATTATTGGGGATACACCCAACAACGATTTCAAAAAGATTCGACATCCTGCACTTCCCAGTTCGGTCTAGCCAAGTAGCTAAATCAATAGGATATTCTAATGCGGAATTTCAAAAATATTATTGTAACAACAGATTCATTGATTTATTAAAGGAAATTGTATAATGGCGATCACATGGTACGTCGATAAAATTAGTGGGTCTGGTAATGGCGGATCTTCCGAGGGGTCGCCAAAAGCAAGTGGAACTGGTGCCGCGACTGATGAGACTACTATCATTGACCTGAGCGTTGATGCGCCCGATCTTTCTGCGGTTGTTATTGGTGACACAATTAGACTTAACGGAAGAACAGACGGGATTCGTAGTACAGATATTTTTCGGATAACAGCCAAAGATGACGGTCTTGATACTGTCACAGTTACACCAACTCCAGGATCGACTACCAGTGGAGTAACGTGGGCTATAGGCGGTGCATTTAACACTATAAGCAAATCTATGTTGGTCTGTACGTCCACGGATACGATATGGATTAAAGATTCAGCTAATTATCAAGAAACTATTACGATTAGCGTTTTGAGCGCAAACACAAACATAGTTGTCGAGGGTTATACAAGTGTAACTGGCGACGGCGGTATGGTTACGGTTGATGGCCAAGGTGTTAGAAGTTATGGGTTGAATGAAACAGTAGGAGCACCTGGCGTTTATTTTTATTATGTTTTTAAAAATATTGAATTTATAAACCATACAGTTCATGGAGCATATATTTCTAATGGACTTATGATAACATTTAAAAACTGTTGGTTCAATGATAATGCAGAAGATGGTTTTGATGCTGATCTTTCTCATTATTTAAGTTTTGAAAGGTGTCGGTTTAACGATAATGGAGAAGATGGTTTCTGTAGCGGAGCAGACTCGGCTACTCAACGGCATTGTTTAGTTGGTTGTGAGTTGATGAGAAATGTTAGTCGTGGTTGTTTTGTTTCAAATGCTATTATCTCTAACTGTGTCTTTTTCGATAATGGCTACGCGCAAATAGAAGTGTGGTCTTCTATAAATATCTTTATAAACCACTGTACAGTAGACGGTAAAGACAAAGATAACATTGGAGTTACTTTTGTTGACAGAAACTATATATCTCCTGTTATAATAAATACTATAATTACTAGATGTGCGAGTGGATTTGTTGCCGCAAGTGGCATTGGTGAAATGATGACTTCTAGAAACAACTTATTCTATAACAATACAGAACATTATATTGGTGGTGCTTTTACGTCAGAAGGCGAGGTTTTAAGTAATCCATTATTTATTAATCAATTTATACAAGACTATAGATTACAGACTTCTTCTCCTGCTATTGGCGCTGGTTACGATGCGTCTAGTATTGTTGGTATTAGTAGTCAATGTGATATTGGTGCTTATCAAAGCGAGTAAGGAATAGTCAATGTCAACATATTACGTAAGTGCTGCTTCGGGAGATAATGGGAACAGCGGATTAACAGAAGCTCTTGCGTGGGCTACTATTGATCATGGAATGAACACTGTCGCTCCTGGAGATCATGTTTATGTTAAAAGTGACGGTAATTACAATGAATTAGTAACTCTAGACACCGTTGGGTCTGGTGCGAATTACATAGTTTTTGAAGGATACTCAGGCACAATAGGAGATAACGAAAGAGCAACCATAGATGCTCAAAACACAAGAGCTAATTGTCTTGTAGATTCTATAGCCAATGGCCTTCAGGCTTTTTATGTCTTCAAAAATCTTAGATTTACGGATGCTACTGGCAATGGAATTGTTGTAGAATGTTCTTCTTTAAAATTCAAAAATTGTAGAGTTGATAGTTGTGCTTCTTGGGGCCACTATACTTACGGTGCCGTTCTTGAAGATTGTGAATTTGACAATAACGGAGAAGGATCTTTTTATACTAATAATCATACATATCTTGGTTGTAAATTCAGCAATAATGGTAATGGCGATGCAAATGGTTCGATAGACACTATTTTCTATGGATGTACCTTTTTTAGTGCAGTAGAATATGGTATATATGTTCATACTACCGCAAATTTTACATACGTATTTAATTGTACTTTTGATGGAGATAGCAAAGATACGGGGATTGCCTTTGATTGTGAATTTGGCGACAAACAACTCGTTTCGGTAAATAATCTCTTTTACGATAATGGAGTTGCCTTAAGACACCCCATTGGTCAACGATGCGTCTCTATGAACAACTTATTTCATAATAACACAAGCAAATATCAATTGGGGGCAGACACATACACAGATGAAATAGAGGGTGATCCAGCTTTTATTGACGAAGGAGCAAATGATTATAGATTAGAAGCGGGTTCTTCTGGTATATTTAACGGTTTTGATTTTTCAAAAATAAAAGGCTTTTTCCCTGGCGGGATGGATATCGGTGCCTTTCAGGTTCTTGGATCGGGATCTCCGTCACAATGGATAGAAACATCCGGCGACAGAAACTTAAGTATGGGTGGACACTTAGATGTTTCTGACCAGATAGACTATTCTATACATGGTTATGCTCCAAAAAATAAGTCGTTAAATCTTATTTTTACTTATCCTAGCTTCCATAATTACCCTACATTAGACTTTTTCCTTAAAGCTCCAGAACCCGTAAATGATTCCATTGATGTATTTGTTCACGGCCACGCCCTTAATAGTAATACTATTGGTTTGTATACTTCCGCCCAGTTTGTTCAAACAATAGTAAGTCTATACATTAAGGGAGAGGCGGTATCTCCCGAAGAAGATACGTTTGGTATATCTCTAGATCAATTAATAAAAAATGCAGACTTCAATCCCCAAATCATTGGTAGGTTTACCACTGAACCATCGAGCGTGACCATAGAGTTGTGGGATTTGATGAATAATAATTCCCCACTTTCTTTGTCGAGCTATGATTGTTATGAAATAGGGGATACTGATAGATGGGCGTGGTCTACTATTAATTTACCTCCACTAACAAAAAGGGTAAATCAATTTGTTTATAGGATGACGGCGAATACGGCGGAAGTGTTCGAGGGAGATTTTATCGTGAAAATAAAAAAAATTGGTAAAGAAAGGGGCAGATAATATGGCACTACTAGAGTACGATTATTCATTAGACGATCCGATATCTTTAATCGGAGACTTTGTTACGGGAGAAACTGTTAACATAGAATTGTGGGTTGATGGTGTTGAGCAAGGTATATCTCCGAGTGGGTGTGATGAAATTAATGCAACTGGAAAATATTCTTGGTCAACCGGGAATATTGTTGCGTTAACAGCAAGTAGGGTTCAATACCACTGGAGAATGACAGATAGTGGACTTAATACTGTAGAAGGAGATTTTGTTCTCAAGAGTGTAGAGGGCGATGACGGACAAATGCCTTCGTTGAACAATAAGGATTCGTATATTATTTCATTTTAAGGGGTGAAACATGGCTTGGGATACTGATTTGGTATTAACCTTGAGGGTTCTCATAGGAGATCTTAATGATCCCCAGAAGAACACAGACGATTATTTGGAAACGGTTTTAGTGGCCGCAGGAATTTTTGTTAATAATGAAATAGACTTATCAGAAGATTATGTTTTTGATATAGCTAATGTAACAATTACTCCTGATCCAGTGGCAGAAGGAGATGTGCAGGCCCAAGCACTTTTACCATTAAAAGCCGCGTGCATCCTTAATCAGTCCAGTTTTCAAACGGCTCTTTCTCAGGGTATTAAAGTTCGAGACGGAGATTCCGCCATTGATACTAGCGTTGGTTTTGATGGTTACAAAAATATATTAAAGCTTGGTCCTTGTGCGGCTTACGAACAATTGAGATTGCAACTGCAAGCCTCCGGCAGTTCTCTCGTGGGTCGCGCTGTACTTGGTGCTTATAGAGGACCGAGTAATTCGCCGATAGACACGGTAAGATGGTTCTATGATGGCGTAGCTTCTTTGGTGAATAATTGTCGTAATGGTGGGGGAATTAATTAAAGGAGAGTATAAATGTCCATGTGGTTAAGACAATCAACTGCGGTAGATTTAGGCATTGGTGCTTTTGTTAACAACGTAGACGAATTTACACCATCTGGTGGGTTAACAATTACACAACCAGACATAAGACTAAAAAAGAACAACGGAAACTGGGCACAAAAGAATGCCTCACAAACTCTTCTTCACGAAGAAAATGGCTGGTATGAACTTTCCCTTAACGAGACTGATACTAATACTCTTGGGTCTCTTATTGTTGCTGTAAGTAAAGCCGATACACTGCCAATATCTCGTGAGTTTTCGGTAGTTCCATCCAATGTATGGGACTCTTATTTTAGTAGCAGTAATCTTGATGTAAATGTGGCGAGTATGAACAATAACGTAATTACATCTGGAACACTTGCCGCAAGCGCCATAGATAAAATTGCTGACGGGATTTGGGATGAAGTTTTAACTGGTGCAACTCACAATATTTCATCATCAGCCGGTCGTCGCCTTCGAGTTTTGGCAGATAATAATTTAGATGATGGCGTGGCCCAGAGTGGAAATGCGGATTTGATTCAATTAGCCACAACCGCAAGCACTACTCCTGGTTTGTATGTTGGCTGTCAAATAGCTATTGTTGGAGGAACTGGTGCGGGTCAAAGTCGATATATCGTTGGTTATACGGCTGGACGAGTAGCTTATGTATCCAGGCACTGGATAGTAACCCCCAATGCTACATCGGAATATGCGGTCTACGCGGACAATCAGGTTTTATTTATTCATATGGGATTAGCCCAAGGTGGAGATGCAACTCATATTACTCTGCAATCAACAGCCAGTTCAATAAATAATATATATAAAGGACAAGTGGTTCGTGTTCTTTCTGGCACTGGTGATGATCAAATGCGTTCGATTATAGCATACGACGGAATATCTAAAATAGCGGAAGTTGGGAGAGCATGGGAAGTTCCTCCGGATAATACAAGTTATTATGGAACCTCGATGACTGGATCAGACGTTTATGTTGGAGCAATTGATCAGGCTAGTATTCTAGCAATCGTAGATTCTTTATTGAAGAGAGATATGAGCGCTATTTCTGGAGAAGCCGCGAGGTCGTTGTTAAATGCTATCCGTAAACTTATGAACAAATGGTCAATCACTGGTACTGTATTAACAGTAACTAAAGAGGATGATGCAACACCAGCTTTTACACAAAATATTACAAATTCTCCTGGCGCTGATCCGATAGTCGGTTTAGATACGGTGGGATAATGGCAGTAGGATTTAAAGGATTAATTGATTTCGTTGGCTACTCTGTGGGAGTACTACCCGTATTCCCAATCAATGATAGCCTTGACTTATTTATATATGGCCAATCACTTCCCTTATCTCAAGATATCTCTTTAATAATCAAAGGATCAAGCCCACCACCAACCATTGCTTGTCCAACCCTTGATCCGTTAGCTCCCATACAAATAGGCGGTGATTTAATTAAAATTTATCAGGATAGGATTGATTCTTTAATTAATCAACTGGGAAAGAACGTCTTGTTTATATTCGATCCTATTATAGAACCGTGTACAAATTGTGTGTTCGATACTGAAAAAAATAGGTCTACTGGGGTTTACAAGATAGGCGGTCCAATCCCATTCACAAGAGGATATAAGTGTCCATATTGTAAGGGGCAGGGTTTTCTTGAAAGAGCGGTAGAGAAATGTGTTAAATGTTTAATTAAATGGAATCCAAAAGAATTCAAAAATTATGGAATTTCCGTACAGAAGAATCATGCGGTTGTTAGATTAAAAGGATTTTTAACAGACGCTCCATATATGGTAAAAGCTAAAGCTGCTATTGTGGATCACGATATTAAAAAGTCATTTAAGTTGATAGTGAGATTAATACAGGGACCAATACCAGTTGGCCTTAGAGAAGACCGATACTGTGTTTCTTATTGGGAATTAATAGATTTATAAGAGGAGAAAAATGTGGTAGACAAGAAAAAGAAAAGTAAAAAAGAAATAGCCATTAAAGACAATGTTCGCATTATCTTAAGGGGGCCAGATGGAAAAATCAAACATGAAAGTGTCCATAACACTGTAACTACTGCTGGAAAAGAGGGGGCCGCAGATCAGATACTTGCGTCACCAACTTTGCCAAAGGTAGGTTGGATGGCCATTGGAACGGGTACGCCCGCCGCAACTTTACTAGGCACTGAAATTGATCGCAACGCCTTCACAACTAAAACTCGTTCCGGCGCTATCGTTACAATGGTTGGAGACTGGGCTGCGGGAGACGGGACTGGCACTATCACCGAAGCTGGTATTTTTGACGTAGTAACAGCAAACACTGTTAATATGTGGGCGTCTGCGTCTTTCGGAGCTATTACTAAAGCTGCTGGAGACACCCTCAAGATTACGTGGACATTGACATTTGCATAAGGGGTAGGTTGTGGCAGATACCAAGATTAGCGGACTGTCGGCAGTAGGTGCAGTAATAGGAAGCAATGAGATTCCTGTTAACGAAGCCGGAACGTCAAAAAAGGCTACTGTAACTCAATTGGCGGCATTTTTGAATGCTTCTCCTACATTTACAGGAGTACCAACAACCACTACTCCCATAGATTATGATTCTACAACCCAAGTAGTAGATTGTCGTTTTGTACAAAAAATGGGGCGGGTTCAAGTTATAGCTTTGGCTGGTGATGCGACAGAAAACGAAACTACAAGTATGGTAGCAATTACTGGATTGACATTGCCAGACCCAGTTCCTCCGGGCAGTTATGCTTTTCAGTATTACTTGCGAGTGCGTACTGTTGGAGATGCTGCGAACAGCGTAAAGTTTGCGGTAAATCACGACGGAGGAGCAACTCTTTGTTGTTATAATTTATATTGGCCATCTACTGGAACAAGTGCGGCAACGGGAACTATGTCACAAGAGCAAAATAATAATACGGGAAGCGTTTGGGCATTTGTCGCAACAAGGGTAATGAATACCACTCTTGGTCCACAAGTGTCTCTTACTACGGATGCCGCAGACACATTGTTTGTTATCGAGGGAATGATAGTATTAAGCGATAGTGGAAGTCTTATTTTGTATCACGGATCGGAACTTGCACAAACGAATGGAACCCAAGTAAAAGCTGGTAGTTGTTTGATTTTAACGAGATTGGACGCATAAAATGGCAGATACCAAGATAAGTGCTTTAACAGCCGTTGGTTCTGTTGTAGGAGCTAACGAGCTGGGTTTAAGCGAAACTACGGATGTGGCTTCTAAAAAAGCCTCGGTTACTCAATTGCAAACGTTCCGCAATACAGCGCCAGGATTAACAGGCTTTCCTATTGCTCCAACCGCTGCGGCAGACGTTAGTACCACTCAATTGGCTACTAGCGAATTTGTAAGAACTAAAGGGCCGGTTAAGTGTTTATCAGTAACATCTATTGTTACAAATACGGGATCAACCCTAGCAAAAGTAACCGCTCTGGACGCTGCTCTTACCATTAACAGCATTTATGTTTTTGAATATTACATAGCTGTTCAAGTTGATACGGCTCTTACAAGTAGCTTGAAGTTCGCCGTCAACTATACAGGAACCAACGGTGCTTTTGTATGTAATCTATATTTTCCTAGCGCTGGTATCTTGGCCTCTACTGGAGCAGTAGCCCAAGAACAAAACGCAACAACTGGATTTGTATGGAGCGCTCATTACACTAGAGTTAAAAATACAAGTCTTGGTCCACAGACTGGAGTAGATGTTCTTGACGCTAATATTATGTATCGGATTAATGGGGTTATCGTGACAACCGGAACTGGTGGTAATCTGGAGTTATATCATGCTTCGGAAGAAGCTACAACATCAACTGTAAGAGTTGGGTCGGGACTGATTCTGACAAAGGTAGGATAACATGGCAAATACAGAAATAAGTGATTTAACTGGGGTAACAGCGGTTGCCGGTACTAACGCGTTTCCCGTTAACGAGGTTGCGGGACCAACCACGAAAAAGGCTACAGTAACTCAATTAACTGAGTTTTTAAATGAGACTCCAACTTTTACAGGTGTTCCTGCCGCTCCAACCGCTGCGGCAGATGTAAGCACTACTCAAATAGCTACTACCGCTTTTGTACAAACTAATGGACCTGTTAAAGTAAAATCTATAGCCAGCGATGCCACTGCTAATGCAACGACCGGCATGGTGAAAATAACGGGTATGGATGTGACCGTACCAGCAGGCACATATCAAATAGCATATTATATTATAGCACAAACTTCTGCCGCTACCACCTCTCTTAAATTTGCCGTGAACCACACCGGAGCATCGGAATCGGTTTTCTGTTATAATCTTTTCTTGTCCAATACTGGTGTTACGGCGGTATCTAATGCTATAGATCAAGAAAATAATGTTACAACTGGGCTTATGTTTTCATTTGATGCAACTCGTATAAAGAATACTACACTTGGGCCGCAAGCAAATACTACCGACGCAACTGCGGATTTATTTTACATTATCCGGGGGTTGATTTTATTAACGAACACCGGCACCTTAGAATTATACCACGGATCAGAGACGGCTGCAAGTACAACTGTTAAGGCTGGAACGTGCGTAATTATAACTAAGGTGGGGTAATGGCTGACAGATATCTAATAGAGGGGAGTGCAGCAGACGGGTATCTGCTCGAAGACGGGACCGGAGTTTTACTTCTTGAACAACAAGCAGTAGCTCACGAGAAAAGTCTTGGAGATACTATAACCCTGACCGATGCTAAAACCGCACTTGTCAGCATCTCTATTTCTACCGATGCTATTACATTATCCGATGCCGAAGTTGCAACCGTAAGCGTCTCTCTTACTGATACAATTACATTATCCGACGCTGAAACCGCAATCGCAAGTGTTTCTCTTTCCGATACAATCACATTATCTGATGCTGAAACCGCAACCGTAAGTGTTTCTCTAACCGATACAGTTACTCTCAGTGACGCACAGGAGATCGTATCTACAAAGACAGCGGACATAGATTTATTCATTAATGGTTACGACACAAAAACAACGGATATAGATTTATTTGTTCGTGGATACGAATTTTTTAATAACGATAATTTAGAATTGTTCGTACAAGGAAAAGAAACAAAAACCCAGAGCATAGATTTGTTTATCTATGGTTACGCGACTTTTACAATTGACACAGATTTGTTTATTCACGGATACGAATTTTTTAACAACGACAATTTAGAACTTTTTATACAAGGAAAAGATTCAAAAAATCAAAGTCTAAATCTTTTTATAAAAGGTGCTGATTCAAAGAACAGCGATATAGATCTTTTCATAGAAGGAAAAGATGCAAAATCCCAAGATTTAGATTTGTTCATTCATGGACACGAACCTTTTAATAACGATAACCTAGAATTATTTATTCATGGTTACGAATCTTTTAACAACGATAATCTGGAACTGTTTATCTACGGACAAGAAGCAGAAACCAAGAGCTTGGATTTGTTTATCCAAGGAGATGTGTCTTTCACGGCTGCTATAGATTTATTTGTTCGTGGACATGAATCTTTTAGTAACGACACCTTGGAACTCTATATCGGCGGGAAAGAGGCCGAGACACAAGATATAGACCTGTTCATTAACGGTCAGGCATCTTTCAATGATAGTTTAGAATTATTCATACATGGACAAGAAACAGAAACCCAAAGCATAGATTTGTTTATCTCTGGGATTATTGCTCAAACACCGTTTAATTATGATATTGACTTGTTCATTCGTGGTCATCAAACCAAAACAACAGACATTGATTTAGCGATTTTTGGAAAGAATACAGACAACCAAAGTCTGGACCTATTTATAGAAGGTTTTGATACTGACAGTAAAGAGTTAGATCTTTTTATACGTGGTTATGAATCTTTTAACAACAGCAATTTAGAACTCTTCATTGGCGGACAAGATACCAAAACACAAAGCCTAGATTTGTTTATTAATGGTTATGAATCTTTTAATTATGATCTTGACTTGTTCATTCATGGTAAAGATCCAGAAAACCAAAGTATAGACCTATTCATAAAAGGTTTTAATACCGACAACAGAGGGCTAGATCTTTTTATTAGTAGTTTTGAAGTTATTAATAACGACAACTTAGAACTCTATATTGGTGGAAAAGATAATAAAACACAAGACATAGATTTGTTCATTGGCGGTAAAGCAGCGGAATCTATCTCCTTAGATTTGGCCATTAACGGTCACGTTAGTTTTAATGCTAGTTTACCCTTATTCATGAACGGTCAAGATGCAGAAAATCAAAGCTTAGACTTGTTTATCGAAGGACATGATTCTAAAAATCAAAGCTTGGACTTGTTCATCAAGGGACTCGCTGCTAATACCAGTAGCTTAGATCTTTTCATTAATGGGCGTGACAACAATTCTGGCGATATTGATCTGTATATAGAAGGTAGTATAGCTAGTACACAAGCTATAGACCTTTTTGTAAGCGGTATAGGTTTTGAAAACCAAGATTTAACACTGTTCATAAGCAGTCTCAATATAACAACAAAATCTCTTAATCTTTTCATAAGTGGTCCGATCTACGCTAGTGGAGATTGCGAATTATTCATACATGGACACGCTTCTCAAACACAGAGCATAGATTTGTTTGTTGGTGGTTACGAATCCGTTAACGAGAGTCTAGAGTTATTTATAAAAGGACAAGATTCTAAAAACAACGAGATAGATCTTTTCATAACAGGAAAAGATACAAAGTCCCAAGATATAGATTTATTTACACACGGAAAGAATTCAGAGACCAAAGATGTTGATCTATTCATTAATGGTTTCGATAATAAGACTCAAGATCTTGATCTATTTATCCATGGTAAAGATACTCAATCCGATCAAATAGATTTGGCCATCAATGGTATAGCTGGACACAATCAATCTGTCGATCTGTTCGTACACGGAAAGAACACAGACAATCAATCTATAGATCTTGTCATTAATGGATACGCTACAGACACCAGCGAAATAGATTTGTTCATATTTGGAATGGACTTAAATTCCATCTTTGATTCTATTGACTTGTTTATAAGCGGGCCAATCACTTTCAATAATAGTTGCGATTTATTCATAAAAGGAAGAGAAGACAACACTAATAATTGTGATCTTGTAATAAATGGACACAAAACAAATACTAACAATATAACCCTATTCATCAATGGTTTTAACAACCAAACCGACAACGTTGATTTGTTTATAAGAGGCTTGCTATCAGAAGATAACGACATAGACATCTCCCTTGTGGGTCATGCTTCGCTCAACGATAACATAGACCTGTTTATAAGAGGTTTTACAACCGGAGTAACATCGGTTTCTGGTGAACTTACACTGATAATGAAGGGGTCGTTTGTTCCAGTTGGAGTTTCTTGTCCAACACTAGACCCAAATACTTCTATTCAAATAGGCGACGATTTAATAGAAATTTATCAAGGTAGAATTGACTCTGTTATCAATCAACTTGGTAAAAATGTATTGTTAGAATTCGATCCAATTATTGAACCATGCACCAACTGTGTGTTTGACACCATGAACGGTAGATCAACGGGAATATATAGGGTTGGAGGCCCAATTCCATTTATCAGAGGACACAAATGCCCCTATTGTAAGGGTCGCGGCTTTTTAAAGAGAGGGGTAAATAGGTGTATAAAATGCTTAGTGAAGTGGAATCCGGGAGATGCACAGGATTACGGAATTAGTCTTTTAGACCCAGGGAGTGTTGTCAAATTAAAGGGGTTCTTGACAGACGGAGACGATATGGTTATGTGTAAATCGGCTATTATTAATCACGATATATCCGATATTCTTAAGTTGAGAGTAGTATTAATAAAAGGTCCGATTATTATAGGTCTTAGAGAAAGTAGATATATGATAACTTTCTGGAAGTTGACGGATTCATAATTATGATAAAACTAACAGTTGTACCATCTGCACAATTCGACAAACAACTGGAAGAGGGTGTTGTTAAATATGGATCAATCGCCATTAATAATAGAATAGCCTTCACCTTTAAACAAATAGCTTCAGAAGTAGGAAATTTTATAGCAAATACTGTTAGTCAAACAGATGTTATGAAAGCATTAAGGGGGCAAGGAGGAGAAGATTTGCCCGCTCATTTTGGTTTGTCTGATGGGGATGCAAACGGGTTGGTTGAGGGAATGTTAGACATTATACGGAACAGCGTTGAGGTTGCGTTCAACACACAAAACTCGGATGGTAGAGGAACCATAATTATTCGAGCAGTAGAAAGTGATTTTCAAAAATTCATGGCGTTGCCAGGAGCCCAATATGTTTCACAACCGTCTAATATAACGATTCCAGTTATGGAATGGATGCTTTTTGATCCTTCTATAGATATTGGTGCGGCAGCATATCAGATTGTTTTTCAGGGAGACAAGAATTTTCATTCCGAAAATTCTAGAAGCGGAAGAGCTATTATGGTTAGTCTAGAAAAACTTGGTGGTGGAGGGGGTTATGTTTTACCGAGCATTATAAGTCAAACAGGTGGAGCTAACTTCTTAGAATTTGCAATAGCCCAAAAGGGTGTGGCCCAGAATGTTGCTCAAATTGTAATTGATAGGATTAAATAAAAATGAAAACAAAAACCAGTAGAAGAAGATGGACAAAAGAACAATGTGATATTTTATTTAAATTTTATCCAAGTATGGGCTCAGAATATTGTTCAAAATTATTAAATAAAACAAGAATGTCTATTCTACATAAAGCCGTTAAATTAAACTTAAAATCTGATCATACGGAATGGAAACAGGAGGAAATAAATATTTTGAAAAGATTTTATACAAATAATGGTCCAAAATATTGCTACAAACTAATTAAAAGAAGTCAAAGTGCTATAAGGTCAATGGCAATAAAACTAAATTTAAAAACTATGATTGCAAATAGTAATAACTTACCAAAAAAGACTGTAATTAAAAAAATATCAAACAGTCAAGTTGTGTCAACATGTAATATGCATGGTGAAACCACACACGAATATAGAAACAATAAAATATATGGGTGTAAAAAATGTAGAATTATTTCGGAATCTAAACGTCCCATATATAATTTTACCAAAAGAATAAGATGTTTAATTAGAAATAGTTTTAAAAGAATTGATAATAAAAATGGTGTTTCTATATCCAGAGGTTGTTTTAGAAACTTAGATTATACTCCAACACAATTATATAATTATTTAACTAATATTAAAAAATTACAAGACAATAAATGCCCTATATGTAAAAGTTCTTACGACAAGTGCGAGATGAATATAGAGCATGTTATTCCGTTAGAAAAAGCAAAAACAGAGCAACAAGTTATAGATTTATTTGATTTAAAGAATTTAAACTTAATGTGTAAATCATGCAATTCGTCAAAGAGTAGTAAAAATTATAATATATGGATGGAGAATAGAAAATGTCATTAATTTTCAAGGGAGTTGAAGAGGGGGGATACGGTGGATATAGCCTTACAGATCAATTACTCTACAACCTGAAAGGATGGATTGACTGGGCTCTCTTACATCATGGAGCGTATAATATCTACACGCTTAGTCAAGATTCTTATTTTGCAAATGATGAATCAGTTTTATATCCCGTACCAGACGGAAGACTGCCCGACCGAACCGTGTACAATGGCGTTGGAAGAGAATGGGTTTGGGAGACTGACGCAATAGTACCCAGTGGTGCAGCGGAACCATTTAGAGTATCGGGAGTTTATGTTAATGACAATTTTGTGTCAAGCGGCAGTACGGGAATAAGTAGGTTTCATACAGATTATAGAAACGGTAGAATTATATTTGATCAATCACAAGGGGTGGACGATGTTATATCGGCAAATTATACCAGCAGGGGCGTTTATGTTGGGATGGCGGACAGCGAAGAGTTTAATTTGTTAATGCTTGATTCGGTAGAAGAATTTCTTACAAACGATGTTCCATCTGGAACGCCGTCTAAAGACCATCAAGTGTGGCTTCCAAGTGTTTTCTTGGAGTTAGATTCTGGAACTGGTAGAGGTTTGGCCTTGGGTGGTGGTCAGATAAAAACAAGAATCATTACTTTACATATTTTTGCGGATTCGGCTGGAGATAGAAATTTGCTTATGGACTGGTTAGATTTTCAAAATAGAGCTAATTTCTGGATGGCTGATTTAAATGCAATAACACTTCCTTTTAATGAATACGGAGATGTTGTTCCAGGAACTACAAATTGGGCAGATTTAACAATTAGTCATCCGTGGAAAAAATTGAGAATAATGGATGGTTCTGTAAAAAGAATTAATTCATTAAATACCAAGTTGTTTCGTGCTACGGTAAGATATAAAGTAGAAATTGATGTTGGAAGTATTTAAAATTTGTGTATAAAACCATAAGATGGGATAGTTTCTTTATAGAAAGGTGATTAAGTTATGGCAAATAACAGAGTCTTTTATGCTATTCAGGCGCTTGGATTTGCTCCACATAATACGGTTGATCCAGCGAATACTCTCGAACCGTCAGGATTTGTTACGGCAAACGGTGTGCAAAGCGTTGGTTTGACAACCACATTTAATCTGGAACAAGTCTTCGAACTTGGTCAACTTGACCTTTATGAAAATATCGAAGGTATTCCAGATATTGAGATGACGGCCCAAAAGGTTTTGGATGGTTATCCTCTGTTGTATCATCTTGGCACACCAGGGGCGACTTCTCCTACCCTGATCGGAAGATCTAATGAAAGAACTTATGTTGCATTGAATATTTATCCAGACACGAACGACAATGCTTCTGGTATCCCTCTACAAAGCGTAGGCATGTCTGGTATGTTCGTTTCTTCGTTATCATACACTCTCAATGTTGATGGTAATTCAACAGAAGATGTCACGTTTGTAGGCAATAACAAGGAATGGTTTCAGTCTGGTGTATTTTTCAGTCCAGTCGGATTTGACGGAACAGACGAACCGCTTGCCCTAGCTGCTTCCGGAGGTGTTCAAAGACGAGAGAATGTCATCATGGGTTCTGGCGCAAGTGGTAGTCTATGGCCAATAGAAATTCCTGGCATCAACGGAGCGGGATATAATTTGGTGGATGGAGATTCGTTTGCGGTACACTTCCAAACTGTTACAGTTTCTACAGACTTAGGACGAACAGACTTGTTTGAGCTTGGCCGCAGAGGACCATATCATAGATTCGTTTCATTCCCTATCGAAGTTACGTGCGCAATAGATATTACCACAAGCGAAGGGGATTTGATTGATGCGCTTGCCGATCCTCCTGGCGGAACAAATCTAACAGATCAGACGATCAAGATATATATGGACGAAGGAACGATCTTAGATTTGGGAACGAAGAATAAATTGGCTTCGATAAATTACGGTGGGGGAGATACGGGTGGGGGTAACGTGACCACTTCTTTCCAATATAGTACCTTCAATAAGCTTGACGTGACGCACCCCCAAGATCCAGCAAATCAATAGCTCCTGGATGAGTGATATTGGTGTATAAGAAGGATAGAGAGATCTATCCTTCTTTTTTATTGGAGTAATTTATGGAATCAAAAGAAAGAACTAAAAAATGGAGAAAGAAAAAAATTATTAGTGGCTTATGTCCAAGTTGCGGACAAGAAAAGACTTCTGGCAAAAGATGTATAAAATGTTTAAAGAATGCCAAATTGGACAATCAAAGGCGTCGTAAAGAAAGATTTGAACAAGGGTTGTGTGTTAATTGTGGAAAAAATCCACATAAAGAAAATATGAAAAGATGTCAAGAGTGTTGTGATAAACATCTTCAGTGGTATAAACAATCTGAATATGTTGAAAAGAATAGGGGATTAGATAAAAAAAGAAGACAAGACAGAAAGTTAAGAATCATTAATCATTATGGTGGAAAATGTATTTGTTGTGGAGAAAAAGAATTAATTTTTCTTTGTTTGGATCATATTGATGGTGGAGGAAATGAACACCGAAGACAAATAGGTAATGCAAAAAATAGATGTGGCTCAAGTAGCACAAATTTTTATAGATGGATAGAAAAAAATAACTATCCAGATATACTTCAACTTTTGTGTCATAACTGTAACGCCGCGAAGGAAATAAATAATGGAATCTGCCCCCATCAACAAAAAATTCTATTGACCGAGAACGTACAATAAGATATGGGGTCACTGACACAGGTATCTTAGGGGTTTTAGATATATGTGCCTTGATCCTATTTTTATTGGTACGATATGGGATTATGTAGAAGAGTCATAAAATATAGAAAGAAAAATAGTCTTTGCCCGGTTTGCGGCAAACCCAATGTAAAAGGCGAGCATTTTTGCGCCCAACATTTACCAAAAAAGGAGGAAAAAAAATGAGATATTGGCCGACAGATAAAAAATATGAATACGTTCGAGAGGATGGTGAAATTTGGACTCTTACAAATATGCTCAAAAGAGATGTTAATCCCACAATTGTTTATGATGAAGATATACAAGTGCCTAAAATTGTTTATAGAACAATGGAAAGAATATTTGTATGACAGAAATTTGTCCAATTTGCAAAGGCAAAGGTAAAATTCCATACGAGAGAGAAATTCATCCTGATGTTGTGATTCCGTCAACAACTAATATGGAGGTACGAATGGCACAATGTCATGGATGTAATGGAAAAGGATGGATTAGTCCCAATAACGAACATTGGTATCCACCAGATTATCCTATCTATCCGTCTTATCCTGTTTACCCAACTTACCCAACTTGCCCAACTTACCCACATCCTACGTGGTACAATGCGACGATGCAATATGACAAAAGCAGAATATTTAAATAATTTAATTGATTCTGGGGTATAATATAATAGTTGGTTTGGTAAATATGGTTCTTAAAGGAGAAACTATGAAGCGTTTTATGGGTTGTATTTTGGGCTTGGCTCTATTGGTCAGCACAGGATGTGCGTCAAAGACAGTTCTAGGGGTAGGCAAGTGTCAGATTGGTGTACGCACAGCGGCCCACGCATGGCAAGGTCCATCTGCGGGTCACAACGAAGCTACAGGGGAATCAAGAGCTACACTTGGTTTCGTGTCAGTAGGGGTTATAGGAAAAGTTGTAGAAAATGTTGAGGCCGTTACTTTTCAAAGCGTAACTGGTGAAACATCCGTCGTAGACGGCGAGTAAGGTGTATAAGTAGTTGTGCGGGCGTCGGTACGCCATTCATTCGCGTTGGACGCATCTCGCTATTTTAGGCCGAAAGAGACCCTGCTTTGCAGGGTTTCTTTTATTTCGACAAAGAATTTTAAAAGTTTTTGGTATAATCATATATGATCAAGCTTAACGACGAGTTACTGTCTGGTAAGCTACAGCCGTTGATTGCTAGTGGCAACATACAAAACAGGGTTCGTGGGATGGCTCATGAAATCAATGCGTTTTATGGGTGGGAAAAAGGAGAGTTGGTTGTTGTTGGTTTGGCTGACGGAGCAAGTATCTTTTTATCAGACCTGATTAGATCAATACCCTTTAAAATTAGTTTGAATTTTGTAAAGGTAAAAACATATTGCGGGACAGAAAAGGTTGGTAGAAGCAGGATTGATACCGGGGAATTTTCTGATGATTTTTGTCACTCTATGGAAGGCAACAATGTATTGATTGTCGATGATGTTTTTGATACGGGAGAATCACTTCAGTCTGTTTGGGAAGCTGTTAACATATTTGGTCCAAAGACTATAAAAACAGCCGTTTTGATCAACAAGTACAAACAGAGAGACTGCGAGATAAAACCAGACTTTGTGGGTTTTAATGTTGCAGACAAATTCATAGTCGGCTATGGTATGGACTACAACAATTACTATAGAAATTTAACAGATATATGTGTATTAAATATGGTGATATGATATGGCAAAATATTATTGTCAAAATAATCAGTTCAAAACTATAGTTGATGCACCGTCTCCACTGGCGGCTGTTGAAAAAACATTAAGAAAAATAATGAATGACGAAGAAGTTCTTGGCTTATTGATGATAATTGGTGAACGAGGTTTTAGTTACAAGCAAGATAATTTGTTGGTTCCAGTCATTCCTGTCTTGAAACAAATGAATGTTATTGACGAAGATATTGATTTAGAAAAATTGATTTGCGAATCGTTAAAGATTAAAAGAAAAGATATTTCGGACAAAGAAATAAACTGGTTAATAACTGGAAGATTAGAAGAAGGAGAAGGAGATGTCGCTAAGGATTAAAGATGGGGAAAATGAGATTGAAATTTTGTTTGATCATATAAATGAAAAAACTGATTTAAACGAAGAAGTTAGGGCAAGCCGGATTAGTTCTTTATATCCCTTGCCACCTAATACAAAAGGGACACTGGTGACAATGAAATGTAATGGTCAATTACCAATTACCGCCGTATCTTTATGTAGTCCAAAAGATAATTTTTCTAAATCCACAGGAAGAAAATTAGCTTTATCAAGAGCTATAAAAATAGCAAAAGAACGTAAAATTATTGATAAAAAGATAAGTAAAATAATATGGAATGAATATCGAAAGAATTGTAAATAACATGAGAAAAGAAAGAAAATTCAAGAAACAAAAAGTTGATGAAACCATAATATCCTCTATTAGTAGTCCTAACGCATGGACCGAGGCTGACGAGGAAGAATGGCTTAAACAACCAGCTTTTGAACTACGGAAACGATTCCCTCCAATGTCTAAACCAAGGCACGTTAATTATATCGTAAATTAATGAAATAATCCCCATTTCTTGTCTTGCTAATGGCCGGTCCTCGGCCATTTTTATTGTGTATAAACCAATAGGATAGCAGTAGGATAAGCAGCACCACTATATTCGTGTGTTGGGAATTTTATGGACGCTTTACAAATAGAAAAAACAATTGACATTATATCGTGCGACAAGGTGTTTACGGAGCAAATATTAGGTGATGGTTCATCAATTGAACTCATACTTTATAATTCTTCCCTTTCTGACAGAAAAAGATCCGTTCTCGTCTACGAAAAAGCATATTTAAAAGCTATAGAGATTGGTCTTTTGACAGAAGAAGAATTAAAAATGTTTTATATTGAAGCTGATCTGTGGAGCGTAGACAAGGAAATACGTATAGAAACTATTAGAAGCGATATCCACAAAATAACCAAGGGTTTACTTAGTTTGATATTTTATCCAAGTAAACTAAGAATGGCCAAGGCTATGCTTAGAAAAGCAGAAAAAGAACTTAGAAATCTGATCGTAGAAAAAATGACCCTACTGAGACACACCGCAGAAGATTACGCACTATCTCAAAAACAAAGATACATTATTTCAAAAGTTGTTCATGTTGACGACGGCAGATTCTGGAAATCGGATCGTGATTTTGACAACGAACAAGATATTCAGTTAGTTAATAGATTGTGTTCTTTATTGTTTGATGAATCAAGATTGGGAATTAAAATTATTAAGGAAGTGGCAAGGTCTAATCAGTGGAAAGTTATCTGGTCTGCAACTAAAAATTCTGGAAATTTATTTGAAACACAACCTATTTGTTGGACAGATAATCAAATAGATTTGGCTTATTGGTCTTCTGTTTATGATATGGTCTTAGAAGCTTATGAACGACCCTCTAAAGAGATTATAGACGACGACGATCTATTAGATTCTTGGTTCATCAATCAACACGACAAAATAGAAGAAAAAGCTAAGGGGAGTAAAATGGATGCTTTGAAAACTAACAAGAATGGAAAACAAGAGATTTTTGTTTTTTCAGATAGAGAAGGGGCCAAAGAAGTTTATGGGTTAAACGACAGTATAACAAGATCAAAAATCAAAGCCAAACAAAAAACCATAAGTTTAAAAGGTCGTATAGCCGAACAAGATCTGCCAGAGAGCCAAACAGAGATGCGGGAACAAATGGTTAATAAACTTAGGAATCAGATGGGGAATATAAGCAAGGGGAAGTAGTATGGACCAACTTGATCGTCTAGCTGATTTAAGAAAAAAACAATTGAACGACGCTAAAGTTAGTAGGAATGAAAAAAACAAGGAAAGGTTTAAGAATATTTGCAAGAAAAAATTTCAAACATGTTTCATTTTCCCCTTAGCGGAATTCGAGGAGGCGTTTGGTAAAGAATTATTGGGAACAGGATCTCAAGAATATGAATTGACGGACGAGCAAAAGGCAAACAGGATTAAATGGAATCAACTTAGAAAAAACATTTTGGACAAAGGAAATTCACAGATGAGGGCTTTTTTGTCGGAGATTGAATTGTACGATATTCAATACCGAGGATATCATGTCAATTTTACGGGAGCAAAATAATGGAAGACGTTAAGGAATATTTGTTGGCCAAAAGTGAGGACGGGGTAGATGTTGAAATTTATGTTATTTCTCCAACACATAAAATAATTCAAGATGCGAGTTTAATCTATAATATGAAAGTTGCTTCTCTTATACGAGGAGGGAAAAATGTTAACGAAAGATTGCTTTTACGAGCAGAAGTAGAAGAATATTTAGAAAAATTTAATATATGGACCAATGAGGATAGATTGCGAATGGAACAACTAGGATTACGTATTCGATCAATAGAACTCTTGATGAAAAAGGGCGGGATAAAATTATCCGAAGGCAGACAATTAACAATAGAGACAGGAAGATTAAGAGAACAAATGCTTCAGTTGTATAACAAAAGACAACAATTAGATTCTGCTACAATAGAATCTGTTGCAGAAAATCACAGATTTAATTTTCTTATCTCTCAATGTGTTTTCAAAAAATCAACGGAACAACCATATTATGGAAGTTTCACTGACTATTTGAATAGGTCTTTTGAGCAAGTCGCAATAACAGGGGCGAAGAAACTTGCGGAAATGTTATATGGATTGAGCGACAATATTAAAGATACTCTTTTTGAAAACAAGTGGCTTAAAAAGGCTGGATTTGTTAACGACGATGGAAAATATATAGATAAACAGGGAAGATTAACCGACATAGATGGTCGCCGCATTAACGAAAACGGAAGATTTATTGACGAAGAAGGAAATCTTGTAGATAAACATGGAAATTCAGTTGACCAATCGGGGGATTTTCTTGTTGTTGAATCACAACCATTTATAGATGACGAAACTGGAAATGCGGTAGTGTTTAAAGAAGGTGATTAATAGTGGCAGCATTTGTTCTTGATGTCAATTTGCAGGTTCAAAAGGTTCTTGGCTTAGAGGCGGTTAAGCAGCAACTTGCTGGTGTTGACGGCTCTGCGGCCACTGTTGGTGTTGGCGTTAAGGGAGCGGCACAATCTGCAACTGCTCTTAACGCGACCGCTACTGCTGCAACGGCTGCGTCTGCAAGTATTGCAAATATAGGATTTGTTTCAAATAAATCGGAAGTAGAACTCGACAATCTTATAAAATCATTAAAATTATCTGGAGGCACCATTGAAAAAACCGCTGGTCTTTTTGACGATTATGGTCATAGAGTAGGCTTGGCTGGAGCAAGATATTCTGCGTTTATTGCTGCTACTGCTATTCCATTTGCCGGACTAGCTGCTTTAGGCGCTGGGGTACGGTCTATAGTAGAATTTGATAGTGCTATGATTAAATTATCTCAAATATTGCAACAACCACAAGATCAAATAGACGCCTTAAGAGAAAAAATGATTAAATTATCAACACAAACAGGAACGTCGCTAAAAGAGATATCTGATGCCGCCTCAACTCTTGCACAAGCTGGTTTTTTACAGAATACGGGAGATTTTGAAAAATTTCTGGAACCACTCGCCAAGGTTCCATTGCTTCCAACTTTCAAAGATATAGGACAAGCGACAGAAGGTGTTATTGCTGCGCTTGGTCAGTTTAAGGATGCCGCTCTTGAACCGATTGATGTATTGGACAAATTAACTAATGTTGCCGCTAAATTTGCTGTAGAATCATCGGACTTAAATACTGCTTTACAAATAGCTGGAGGAACATTTTCTCAACTTGGTGGAAGCATAGACGAATTTTTAGCTATATTCACTACCATAAGACAAACAACGCGAGAAAACGCATCTTCTATCGCTACTGCGTTAAAAACTATTGCTACTAGACTTGCTCAACCAGTTACTATTGGTTTCTTGGAGGGGATAGGTGTTGCTGTTAAAAACGCCGAAGGAGAACTTCTTGGAGTGACTCAAATATTTGAAAATTTGCAAGAAGTTTTTAATGCGTCCGGAAAAGAACAACAAGCCAGAATAGCAACACAGCTTGGTGGCGTTAGAAACGTTGGTCGTGTTTTAGCTGGTCTTAGAAACACCGATTTAACATCAGATGTTTTAAATGCTTCTTTAACTTCTTCCGGTACGGTTGCTGCTACTGCCGCAGAAGGAATGAAAAAATTAAGTGTGCAAATAGATCAGTTAATGGCAAGATTTATTGAATTAGCACAATCTTTAGCAGAACCATTGTTTATACCACTAATAGAGGGCGCGCTAGCTTTCGGAAACGCTATGGTTACTGTAATTGACGCCCTTGGACCAGCAATACCCTTGCTCGTACAATTAATCGGAGTTGCCGCTGGACTAAAGATTTTTCAATTAGCTGCCGCCTCTATTGTAGCTTTTGGTCAATCGCTAGCTGCTCTTAAATTGCCTGGAATAACCGCTGGATTAACTGGAATGGCGAATGCTGCCAAGGATATAAGCACGACAGCAGGAGGACAACAAGCCTTTGGTTTTGCTCAACCGCCTCCAGTTGCACAACAAGGCAAAGAACTGGTTACTGGTACGATTGGACAATTAGCTGGATTGTTAGCGGTAAAAGTAGCTACAGAACAACTAGCAGCCACTTTCGATAAAACTGATAATAGTGTTGTTAAGCTTGGTCTTAATGCTACGTCTACAGCGGCTACGCTCCTGGGTCTTGGTTCATTACTTGCTGGCAAATCTGTTGGTGGACTGTTAAAGGGTGGCGCTTTTGGACTTTCTGGTGGAGCAATAGCTGGTGGTATCGCTGGTGTAGCCGGAGTTCAGGCTATTACAAGTCAATCAGACATAGATATAGATGAGCTGGTTGCCAAAGCTGCAAAGACAATTAACGGTTTAGATATTAAAATAACCCAAGGAAGCGAAGAAGATTTAAGCAAAGCCGTTGATCAATTGTCACAACCAATAGGTAGAGCTTTTCAAGGTATCGCAGACGAATTTGATATTGGTACTTTTGCTGGTTTTGCTCGTTCCGCTGCTGATCATCTTAAAAAGTTTTTTACTTTAGACGTAGACGCATTAGGTTTAGATACATCTGATGTTGTAACTACTGGGGGAGCTATAACCAATAAACAAGTTGAAAAATTTATTAAGGATATGCTTGGTTCAAACGGAGAAAAAGGAAACAAAATATTATCAGAAGCAATATTTGAATTTGGTTCCGATTTTTCGTCGGGGTTGCAGGGAAATTTAGAAAAATCTCTTGCTCCGTTCGCCGGTCTTGGGGTTGATATCGGAAAACTTGCTTCAAAAATTAGAGAAGAAATAGTTTCCCGCGCTGGTGGGATAGAAGGTTTAGCAAATCTTGCTAGAGAAGCACAGAAAAAAGCTGAAAACAAATTACTATCAGACAATTTTAAAAAGATTGCCGATGATTTAAAAAATCTTATAATACCACAACAACTTGGTGGAGACTTAAGATTACTAGCTGAAGCAGTAAAAGAAACTGTTAAAATAATAAGTAGTGAAAATAGTACTTTTGATCAACTTTTTGGAACGGTTGGGAAAATAGCTACTCCAAAACTACCTACGAATATTGGAGAAGATGCTACAAAAGGTTTACTTAGACAGGGTGGAGGAGAAGGTGTTTTTGGGAAAGGAAATTTCGCGCAACTTGATAAGGCTACCCAAGAATTACTGAGATCGCAAAAGGGTATTGCTGATTTTCAAACAGCGGCAGAAGACATGTTCGCACAGATATCTAAAGGACTTGGTGGACTAGATTTTAATAACATAAGAGTTTTTGACGAGTTTACCAAAGATTTTCTAGCCAATAAAGGACTAGAGCTACCACCAGAAACGAAAAAGGCTATTCAAGGTATAGCTCCTGCGTTAGCACAGAAATATAGTGAAGCAATAAGCGCTGGCAGAGCAGGACTAACAGACAAAGAAATAGAAAGTACAATGGAGCAACTTTTTGAGCCACTGCAAAATATTCCAGATGTAGTTGTCAACAGTGCAAGGGAATTGATTAATGCTTCGAATGAAAAAGCTAATCGGCAACTTGAACTTTTGGACGCAAAGGCTCAAGTTGTAGCTACAGAGACCATCGCGCCACAAACAAGATTAGATGTAATTGCCGCAACGATAGACCAACTTGGTCTCTCGGCATCAACCGCAAACACAGACATCCAAAGATTAGCTCAAGGAATGAGGGAAATTCCTGATGCTGACGATATTGGAACGACCGGGGGTAGAACTCAACGAGCTCCGTTTAATCGAAATCCAGAACAATCCTTGGATAATTTGGCTACAGACACTAAGTTTGCTACTGAATTAACCGATAAATACGCGGAATCTTTAGCTAGATCGGGAGCGGCACAGAAAAATTATAACGATATTTTCAACAATGTTATTCCTGGAAACCTTAAAGATGCTGAAAATGCTGTAATGGATGCTAATGTTGAGCTAAGAGCTTTTAAATCATTAATAATAGAACTTGGCAGAGAAGTGGGTGTTGCTCGTAGTAATCCCATTAAAGGAGGGTCACAAGATACTCCATCCCAAGCGGACGATGTTGCTAGACAAAACAGGGCTAGGTCAAGGAATCTTGATGCTGTGCAGGAGATACTTGGACCTGTTGCCAAACTACTAGAATTGAATGCCGTTGCCTCCGACTCTCAAATTTTTATGGATGCCAACATAATATTCAAGAATAGTGTTGATAGACTAGTTAGTGGTATATCTAGCAGTATTGATAAGTTAAATCAATTCATTGCTAATGCCGCTGTCGGAACAAAAGACGCGAGAGTTAAGCAATCTGAACCTTTTGATCAAAAAACTAATGGAAATGTTCGTTTCGTACAAGACAGAGACGAAAAAGGAAACCCCACAGGTTTGAAAATTGTTCCGGGAGATTCGGATAAAGTAGTTAACAAAATATCCGAAATGACTATTGCTGTGAATAAACTTGTTGATACTAGAAGACAAGAAGATCAGCGTGAACTTCAGAGGATGTCACGAACAGGCGATCCAGGTTTTGGACCAAATATAGGAATAGACTTTAAAGACATTTCTAATCCATTAAGGGAAGTTGAAGAGGCTATAGTAGATCTTCCTGAAATGATAGCGGAAGAAAACAAAAGAAATCCGGGTGGACCGCTTAGTCCTCTTGGCACTGACAAGGCAGATATTGGGAAAAATCTTGGTTTCAACGCTACCAAAGGCGGGGGCGTAGAAATATTTCCTAGCGAAGAGATTAAAGAACTACTGGAAGGCGGTATTAAACCATCAAAGGGCATTAGACCAGAAGATATTGGAGGAGCAGAGAATGATGGTCCTGGGGCAAGCGCGGATGAAATCGGTGGAGCAGAACAATTCGCGGGCGGGGCGCAGATGTTCGAGTCTGCTGTACAATTTCTATCAGACTCTTTGGCTCCTTTGGATGGTGCTGTAGAAGGTATACGACTAGCAAATGAAACGCAAGCGTCAGTAGCCGCCGAAACTAACGCATCTTTTCTGTCTAGCTTATCGGAACAAATTTCGACAATGCTTGCGTCAATGCAACCTGGTGGTCCAGTAGATTCAGTCGCTCCAACAACTCCAACAAATGATGGTGCGGCTGAAGCCGCTACAGCACAACAAGTTGCTGCTACTAATGCAAATAGTCAAAAATTAGATAGTGTGGGAACTGAAATGGCAGGTGTTTCTAGCAAATTAGACCAAACAGCAGGTGCTTTAGCAAAAGGCATTAGTGTTCAAGTAAACGCTGTACAAAAAGTTAATGTAGATGTTACTGGTGTTTCACAAGAAATAGAAGGGATAGGAGAGCAATTTGCAGATGCAGCAAGGGCGATTGCAAAAGAACTGATTAATCAAGTGTTAAGCGATTTGGCTGCTGCTGCTGCAAGCACAGATGAATCCAATAATTTAGAAGGGGCAAAACTTTCATAAAAGGAGTATGAGACAATGGCAATTACATCGTTAGACGGTATTATCGCAGGTATGCAACCACCGGAGGATTTTTTGAAGGTCGGTGGAACAATGGAGGCTGCTGGGGTTCATTATTCTCCATTCTACGTATCTGGTAGACCGGGGGCGGCAACTGCACCAACTGGTTTGAATGGAACGGCCCTAACATCTTATGCTGGCCAAATTCCATTTCGCAATCCCACTAGTGGCAACTCTTATTTAGCAAGATTTTTTGCCGTAGCTGGTTTGACTGGCATTGCAATTCTTTGTGATAGATTGTGGCATAATGGTAGTATAAATGCCGCTACCACTACGGAACAAGCAATTACATTTCCAGGTTTGCCCGCAAGATGTCCTCCGGCAACAGGAAGTACTCCAGATGCCAGTGGATATAATATTATGTGTGGAATAGAACTTTCTACTGGCGGCGCTGCTGGTGCTATCACAAATACCACACTTAATTATACTAACCAAGCAGGAACAACTGGTAGAACTGGAACAATTGCTAGTTTTCCAGCAACTCCACAAGCTGGTACGTTTGTTCCATTTCAACTTCAAGCGGGCGACACTGGTATTCAAGCAATTGCAGGTATTACGCTTGGAACATCTTATGGTTCAGCGGTTCCTCATTTGGTGATGTATCGTATTCTTGCTCGCGTTGCTGTTCCGGATGTGATAATAGGAGGTACGGTAGACGCCATAAGTAGCGGCTTCCCTCGATTATATGACGATACAGTTCCATTTTTATTGTGGCTACCTTCGGCTGCTACGGCGATTACTCTTCAGGGGCATATGATTGTAACGCAAGGATAACACATGGCTACCATCAATGGACGTGGAGATTTTCCATTTTCCTCTGTGTGGCCCACAAGGATAGGTCTTACTCCGGAACAATTTAGGGGCAATTCTGATCAAGACCTTCAAACAGCTTTAGAGCAATGGTTCTTTCAACTCGGAGTCCCCATCAATGATTCTATAGGACTGCGTATATCCACCATAGATTTCTGGTATAGTCCGTTAGATCTTTTTATCCCAGGTTACGATACAAAGTCTAACGAAGTTCCATTATTCATTTTTAATTCAGAAACAATAACTACAAGTGGTGATCTTTTTATTAATGGATACGATTTTGTTTCTGGAACAATAGGTCTCGTGGCCCTTAATCTAATACCAGCAACTGGGCAACTAAACCTTGTCATTCACGCCCCCCTGCCATCGAGCGGAACTTTTCCTTTATTTATAACTGGTTATAGGGAATCAATTCAGACAACCTTGTTCATGGCAGTAGATTCTAAAGACATAGCTACAAGTAGATCTTTCCATATCTACGGATCTCCAATAGGCGTAGATTATAGTTTCACAGGACAAAAGATTCCATTATTTGTAAAAAGTAAAGTCGCGGATACCATATGGCCTCCGTTGGCATATAGCGTAACGTCCTTATTCATGCAAGCTATTGATGGAACTACAAGCAATAATGCGTACTGGTCACTATTTTTAAATTCAAACACCGTAATCAATAATGATTTAAGTCTTTACGTAAGCACTTACGAGCCAATAGTAAGTGGGACTATGGATTTATTCATTGCTAGAATTCCAGACTATCCAGCACAAGATGGTTACACTCCGATAAATACTTATCAAACACTATTTCTTGAGACGCTGCCTGGAACACAACAAGAATTAGAACTATATATTTCTGGTATACCCGGACCATCTAACGAACAGATAGATTGTTTTGTAAAAGGTATTCTTGGTATTAATGACACTTTACCATTATTGTTGTATGGTATTTCTGGTGCGATTAATGATAGTGTGGATTTGTGTCTTTATGGAATTGGCGAACTTTCCGATCCCATAAGCTTATTTGTTAGGGGGTACTAATGGCTAGAGTAATATATGACGGGAAAGCTATAATTCCGGCACCACTAGTGCAAGTGACCAAAGATTATATTAGAACACAAGATGGCACAAAAATAAGTGCTCTCTGGGGGATTGAACTAACTGGTACAGCCCTACCATTCAGAGGATCTCCTAGTGGCAATTTTGTTTCACCAGCAAATGCTTTTTGGACATTGGCCGGTGATCCTCCGGACGAAACTTTTGCAGATAACGACGGCGCTTTTTCAAGCCTGGTAAAAAAAGAAGAAGCCCTTAGATATTTATTTAGTTTCGATGGACAGTTATTAGAATTGTATGCTGGCGCTTCTCCGGCTACTATAAGATGTAATCCTAGAGTTGTTTCGGTAGAATTTTCGTCGGGTCAGTGGGTTGATAGATTAGAATATTCTATAAGATTAGAGGCCGATTGGGTACAGATTGCCGGTTTAGCAAAAAGTACGGAAGATACTTTTGAAGTTGAGTTGATAAGTGACGGGCAAGAAAAATGGTCTTTTAACGAAGTAACTGGACAAAGTGGTGTGATCCAAGAAGTTTCTCATACTATCACAGCCCAAGGTATTTTAGGGTATGACGCAACAGGACTTCCTTATTCTGGCGCTGGAGAAACAGCGGGTGGAGAGGCGTGGAAGCACGCGAAGACTTGGTGTGACAATAGGGTGCTTGGGTTTGTTGATCCCGATGTGATGCTTGCTGTTCTTGGTGTGACAGGGTTAATTGGTGGGTCTTATGTAAAAAGTTCTAGCATGGGGGAACTCGATGGAGAATATTCCGTTACAGAGGAGTGGGTTTTATCTCCTCAAAACTATTTTATAGAAAAATCATTTTCGTATAATAGAAACAGGGATGGTGTCATAAGCGTAGATTATGATGGAAAAATTATGGGGTTAGAGGACGGAGAAGCAACTGGTGGACCTCTAGCTATAGCAAATGCTAAAGCTGCTATTCCTTCAGATGCCACGGCAAAGACAGAGACAGAACAGGCTCTTTTAGGAATGTTGGGAACTTTTGTCTTAGGAGTTTCTCCGTCAGAGAAGAAAATTGTTATTGATAATGGAACCGCCGTAATAGACTTCTCTTTTGGTTGGACGGCTGATGACGAGGAAGAATATACAAGAAAATGTGAAGCGGGTCTTAGTTTCAATATTAATGATTCAACTTACACACTGACTTATAGTTGCGATATTGAGGGTCATGGAGACACACCAGAAGACAGACTTGCCAACGCAGAACTTGGAATATTGAACGATGTAGATGCGAGAGCAGCGGCCATCGCGTTAATTGGAACCTCCCTCCCTGTCGGTGTCACAATAGCTACGGATTTTCAATCATCTTCTGTATCCAAGAATGAAACCGAAGGAAGTGTTAGATTTTCTTATTCGTGGAAAAATGATGATGATGAATTCGGAAAATATGAAATTTCTATTGATATAGATTTCCCGCACGATGTCGTTGCTATACTACCAATCCCCGGAAGGGGAGCCGGACCAATCATCCAAGACATGGAAACAGTAACCCCACAGATAGTTACCGTCTCGCTTAATAGTCTTGGAAACGACACTAAACCAGATAACGCGACTATTATTGGAATCATAGAAAATGCGGCTGGTTTTGCTGGTACGTGGCTATTACAAAATGATAAAGAAAATTATTCCCCAACAAGTAAGAAGTACACAAGGACAAGATCTTATTTAGTTGATTAGGAGAAAGAAATGGCTGACACATATACTGAAATAACATCGTCTATACAAGAGACCTTTTTTGGCTTAACACTCCAGAGATTAAATATAGACTTTGGTATTGGAGACAGTAACGGAAACGCATACACTTTTACTTTGGTAAGAGAAGATGGTCAAATATTTGCATTGAGAAATATTGACTTCACAAACGGAGTGGCTCCCTTATACCATTTTTTGTTCGGTAATATAGATATTATTGGAGCCTTGGTCTCGTGGGAAGAAAATATTATTGATATAAATGGTAATTCTATTTTTACGGTAAAATTAGCCCAATACAAAGAAATTTTTCTTGGTTCGTTTACAATAGTAGAAGATGATGAAATAGAAGCTCCTGTACTTTTTGGTAATATTATTAAAATAAATACTATTCTTGTCACAGATTCAGAATTTGGTGGAGTTACCTACACCAATGATCCAGCACTCGACGAGGGTACAACGGAACTTGTGGGGGGTGATGGGGCGGGGGATGAACCTTTTAATCTTGGTGGTGGTGGTGGTGGTGGTAGTAGTTCTTGCGTAGCAGATAAATGTACAGAAGAAGAAACTGGCACTAGCGACCAAGAAGTTGTTGGCCCAGACATTGCGCAAATCTTTAATTTATTTGCCGGTAGAATTTTTATGGTCGGCGAAAAACAAGTAATGTTTAATTTTCTTAATATACTTTCCTTTAATCTGTACAGGATTCCAGTGGATGGAGAGGAATTAACTTTGTTAAATGTTATTGATTCCTATGCCGAAGACCAGGATTTTACTTATCACTTAGGTTTCGAAGTAGTGAACAACGTTTATATTATTTCTTTTATCAAAAACAAAGGCATTAATGAATTAAGTCGTTCTTCTGTAAATTTTACCAATGTTTTAGACGCTCTTAGAAGTGCTCATGAAGGCGAGATTATGACTTTCAAAAAAGGTCATTCTATTACAGAAGGTTTTTCTCAACAATATGGAATCGAATCAATAGTTCTCGATTTCTTCATGCAAGATGTTGTTACTGTTGTTCGTGGTGGATTAATAACGGATTTTCTTAATTTTACCGAAGTCGATATTATACCATTTTTTGGACTTTCCGAGGGTGGTGTTATTGTTGAACAACCAGACCAGGACACACTTGAGAGAATGGAGAGAATATTAAATGACGAAGAAGAAGCACCACCAGCAAATACTCGAATTAGCCAATTGATGTCTCGTTGGGGTAAAGAATTTTATGTAAATAGACGAAGATTGACACAACTTCTACCGTATACAGAAGAACAATTAGCTGCTGTTGCCTTAGAAGAACAGGCTATGATTGATTTTATAGTTGCTATGTTAGCATATTTCAACGCCCTTCCGGTTAGACAAATTGGGGATGCCGCAAGAGATGGTCGTGCGGAGCTCATAACTTTTATGGATGCATATATTATTGCAGTACCAGATGTTATCGACCAAGCTATTGAAGATATTAAAAATATTATGAATGTCGATAATTATAATAACACCCTTAGTCTTGCGGCTGAATTTAATGTTCAAATAAATAGTTATACTCCTGGGTATCCTTCTGTAGATAGTATTTCTGCTGTTATAGGAACAAAATTAAGTTTAAATTCTACTGCGGATCTTCTTCAACAAAGAGAAGTAAGTGTATCTATACCAGACACAACAAGAGTATTATTTTCCTGTTTTCCGGTTGTTGATCATCCACTCATGGAAGATTCTATTGCTCAGGGCTTACTTAAAGATGGAGTTGGACGATGGCATTCTTATGTTCAATTACCATCACTTAATAATAGTGATTCAACATCTAGTTATACGTGGCAATCCGCCAAGGCTATATTATCTGATGGAAACTATTTTACTAAAGTTGAACATTTCAAAAGTGGAGACATATACATTATTAGATTGGAGGATCAATTAGTACAAATACAAACAACTGCCGACGGCGAGACATCTCGTTTGACAGTACCAACAACCTTGTCGCAAACGTTTCTGTCTAGCGCAAGTCCCAATAAAAGATACGGTCCATTTATTTTTCTAGATGGTAAATTAATAGATGAACAAAGTAGTAAATATCAAAATGCATTAGACGATCCAAGATATAGAATTAAAAATATTAATAATAATAATTTGATTCCAGAAAATTTTAGTAATAAAGGAACTCTTTCTTATACTGATACTTATGAAGCAATGGAAAATTTTGTTGTAAGAAATATAAGTGTTTTTGAATCTCACGTACAACTATTACAATCTTTTGGTTCGGTAGAAGTTGCTGGATTACCAGTATCATTAGCTTTTGATGGAACAATTTTTCGAGATGGTAGTTTTGTTGATAGAATTGCTATTAATTTTGATGTAGGTGGTATAAAAACCGTTTATCAAGTAAAATCAAAAGACCCCAAAGGAAAATCAAAGAAAAGACCAGAGAAAAAAACAATAGATGTTCCTAAAACACCGTGCGAAGAACCAGAGCCAAGTAAAATGGGAAGAGGGGGTAAAGCTATAATTACAGGCAATGGTGGATCAGGTAGTTTTAATGTTGGTGGATATTTTTGTGAATTGGTTGGTGCTACTGATCTGGGTGTCAGAAGAAACTATGATGCAGAAAATACAGCAGAATGGAATATTGGCCAAGGACATCTTCCTATCGGAACTTTTGTTAGTCTTGAAGTCTATAGAGAAACCGAATGTGGTCCAGACTTAGCAAGATTTAGTTATCCACTAGAAGTATTTTCTCCTCCGGCGGAAGAATAATTTATGCCAAATTTTTCAGTAAGATTAATAGATGCACCATCCGTAGTAGCCATTATAAATGGATATACACCCTTTACTCCAGATGGAGGGATTTTTTGTGGTGGTTATCAAGGACCATTATATCCAAATCCTACAACTCTAATTTCCCCTAAGACAAAATTCAATCCATATGATTACATGGGTGGTAATGGAAATATGCCAACTGTTACTTCTCGTTCACTTCCAAATACAGGAGATAGATATAGAGGTTTAGGAAAAGGTAATCCTGGAATTAGATATAAAAATCCTGGACACATACTGGGAGTTATAGACACTTACTGTAGAATGTCTTATGGACTTGGATTTTATAAATTATTAAGGTTGGGACAAGCCAGTTATTCTTTTGCGCCACTCATTGATGTACAAATACCTTTTAAAGTATTAAATAATAATGGTTCACTTGATAATAAAACAATAGGGATGGCAGAATTATATCCATATTTTTCACCGTCTCCAAATTCTTGGTTATTCGCTTATGTGCCTAACATATTTTATAATACAAAAACGACATTTAATCCAAGAACTTTTGAGCCTTTTGTTTTTGATGGAAGCGGTCCAGAAACAGGTGGGAGTTCAATTAGTTTTGAAGCCTTGTTTGGTGGTGTTTATATAAGATCGTATTTTGATACAATACCATATTTTAGAGCACTCTTTGAAGAAATGGCTACTTTAATAGCTGGAATATATAATTTTAACACTTTTGAAGAAGGACTTGTGGATGACGAGACTGGTCCGTGGGCCTTAGAAGGAACTCTTGTTGCAGACTTACCGTGTCCAGCAAAACCTATAGAAGGTTCTCCTTGGCACGAAAGTAGTATTAATCCAACTTTAGGTACTCTCAATGCTCATCCAGAAGGAACAGACTACGGAGAATGGGCTTATCCAATTTCTCCTTTTCATTACTATAATGCGTGTAAAACTTTGTCTGCTCCAGAAGCCCTACTATTATTAACAGGATCTCCAGACTATCACGAAAACCGTCCTGGTACACCGTCAGCAAATTACGAATACAGATCTTTAACAGAACTTAATGCTGTAGTAAATTTATTACCAATACAAACAAATAGTTTTCTTTATAGTTTTGGTGCTAAATGGGATTCAGTGCCCCCCTCTTTATTACCATTCGCAGAATCAACCCCCATTACCGCCGCAACACAAGTTGTTTATTCTATTTGCGATATTTGTTTTACCACTTTTGTGCCAGGTAGCATAACTATATCTGTTAATGCAGAAATAGAAAATTACGTAAGACGGTGGTTTATGGCCGCAAGCTTGGGGGGTGGTCAAGAAACTTTCTTTGCAAATTCCGAAAGACGATTTATTTTCAGTACTTCTGTAACCAATAATTTCGGATGGGACAGAGATTGGTTTGGTGTTCAGGGCGAAAGCGTGAATACTGTTTGGGCTGCGGAAGGAGTTTTTACCGCTGGAGAAAGATTGGGAGAACAAGAAGATATTCAAACGACCACAACTTTCAAGGATTTGTCAAAGTTTGAATCAGTAGCAAATTTAACAATCCCAGAAGGAGGAGGGTCTCGTACAGTAAGAGCAAGACTTATATTACAATCAAAAACTATGGGTGGGTGGAAGCCAACCGAAGACGTTTATTTATTATTTGGTCCATTTGACCACGAAACTTTAAAAATGTTTATTACAATTGATATTGGTCATTTCGGTACTATGACCCATAATGTTCATATTCCATTGCGTCTAGACCGATATTATGATGTAGAAGGTTTGCCTCCAACGGAGTAAAAATGTGTATAAATTAAACGGGAGATTTGTATGAGCGTATCAATTTATGTAGGAGAAGACCAATTACTTCCAAGCACTTCCGGCCTTGGTTTTTATGGGAACGATGGCTTTGGCGAATCAATACTCATAGGAGAGTATAATGGAAGAATGTTTGTTACAAACGCCTCCGGAACAGAAGAGGGCTTTGAATGTAACAACAATAAATATTTGAACACATCTGGCGTTATTTATGGACAGACCGGAAACGGTATTCAATTAATTAGTTTGCCAAACAGTTTAGCTACTATCAATGTCAGATTTGAATATGTGACAGAGGTTAAAACTCTTGCTGGTAGATTTTATATATTCGATGGAACGCTGGACGTAGACGATATACCGATGACAGGCAATCCTCCAAGCGGATTAACCTGTTATACCGCCGAGACAAGACATCAAACCGAAACCCAAATTCCTGACGGGATAGGAGATACCGATTGGCTTGACACACAAGGGAGTACTTATCTAGAGGTAATTAGTTCCCCAGGAACAAGCGGATTAAGGCCGAATGGTTCCAATACCTTAGATACGAGACATGATTGGTATATAGCTATGACCGCTACTCCATTTCAGTTTGGGAATAAGCAATTTGCTATGTATTTTGAGACTGAATTTTTATAAGATCTAAAATAGATTGTGTAAGTTTAGCTTCATTAAATACCTGTTTTTGAACAACTCGTATTTTAATTTTTCCGCATATACTTATGTTTTTATCTTTATAATTCAATAATATTGTCCGTTTCTTCTTCTTCGATAATAGATTATTTTTTTGTTCATCTGTTAATTTTATGTCACCAACTATTCTTCTTAGAGACGTTATAGGGATATCTAGCTCCATGGATATGTCTCTTAACGAACGCCCCAACGCCCTTTGTTGTCTAGCTAAAAATTCTTTTGTTGGACCTATTGTAAGATTTATACTATCCGATAATTTTAATATTCTTTGATATTTGTTTGTTTTTTTATTTTTTTTAATAATTTTTTGTTCTTTTAATACTTGTTTTTTAATATGTTTAATGGTGCATTTATGTATGTTAAATTTATTTACAATTTCATTAAAACCAAGATTGTTTAAAATCATTTCTTTTATTTTAATTATTTTATTATTGTCGATACTACTAATTTCTTTATCAATCATTGATTTTCTGTGTAATGCCCTATCTTCTCCATTTTCTTTTGGAGTTCCCCATTTTATGTTTTCTATATTATTGTTTAATTTATTTCCATCAAGATGTCTACATTGAAAACTCTGTGGTCTATTTCCAGAAAAAGTTTCTAAAATAAGTACATGTATTTTTTCTATTTTCCCTTTCAAACAAATAGCCATATATCCATTAGACATAATAAATGGTTTTACAAATTCCTTTTTATCTATATTAAATATTCTTCCATCTCTATAAGCTAATAAGTTATTATACCTTGGTACTATTTTGGTTTTTACTTCCATTTTTCTTTTTTCCTGACACACTTTCTACTTATATTATACACTATCACTACCAATTATTGTTTGTTTTTCTTAAATTTTTAAAAAGACGTGTTAAATAATGTGTATTTATATATGTGGTGAAATACAATCAAATTATTTTTGAAAGGGTGATATAAATGGCTGCTGCGATAACTTTTTTTGGTGGTGTAGGCGCTGGCGAAACCGGCTTGGGAGCTTCTGGTGTAGGATTCTACGGCGCTACCTTTGGTAGCTCTGTTCAAGTAGCATCTTATCAGGACACGACTTTCATTACTGATACTTTAGGGACAACCAATGGTGGACAAATTGATAATAACAAGTATCTTGGTACTTCAAGTGGTGTTAAGGTTAATGCGTTTGACAATGAGATTCTTGCTAATGTTCCTACTATCTCTGGAACATTGAATGTGAGATTTACATTTGATACCCCAGTAATGACACAAAACGGCGAGTTCAGAATTTTTGACAGAGCGGACATAACCTTACCAGCCACAGGCGTCACCTGTTGGGTAGCTATGATCGGTAACGGCGGTTCTGGTGTCAACCAGACCACTGGGGAGGCTCAGGCGGGCCATAACGGATGGGCAGCACTGTCTGGAGCATCGCCAAAATGGGTGCTGTTGGCTAGTCCAGGAGAGTCTGGTTTAAGTCCGAACGGTACGGGAACCAACGACGACAGACATGACTGGTATATATCATTGTCGGCTACACCAACATCTATCGGGTCGAAAACAGACTTTGGGGCTTATGTCGCCCTCGAATACCTATAAGTTAATTGTAGTTTAATTCAAGGAAAAGCCAGATTTATTCTGGCTTTTTCTTTTTTATAAAATAGTGTATAAAATAGAGGAGCATTCTATATGAACCAGAGAACATATTGCATGGATGGCGTCACCCTCTGTGATTCGGTTCAGGAATCAAAAATTGCAAACTGGCTTTATCTAAATGGAATCACCTTTGAAGCCCACAAGAAATTACCAAAACCATCAAGACAAAAATGTGATTTTTACTTGCCGGATTATCAACTATGGGTGGAATGGGACGGGTTGATGGCCGTAAGACAACTTTCTTCAGATCACGCAGATCTTCGGGCAGATAGAAAAGTATCATTTTATAAAAGCCACGGAATGAAATTTGTGGTCTTAAACAGAGAAAATAATTGGGAGTCTTTATTGCATGAGGCTATTTTTTTGTCATAGGATGTGAAATGAAATTCCTTAACACTCAAAAAGTATTGACTGGATTACTGGTGAGCTTATTGGGTCTGGTTGGGGGAGTAGCTGCCGCATCCTATTCTGTAGGAGTAGAAAAAACTAAAATTACACAAAAGGTTGAAGAGCACGAAAAAGCGTTGCTTGAGATAAATACATATCTTAAAGAAATAAGTCAATCTATTCGCGCTATAGAACTGGATGTGGCTGTCCTGGCTGACGAACATGCCAATCGAACAACCCCTTAATTGCTTCCGTTAACAGGATACTTAAAACCACAGCCTCCCCATCTGAAATTGCGTGTTTGAAATTAATAGAAGCGTCTGTTCCTTTTTTCACACTTAGTCCAATATAATAACCAGCATACATTCCTTTTTCAAATTTCAATACGGCGTTTCCATCTTTATTAGAATGAAATAAGCCCTTATATTTATCGTTATCCTTTTCTTTCGGACCAGCACCATTTTTAACACCGTCTAAAACCGATAACAGTTCTCCCATATCTGTTACGCCCAATTTGAACACAAGCTTTTTTTTCCAATTAAATGTTGCATTTCCATTCTCGTCTTTTGTTGGAAGTTGTGCTGCTATCTCGAAAAACACACACCCCTTGTCTTTTGAAAATTCAAATTGCGAGGCAGCGCCACTACCGTCTGGTTTAGCTTTGTATATTTTGTAAGATTCTATGAATTTAGTTTCCATTTTTCTTCACCCTTATCTTTTCAATTTTTCTTGTACGTGTCCAGTTTGTCTCATATTATTGAGATTAGATAAAACAACCAATCCTTCACAATGTTTTAGATATTTCATATCTACTACGCCATTATTAACAACAGAAGAAATCTCTAAATCATCAAGCAATTTCTTTATTGAAATACCGAGTCGATCACTTAAAAGTCTGATAGCTGTTATTTGTCCTGTATTAATTAGTTTATTAGCATCATCTACTTCTTCGTCTTTTGTAACCCCGATTTCTTCCGCAGAAACAACTCTCTTAAGTTTTAATGCTGCACGATATGCTCTACCCTTTGCTCTTGTATCGGCCATTGCCACTGGATAGATTGCAAAATCTTTGGTACAGTTTGACGGACACGCATCGGCTAACGCCTCGAAAATTCGTCCATCAGAAAAAACAATACTAGCCTTAGCACAAGCCCTTTCTCCATTTTCCATTGTTGGGGCAGATACAAGTTCGCATTGTTCTCTCGATACTTCCCCAAGCAATAGTTCTGCAACACGTCGCAACCCTTCGAGACGTGGATGTTCACCATCCATTTCATCATCCTGGAACAACCCTAATACATATTGTGTCCACGCAGGACTGGACGGTTCGGGTATGTCATTAACATTTACATCTACTGTTGTAGAAGCATCTTCTTCCGGAGGAGGATCAACCTTGACCGCATCATCTGATTCTAAATCTTGTTTTAATTTATCTAAAATAATCAAGGAATCTTCTCCGCGCTTTTCTTCTGCCAACATTTCCTTTAATGCTCCAAGCTTTAAACCAGAAATTTCTTCTTTGTCACATCCCATCATCAACAATTCTTCAACTATGTCAGACTTTTTCATTCTTCATGTCCTCGACTATGAACTTTATTATTTCAACCAAATTAAAAGATTTTATCACCTCGCTATTAATTAACTTAACCCTTGGATCGTGACTCCATCCTTCTACGCTATTATACGAGTAAATGTAAATATTTTTTGATCTACTATTAAGGGCTGATTGAAGCGTAGAATTACTAGTAACTATCAACGGAGATGTCCACGAACAAATAAAGCGTATATCTAAAATTGGGGCCAAAACAAAGATGCACGGCTGATCTAAATCATGGGTAAAAATCGACACGTCTACGCCGGCGAAGTTATTAAAAATGTAATTGATGTTGTTAAATGAATCAATATTCATTTGTGATTTTCCTAGATTATCGAACAGTATTGCTGTTGAAAACAATTCGCTATCCAAAGACATTCCCAATCTTTGGAAAAGAATTTCTCCATCCCTTTTTCTTTTTTCAGCTTCTTTCTTTTTATTATCCATTATCAATAATCACATTTACTGGGCATGACAAGCAAATTCCTGATAATTCTTCTTCTCTTAGGTTTTCCGTAAAAGTTCTGAACGCTTCTGTCGGTCGCGTTAATGTCTTATAGGCATCTGTTATATAAAGTCCGTACACTTGTGGGAAAGGAAGAACAATAGTTTTGGCAATCCTATTCATGAATGGCCAAAAGACAAATCTTGTGTCTTTATCATTCACTTCTTCTGTCATCGTTATTATATCTTTTCCAGATAAAATTTTGTTACTAGGAACAACAACGAAATATTTTTCTTTGATTGTTTTGGATATTCTCTTCACAGTTTGTTCTGGTTTTTCTTCTTCGTGACTTGGAACAAGAACGTCCAGATTTTTTAGACCTTTGTGATTTTTGAATATATCAATTATTTGCGATCTATTAGTTTTTCTTGTGACATCTGCTATGATAATTCTTTTACATAAAATAGGAATATTATAAGAATCAATAGGGCTTACTGGATATGAACTATAAGTTAAACTACGCCCAAGAGATTGAAGGTTATCGTCGTCACTATGAATAATAACAAGATCAAATTCTAGCTTAGATTCTTGTATAGCTAATTGTATTAATTTTTCCTGTGTTGCGTTCTTGTTCTTGGCCCATTTTTGGGAACGCCAGTATCGACAAAACCCAACAGCGTATGCGCATTTAGAAGTATTTATAAAAAATTGGTTAGCTAGACATTTATTATCTTTAAAATGGCAACATTTATTACAATCGCTAGCGATCACCAAATTCTCCTAATCAACCAACGTAGCACATGGAGTATCAATTGTAGAATAAAATATCTCGTTCCACTTTTCAATGAAATTTGTGTGGCCGAACTTGTCTAAAATTGTTTGTCTTGCGTTATTTCCAATTTTTCTTGCTAAATCTTTATCGTTCATCAACTCTTTGCAACGAGAAACCATTTGATCTATATCGTTCGTTATGAAACCATTTTCACCATCTACTACGACATCTTGTATGTCTGTGGTTTTAGTTGTAACAACAGGACAACCAACAGCCATAGCTTCTAATAATTCATAAGGACAAGATAGCCACGTCGAAGTATTGAGAAAAACAGAACATCTCCTATAGTAATCAACTAATTCATTCAAGTCTTTGGCTGGCGCAGAAAAGCCAGGAGACATTCCGATTAGAAACAATTTTATTTGTTTCCCTATCTTTTCCAGTATATCGAAACCAGTCGGACCTTTTCTGTTCTGAAAATAATCTACGTTTAACAGAACTTTGTTGTCGCAACCTGTCCAGCCATTGAATATATCTGTGTCCACACATTTCGGCATAATCATAACATCTTGTTCGTCAAGCCCCCATGCGTTACACACAAACTTGGAACAAAAAATTTGCTTATTGCTAATTTGATCCGCTAACGCCTGGATGACAAACTGATTCATTTCTGGAAAAGGCAGAAAATTATTAACGGATATAATAGGACAACTAATACTATTGACTATTTTTAATAGATATGGATAGTCTCTAGCTCTTTGCTGACATATCACTAAGTCAATGCCCATATTTACTTGGTCTTTAGCTTCTCCTGGCAGCAAGAGAATACAGTTGTCTGGTTTTTCTCTTATTGCTGGGTTCCACATTGGGGTATTTGGTACATTCAAATAATAAAAATTGTGTCCAGTTTTTGCGAGCATGTCTTGAAATTTTTCTTCGCAATTGACAGTGAATATGTTCAACTTGTCATTGTCTGGTCGATTAATACCCCGAAGGATTGAAGAAAATTGTGTTGCCATTATTTTTCCTAATTCGTTATAAGTTGACCATTATCGGTTAAAATTGTTACTTTTATCAATCTAATCATTCAATAATCCCTTTAAAATAATACCCACATTTTCATGAGAAAAAGCCCTGATCCTTTTTTCCGCAGCAAGACCCCTCTCCTTTAAAGTTTCATTCCCGTATTCTAAATAGGCTCTTTTAAGAGTTTCTACGAAAGATGGTAAGCAAATATCGAACCATTTTTCTGATCCAGTATACATATCATTAAAGCCATTTAATTGGCCAAAACAATACGTTAATTGTCCCTTAACTAACCACCCACAGTCAATTTCTCCGGGATATATGAATGTCTCTTTGTTGGGTTCCCAATATCTATAAGCCTGCACATAACACAATTCTGGATGAAATCCCCAATTGCTTAAAATGACTGGATTTCCATATCCCATGGCGTCCATCGCAGGAATGTTTCCTCCTTCTCCGTGACTTGTGGAAACAAATACGTTGCAGGACGCATGAAGTTGTGATAATTGTTCGTCTGATAAACGCTCCACAAGAACCATTATTGGGGGATATTTATTTTCTTCGTTGTGTATATGAGTAGCCTTTTTTATATCGAGGATTAGCTTCCTCATTGTCTGCATTCCCCTTTCGGGCTTAAATCCTGGTACACTCGTCTTGATTACTAAAAGTACATTTTCCTGGTTTGTGAACGCCGCATAATATCCTCTTATTAAACCGGCAATATTTTTTCTTCTTGTATTTTCTCCAATAAAATAGAAAACACATTTATCTTTTGCCGCTTCAAGTTTTGATATGTTCGGTTTATTATTGTACTTTTCTATATCGCACGAATGAGGGAAAATTTTTACTGGTACTGTTACTCCGCTATTTAAACAGGCGGTTTGGTTTTGAATACTTGGAACCCAAACTTCTGTCATTTGATTTAATGAGTCAACCCATGTTTTACAAATAGTATTGGTTTCCCAATCAAAAATACCTATATTTCTTATGGTTTTAAGTGGGACGTATGTGACTGGTAGACAATGCTGAATAACAACGTCTACATTTTTCAAGTTTTTTTGTTCTAGGTGTTTAACTACACACACTTGTTTCGGAGGAGACTGCTCCATTCTGACGGGGCGACACACAACATCGTATCCCATTTTTTCCAACGCAAGTATATTGTCTCTTGCCGCATGAGCATATCCGGTCCCGTCTCTGTAAACCGATAAGTAGGCAATTTTCATTAAAACACCTCGAACTTAAGTTTTGACTTATCAACATTGATCATAGCCACTCTTTTTTCTTCGGATTGATTTCTGTGGCTTAAAATTTCAAGAAAATGATCTACCAAAGATTGTCTGTTCGTTGCTATTTTTTGACTACCTACAATTCTAAAACCAGCATTAAGATGTTTTACCCATTCAGCGGAGAAGGCGGTGTTTACCATTTCTGGTCTATGAAATATACTCACCATGACCCAGTTTACAAACTCTACGGAATCAAATTTATCAAAATTATCTGGTTTTGTAATCTCGGTCGTTTCTATTTGTGCAATGGGATTCAACCACGTTAAGTTTGGATCTTTGATTTCACACTGGTTCAAAACATTTACCCAAATAGCCGCTGTTCTATCCCAAGAAAAGCGAGGAAGTTTTTCCTTTTGTCCATATACGTCTACTAGTTCCGTTGCGTATTTCACGGTTTCCTTCGACATTTCTTTTCTTTTTTCAGCAGAGAATCTAACGAATTTATCTAATTTTTGTACGAAGTCGTCGTTGTTCGGAAGAGCTCTTCGTTGCTCTGTCTCCGTAATACTTTCGTAAAAATATCTCCCAACTTCTATGGGGATGCTTGTTGGACAAACAAGGTGATCTTCCATAGCAGAATATCTAACAGCCGCTATTGGGGTTCCACAAGCCATTGCGTCGTTACACGGCATACCATAGCCCTCTGATACGCTATATTGAACATACAGATCAAACAACCTCATTATTTCAGCGAGAACTTCTCTTGATGGAGAAGAATCGGCATTTGGAGGATGTGCTGCTTTTTGTCTGCATCGTCTACACACAGCCCATTCCCCCTGAAAGAAACTTGGATAAACGGTTCCACAGTTGTTACATACATATGTCATTAAAACCTTTGTGCCAACCTTGAATTCTATAATTGCTCTTCCTATGTCATAACCAACGTCTGGATAACTTGTGTGCAAATATAAAAATGTCTTTTTAACTAAATCTATGTGTCCTTTTGTTTTTGCTTTATATACCCATTTAGAGAAGGCTTCTACTAAATCATAATATAATTTTCTTTTTTGATTTCGCATGACCGTACCAATAATTATTGTACCTGGATCAATACTAAGTTTTAATTTGTGCGCCCCTTTGTCGTCTGGTGGTTTAAAAACGTTCAAGTCTGATCCGGGGGACGCAACGGTTATCATGTTTGTTCCCTTGAACGCATCTTTTTTCATTATGTCCCACGCCCACTGAGAGTATGTCAGACACCCATCGCATCTTCTATAGATATCTAGCCACAAATCTCTTTGTGGAATTCCATCTATAGTTAACATCCAATACCAAATAAAATATTTACGAAACACAGACTTGTCTATAAATTCGTCCATCCAATAGTCACGAATAGAGAGAACAATATCTGGTTTAAAATGCAAACAAACATCATCGAATCTCCATGCTCCGAATTGATTTATTGGATTAGACTTATAGGCTTCGTGCCCCTCTTCATCACCTTCTCCTGGGGCGACGGTATAAATTTGCCATGGAACCGACTTTATTCTTGCGTCACCGTCGCGTCCATACGCACCTAATTCCGCTATCTCGAACTCACCAGTGTCATAAATTCTTTTGATAACTTCGTGCCAATATGTTGCGAAACCAGTTGCAAGAAAAGAAGCTTCGCCGACAAAAAGAACTCTTTTCTTCCTAGACATGTAATTTATCTCTTATTTTCTTAAACATTCTACATTTTTCTGTTCTACTTTTGTCTGTTTCGTCCGTTAATAATAAGTCCATTTCTTCTTCGGAGAGTCTGTCGTTAATTTCCATCAAATCCACTGGTTGTCTCATGTCTTGTATATCGTCACGTATTTCATTAATCGACATAGAAAGTTGTTTTAATTCCATCAATCTTTCATAAGATATATTTAACGTTCTGGCAATATATTCTTCTGTTTTACCATTATTAATATGCTGTCTAATTTTAGATGCTAAAACTTTATCTACAAATGAAGCATGTAGCGGTCCTGTAGATTTAATAGCCTCGTTTCTCATTTCGTGACTTATTGACGCACAAACATATGTTTTGAATGAACCTTTTTCTATTTGCCATCGCTTACAAGCCTTCCACAATGCGATTAGTCCTATTTGCGTATAATCGTTGCGCGACAAATAGCTGTTGTGATAGATGATGGATACCCTACGAGACAAGCTATTGATAAACCTAATATATTGCTTGTAGTTAGAACGGAATTTCTTCATTCTCTTCCGCCTCTGATGGTACTGTTACTGGTTCTGGTTGCGGCTGTGATTTAACAGCAGTAGGCTTTGTCTTTTTGTTTTGGGGAGGAGCAGGAGCGGGAGCGGGAGCAACTTCCTTCTCCACAGAAGCAGCAACGACTGTTTCCCCATTTGTTTTTTGTACGACTTCAAAACTATTCAAAGTTAACACAAGAACCGTTCTTTTATCACCCTCCGTACTAGTCCATGAATCTTGTTTAATATAACCTTCAACAAAAACAGGAACACCCTTCTTGACAAATTGTGCAAACTTTTCGGCTCTTGGTCCAAAAATTTGACACTTAACAAAAGACACTTCCTTTTGCCACGCCCCATCCTTGTCCTTATAACTCTTATTGAAGGCTAAACTTACGTTAGCCACGCTCGAAGTACCAAGTGGTCGCATTTCACTATCGGTTGTGGCGATCCCAACCCCATAAGCCTTGAGTTCCATTTATTTCTCCTTTAAAAACACTATTTCCATAAGATATTATACCTGTCACTCAAATTAATTTTCGAAGATCTGTAATAATTATTGATCCATTCTGTTTATGTCCAAAAATCATACAAACTAATGTGTCTTTACAAAGTCCATGAATTTTCTCATAAGTGTCTGGAAAAACTACCGCATGATCAATACTGTACGAAGAATCAGATATTGTAAGAAAACACATTGGCGCACCAGGATTTTTCCCCTTCTTTGTCTTGGTGTGTTTTACGGAATCTATTACAGCACAAACCGAAAAACTTTCGCCGTTCAAAGCCTTAATTAAATCTAAACAATTGTGTGAAGCAGCACTATCATCTGCGTCGTCAGAAGGAGAACAACTTAAAGAAATACCAAGGAAATATTTTTCTGCTGTTGATTTACCAAGATTCGTGTCTATTTCATCTTTTGCTAATTGATTCAATTTACCTTCGATGACTTTTAATCTTTTCGGCCCGACGCATGATTTGGAGGAGGATTCGTCATAACCATTTTCTTTTAATTTGTTGATAATATCAAGCTTGGTCATTCCAGAAAAATCAAATGTTTCCCCTAGAATATTTTTAGACCATCCTATAATATCATCTTTTTTCATAGACGATAGAGACTTGCCTGGCATTTTTGACGCTTGTTCAACCATTTCGGTTAGAACATCTCTCATAGTTTTGTCGTCGCCATCGAACAACTTATCAAAAAACCAATCTCTCTCCTTGTCTGTCAAGCCCCTAATTTCTTTATTTTTACCATCCTTGTCCCTGACAGACGTGCCAAATAGAATTTCTAGTTCTTTTACCATTTGCGATCTTTCCATTTGGTAACAGTCACAGGCACCGGATTTTATTAAAGCAATCCCAACGCTTCTATGGATAAGAGGTAACGATTTTAAAAACTCGTTCCACGTAGATAAAGATTCCTTGCTTTGTTCTACGATTTTAGATATCGCAGATTGACCAACCCCCCTTATATTTGAAAGACCAAATTTTATACCGCTGTCTATCATTTGGAAGTGGACATTACGAACCCTAATATCGGGCGGAAATACATCTATCCCAAACAATCTTGCGTCCTGTACTAGCTTATAGACCTCTTCTTTGGGATCGGATTTGTAATTAGAGAATGTTAAATAACTAGTAAAAAATTCGTTTGGAAAGTGTGTTTTTATCCAAGCCGTTGTATAACTAAGCATCCCATAACTTATGGCGTGGGATTTATTAAAAGAATATCTTTGACTTTTTTCAATCCATCCAAAAATTTGTTTTGCTGTATCTGTTGATACCAATCCTTTTTTAAGACACCCATCTATGAATTTGATTTTTAATTTTGCCATTAGCTCTGGTTTTTTCTTACCCATGGCTTTTCTTAGTTCGTCTGCGTTCTCTAACGAGAATCCCGCAACTTCTGTTGCTATTTTGATGGCTTGTTCCTGATAGACCAAACAACCGTAAGTGTCGCCCAAAATATCTTTGAGACGTGGGTGCAAATAATTGGGTTGTTTTCTACCAAATTTTATATCTACGTATTCTTCAGATTGTCCACTTTCTAAACAACCCGGCCTCACCAATGCGGTCAGCGCAGCTAATTCCTGAATATTTGATGGCTTGACTTTTCTAGCCCATTCTTGTCCAAGTCTAGTTTCCAGTTGAAAAACACCCGTAGTAAAACCAGAGGATATTAGTGCCCAAACCGCAGCGCAATCTAATGATATATTATTTGAATCGAATTTGCCTTTTTCGACTTGGCAATCACAAGAAGAAAATTTAATCGTGTCCATATTCTATTATACCAGCAAAGCCATTAGATTTGTTAGCCGTCGTACATTCCAAGCAATCTGAATCCGCCTCGTCGGTCCCTAACGTAATCTGTGCCAGGACAACCTAGAGGATAATAGGTTTTACTAACGCCACAGTTTTTTATACATTTTATTGTGATTCTATCTGTACAAGATTTATCGTGATCTATTACAAAAATACTGCCACAAGCGCATCTATATTTATGTTTTTTCATTTTTATCTCTTATCGACCCTAAAAGTCTTAAAATATCAAAACTCCCATCCGAAGATACTGGCACTATCTCTTTTATTCTATCGGGAAAATGATCCCAATAAACGATACTTTTACCACTAACATCTTCTTTCCATGGTGTTGTTAATTTAATCGCGTCCGTTAAATAATTTACCAATAATGAAAATGAACCTTGGCCAGATACAAATATGTCGGATGCGACAAGATGATAAAATGTTGAAAATACATCTTCGTCTATGTGTAATTTTATTTGTCGTTTGTCGGGAAGACGGTGCGATGATAAAACTCGCTTTTCTTTCTCTAACATATCCCATACATATATGTGGAATGTAATGTCTTGTAGCTCTTTCATGTTGCTCAAATTTTCTATTATTTTGAAATAATGATCAAGGCCCATCCATCTTCTATATCCATTTGCTTCTGTGACATCGCCTCTTCGGATGTGAATTCCAATATTTGTTGTGTCTTTGTCGAAATAACACTTAAAATTTTTGACTTGTTTGGAGTTATTGTATTTTCGTTTTAGGTCGTTGTTTTCATAAATATCCCAGTCTATATCAATAAATTGTCCATCTGCCTGGCTACTTACTCTAAATAGAACATCGAGATCTTGGTTAAGCCCAGGATCTTGTATTAACTTCGCAAATTTTATATCGTCCCATGTAGTTTTTCCTTTCCACAACCAAGGAAGTTCTATCTCTTTACACCCCTTGGGAACATCACTTGTCGCCAGTTCGCCTTCGTGAAAGTTTAAAAAATCATTCCACGCTTTCACTGGCGTTGTTATTTGATAGAAGTTTGTTCCTTTTCTGTCAAACGTTCCATCTGTTTCTCCCTGAAATGGCTGATAAACGAATTTTAGATTATATTTTTTAGCTAAAGTATATGGCACTAAAAAATTGCTAAATTGATGGCCTATTCCTGCTGCTCCACCATTATTAGCCTTCGGGTTAGATACTATGTATTTCATTGTGGTTTAATCCTTTCAAATAAAACATTACATGTATTAGTGCGAAGCTTATTGAAACCTGGCAACAATTTTACCAGATCTCTTTCGTAAACTCCATCTTCCCACATATTCCCGGTACATTCTGTATATAAGTATTTTGTTATTTCTAGAGTTTCTTTTGCCCCATCAAGGAATTTGCGTTCTGCGCCATTAACGTCTGCCCATATTAAATCTATGTTTTTTATTCCTTCTTGTTTTATAAAAGTGTCCAATCTTCTACCAAAAACACTAACTCCTTTTCCAAAAGGAATATCTGGATGTGCCCTCAAATGTTCTTTTGGTTTATTTAAAGATCCAGAGCCGCTCCAGTCTGTTATTCCCTCCTTAATCCAATGTGGAACCCCATGGCTTTCGTAAAAAATAGTTGGTCCATCAACATCTGATATTGCTTCTTCTATCAACTTATATCTATCTCCGCAGCCCCATAATGTAGACTGGTTTTCTGACAACTCCTTGATCTTTTTTATATTTCTTGGGTCTGGTTCAAAGCTAAATACCTTGGACTTTGGAAAAACACTAAGAAAATTTCTTGTGTCCTTTCCGTCATAAGCCCCTATTTCTATAATCAACGGGTTATCTTTGTTAATTAACCCGCCTATATATCTAATTATGTCTAGATTCATATTATGGTCTACGCTTGTCACTTTTCACACTCCGTGTTTAAGCTTATCAGTGTCCCGTTTTCAAAATCCATTTTTGGAATATAGGCGCGAGAACAATCGTCATGTTGTGAATGCTCCGTGTTTCTCCAATCCCACAACCTAATATTTTTGAATCCTATTTTTTCTAACAAATTTTTTAAAGAAACAAAATCGTAGCATGTTTTATGATATATTGTTCCGTCGCCCATTTGCATTTTTCCATAAAGCGGCCCCAAGAAATTATCTAACGAGAACATCCTTGAAAAATATAAGCGTACCATTTGTTCAAAATCTGGAACAGCTAAACGAAGAGTTCCTCCTTGTTTTAAAACCCTAAACCATTCCTCTAACACAAGCACGACTTCCGCTCTGTCGAAATACTCAAGAACATGAGAAGCATAAATTATATCAGCAGAATTATCTCCAAAAGGTAACTTTGTGACATCGTGAGAATGTAGGTATGGGAAATCTCCTCCGTCTATGCTTGTCCAGTCTGATCCAAAATCTCTTTTCCCACACCCCAAATGAAGTTTCACTATATGAACTCCTTGTCTTCTGTTTGGCCGTGATACGGCCCCGTTTTGTATTCGTACACAACCGTATCGTCATCTAACGACATATAGTTATGACCGCCCTCTAGTGTGATAGAGCAATCCAAAGAATGCAATACTATGTCATCCCTCAAAATCTTATTGTCGATATCGTACAGGGTAACTTTTACCCTTCCTCTTAAGACAACCCACGACTCCTGTGCAATCTTGGTTTCATTAGAATTTTTCCATTTATGTTTGTGTGGTTTAAAAGTTTGAAGTTCACGAAGTCTGATTGTTGCCATCTGTATAAAATTATGACAAGGCACAACATCTTCTCTTCCTTCTTGAATATCAAGAAACCTATTTATTATATGTAAAAGCTTTCCTGGTATAACTTTTGAATATATGTATTCTGCCATAATTTATTTACTTTACTCTAATGGCCCCTGTCCACTTACTGCTCGATTGTATGCCTGATTTTCCGTAGTAACCAAGCCAGTATTCAACCATCTCATCCAATAATGTTTCAAACGTATATTTTGGTTTCCATCCAAGAATAGTCCTTACTTTTGTAGAATCTCCTCTTAGAAAGTTTAATTCTTCTGGTCGTAGAAGTCTTGGATCTTGAACAACAAACTTTCTATAGTCCATACCAAGTTTACCGAAAACATAATCGCAAAGTTCTCTAACAGAATGGGCTTCGCCAGTAGCAACGGTAAAATCATCTGGTTCTTTGTGGCTTAGAATCATTTGCATCGCTCTTACATAATCATAACTGTGTCCCCAGTCTCTACTTGAATCCATATTTCCAAGCGTCAAAGTTTTTGTTAACCCAAGACTTATTTCTACCGCCCCCATGACAACTTTAGAAGTTACGAAATTACTTCCTCTGCGTGGGGATTCGTGGTTGTGAAGTATTCCATTAGAACAGAATAAGCCAAAGGCTCGGCGATAATATCTTACCATATTAAAACTAAAAAGTTTAGAGCATCCATAGACACTCACCGGGTCTTTTGGTGTCGTCTCTCTTTGAAATTTATCTTCGTCAAAATTATTTCCGAAAATCTCAGAGCTACTTGCTTGATAGAATTTAGCGCTTGGAGCAAACTTACGAAAAGCTTCTAGCATATTGGCTACGCCCAAAGCATTAATTTGTACTGTATAGATTGGTATATCCGCACTTATTCTTACGTGAGACATAGCACCCAAATTATAGATTTCGTCTGGTTGTGATTCTTTTATGACTTTTTCTATGGAAGACCCGTCAGACAAATCTCCATAATAGGTATTTAACCTTTTAGATAAATGACATATTCTACTGTCCTGATTTTCTGCTACACTATGTCTGCGCAACATTCCATGAACATCATAGCCCAAATCCAATAAATGTTCTGCTAAATAAGAACCGTCTTGTCCACTTATACCAGTAATAAGTGCAACTCTTTTTTTGCTCATTTTACACCTTTCGTGTCTGTATAAACCCTTTTTATTATCTTACATATTCTTCGAATTTGCCTACTCGTCAAATCTAAGCTCGACGGTAAATATACTAGTTCTTCGGATATTTCTTTTGCGCCTGGAAATTTAGCTCTTGTTTTATATACTGGGTTGTCCGAAATACATTTATAGTATTTTGTTGCTTGAATATTTTCTGATTTTAATGCTTCTATTATTTCGTTGGCAAAATGGGTTCTGTAGACCACCATCCACAAACTTTCTTTGTCTATTGTATTCGGAGAAAATCTGTAAGGTCTAATCCCGTTTATGTAATAGTTATTGAAAACTTGCCATCGTTTTTCCAGTAGGACTTTAATATCCCTTAATTGACTTAGAACATAACTTGCTTGAATATCACTGTATCTAAAATTGACGCCAATATGCTTGTGTAGACGATCTTTTCTCCATTGATCCCCATGGTCCCTGATCTGTCCTAATCTTTTGGCTACCTTGTCATCGTCCGTCACCACAGCCCCGCCCTGACCCCCTGTAATCAATTTAGGGACACTAAAGGAGAACACCCCTACATTTCCTGTCCTGCCCGCATACGGCATCCCAATTGACTGGCATGAATCTTCTATTATTGGTATGTTATGTGTACTACAGAATTTTTTAACAGCCCCAATATCATCTCCGTAATATGCGTTGTGATTAACGAATATTACACAACTGATGTTTTTATTAAATTTCAATTTATCTACATCTATACAAAGCGTGTATGGATTTATGTCTACAAGCTTTACTTTATATCCCATGAATCTGGCCGCATTTGCTCCCGCCAAGAAGGTGTAGGCGGGGAATATAATTGTAGACCCCCTTGGGAGTTTAAGGGCTTCAATAGCCATGATTAGCGCAACTGTTCCGCTCGTGGTTGTAAAGCAATATTTTGAACCAGTTAATTTCTTGATTTCTTCTTCCAACAAAAGACATTCTGAACCCGGACCCAAATTGCCTTTGCGAAGAGTTTTAAATACAGCCCATGCATCTTTGAATCGACATAATGGACTAAATTGAGATATTTTTTTCATACTAAAACTTTTTCATTTAAACTATTATACAATTCTATTAGTTTGTTATTTGCACAATCTTCTGGACTGAAATGCATCAACTTCTTGTCTGCAAAATTTTTGTCTATTCTATGTCCTACGAAATCTGACAATGTTTGAACACCAATCCCATTTGCTAAATTTCCACAATTAACAAAAAACATATCTAGGTTTGAATAGTGGTGCAAGATGTATGTATATGTATTAAACCATAATTTTTCGAGGAAATCTTTATTTGCAACAGTTGCTTGTAAATATTCCGCATTTTTAATTATGTGAGATATGCTTTGCAGAAATTCTGACGGATGCCTAAAGACACAAATAAATTTACAGTTTTGTAAATAAGGAAGCCAAACAGGTAGGGTATATGAGAATCGCGGGTCTTTGAATAGAAATGGTTGTACGGAAATTAGTTTGAGTATTCTTTCTTGCACGCTTGCATTTACATACGCGGGATCAATGTTTTTATGACGAGGATTGCGGCGAGAATCTTTGTCAAATAGAAAGCATTCATTAAGTTTTTTAGATTCTGTAATCACTGTGTCGGTCTCTAAAGTAGCAAGCCATCCTTGTGGTGAGTTTACTTTTGTTCTTATCACATCTACTTTTGGACACGACCATAGAATATCGTCATTCAAGCCATTTACTAATGGTGTTTCAAAATATCCTTTTTCATTAAATTTATCTGCGAGGTTCCCTGCCCCCCCGATGTTATAGCTTTGTCCAGAAGTAATTGCTCCGGCCACAAGGCTAGTTCCACTTCTTCCGCATCCAAGAATTATTATATTCTTAGCCATTATTTTCTCGTTCTTGGATTTCGTGTTCCATACTAGCTACTTGCCATCCAATTCTCCAGTCCATGTAATCGTTTTCTTCTACCCCTTTGTCGTATGGATTGACAATTAAACCGTCACTGTTGGTAAAAGCGTCTTTGCCTAATCTGAAAGCTTTTTCGTTGAATAAATTTGGCGAATTAACCATTTTTCTTTTCCCATTCATCATAAAGGTAGTTGGGATCTCCTTCTCCCCATTCGACCCCTTCGTTTCTTACTATACCTTCTCCACGTTTTTTATTATACAAAATTGTATTATTTCTAAATCTTTTTTTATCTTCCGTATCGGTGTAAACTTGAGGCTTTGGGTGCCAGAGATGAATTGGACGACAATTTTGATCAAAATATTGTGCTAATCCTGATTTCATTAATCTGTTGTGCATATCAGCATCAACATACCCATATGTTTTGAAATCTTCGTCATAACCACCAAGTTTCCTAAAAGCTTCCATTGGGGCACAGTGACCAAAATGCCAGCATACGTAGCTTCTTTCGTCTATTTGGTGTTCATGAGTTCTTTTTTGCAATTCTTCTGCGTTAATTTTACCACTAAAATATAAGTCCGTATCCTTTTTTTCACAAGAGTACGAGAGTCCGCCGCAACGATATAAAACTTCAGGATGATCAAAACATCCTTTTATGAAATCTCCAGTATAAAAAAGCTCTGGATCTTTTTGGGCAAGCATTTTTGATTGTCCGTATTTGATTACAATATTTCTCATAAAAGCGTCTCCGCGCTCCCACGGTGGAGATCTATCGAAAGTAAAATAATGTAGATTTTTTGCTTCTAGGTCTGAAAAATCTTCATGAATACTATCGTTAGCTACAAGGATCATCCATTTATCTGATGGAACAACAGTTTTTATGAGTGAGTCTAATACTCTTCTAATGTAATTTCCACGGCCAAAATTTGGTACGAGCAAGATTAAATCTCTATTTGTTATAGACCAATCAAAAGTTTTGTGTGTAATCACTTTATCCTTCCCCCCAATTAATCTTAAGATTTCTTACAACGTTTTCGTCTCTTTTTTGAGAATATACGTCTTTCATTCCTTGATGGTTAGTGTTTATAGGTCCATGCCACAAATGAATTGGACTACAACTTTCGTCATAGAATGGTTTTAGTCCACATTTAAGCAATCTGTCATACATATCATGATCTTCTGGTCCATATGATTTAAAATCTTCATCGTAGCCATTAATTCTTCTAAAATAATCTATTGGTACGCAATGACCATAATGCCAATAAGTATATGTATTTTTCGGTATTGTAAATTTTATAGATGCCCGGATCAATTCTGCTTCGTCTATGAACCCGTTAAAAAAACTATGTTTTTGATATTGTTTGGTTACGTATGCCAATCCCCCACATCTGTATAAAACATCTTGGTGATCTAAACAACCTTTTATAAAATCTCCTGTAAATAAAATTTCAGGATCTTTTTGTGCAAATAGCTTACATTGACAACGTTTTATGGCTATGTTGCGAATAAAAGCACCGTTACGTTCGATAAGAGGAGATCTTTCAAACGTAAAATAATGAACATTCTTCCATTGCAAATCTTCTAGTGGTTCGTGGAACCCATCATTGATAACCAAGACTACCCACCTATCTCTTGGAACGGATGTTCTAACTAAATTATCTATAGTTCTTTGTATATAGTCCGCTCTTTGAAAGTTCGGTATAAATATAACTAAATCTTTTTTTGTTACATCCCAATCGAAATTCTTAAAGGTTGTCATGTTTTTACCCCCTTAACAACTGTGTTTCCAAGAGGGCCGATATATTTTACTAGATTATGTTTTGTTAATAGTAGTTGTGCGTACTCATTTGCTCTTTCGGCCTTAACTTTTTCATAAAACTCATTTTTCCCGTCAAGTTTATCATACCCACCACCGCCACATGGGTGAAAATGATCTACTGTAACCCTATCACAATGAGCAACTTTTATTTTCTTAAAAGCTCTCAAAAAGAATACGCTATGTTCAACTACTTTAAAATCATCATCATATCCACCAAATGCTTGAATCGCTTCTTTTTTACCCATCCAAAAAGATAGAACTATATCGACCACTGGACAACCGAATTCAATTCCTTTATCTCTTCTCTCAAAGTGAGCTATTCCTCTCGCAAGTTCCGTTTCGTTAAGACACCCAAAGTAATTAGCAAATCCTGTTACATTTCCACCCACCAAGTCTATGTTTGAATTTTCTAATATATTTAACCATATTTCTAGTTGTGTGTGTGCTGTAAAAATAAAATCGTCGTCTAATGAAACAACATACGGGGTTGTAGCTGCGGCCATTGCTCGGTTTTTCCCATAAGAAATTCCGCTGTTATACGGCAACTTAAGAAAAGTAACATTTGGTCTTGTATTTTTAGACGGCACTCTGCTATCGTCAGCAACAATAATTTTAATTCCTGGATAAAATTTGTCTATGCTTTTAAGGAGCCTCTCTAAACACTTAGGTCTTTCGAAGGCTTTGATCATTATTGTAACATTATCAAGCGATCCTTTCATACCATCTCCTTTACAAAATTCTATCGGCGGAGAAATAACAATTTGTATTCCTTCTCGTATTACAGTAGCGGCTGGAAGCGTGGAAATTTGTTCCAAAACAGAGTCTACCGTAATCGGAACTGGAGTCAAAGCCGGAGCTAATCTTCTTTGTTTCTTTTCTTCTCCAGTTAGTTCGCGCCTTTGATCATGCTTCATATTATTTCCTTAAGAACAAGACCGCAGCCCTTTTTTCGTTACAATAATCGTCTTCTTTTCTCATAACAGAGGAGCATGACAAAAATGGGGTTAATCGGTGTGCTACGAATCCGCTATCTCTAAACCTTTTAGTAATATGATTTATGTCTGGAAGTTTAAGGCTCTGGTGAGTATCAATGTTACCAAAAAATACATCTGTTCTGGATTTGAGTGCGTTGGTTCCAATCTTAGTGTCTATTAAAACGGCCTCTTTGCTGGACGCAATAAGTTGGTCGATAAGGAAATCGTGTTCTTCTATATGATGAAAAATTCCCGCGCAAATTGTAAAATCGAACTTCCTTCCGTAGAAGGTATTTTGCCAAAAGGCAGGATCGAGAATATCACAATTGATAAATTCATACCTGTCTTCTGGCAAGAACTGATTTGAACTCCAATACAAGAGACCTTGAAGAATGTACTTGTTTCTTCCCTCTAGTGCAGTTAAACTTTTCGCACCGTATCCCGCATACTTAGAACTCCAATAAGATACGTTGGACCCAATATCTAATATACTCTTGTCTTTAAAATCATATTTATTTACTACTTGATTAACTAGTAGATTTTCTCTATATGTATTTCTTGCAGATAATTCTTGTGGAGACCGGGGGGTGCCGACACCTGGGATAACCGTTTCCCCTCCTATTTTTAATGGGTAATACCATGGATTAAGCATGTTAATAACATGATTTACATTTTGAACCCTTTTCTTTATTTCGCTAGAAGATACGCCTTTGTAGTAGGGTAGTGTGACAATCCTTGTATAATGCGGAATGCTGGATTTAATACTTTCCCTAAGTTCGTCATCGTGAGACTCGCTTTCCACAACAACATCTGGTTTTATGTGTAATATGTTTTTGACGGGAGAATATGTGTCTTGGCAAACTACTAAATCCACATATTTTATAGACTCTATTACCCTAACTCTTTCGTCCATCGACATGATTGGAGGATTTTTTCTCTCCATTACCGCTTCGTCTGTCAAAACTCCGACAACCAAGATGTCGCCTAAAGCCTTGGCATTTTTTAGATGAAGCACATGTCCGTAGTGAATTATATCTCCACAGACATAAGCATAAACTATTATCGGATCGGCTGATTTCTTATGCACGGTGGATTTCCACAGTGCCATCCCTTTACTGGCGTCTTCCATTCTCCGTACTGCTCCTTAAGATATTTTTCTATTTGTTTTACCACATTAACCTTCACACCCTTAAATTCCACTTCTTCAAATTCGTCGAAAACATCAGGAGAATAACAATAATACTTCTGCCCAGCATACCAAACTGAACACCATGTACAATTGACCCCTCTGTAATGAATAAACCATTCAATTTTAACCCTATTCCTGATAAAAGAAATCTCCATACCGATGTTTCTATTACCAAGTACGTGAGCAAGTTGAAATCCTCTTGCCTTCATTTCATCTATAAGTTCCTGTTGTTTTAAATCGGTAAGATCAGAAATACTTGCTCCAAGATCAATATCGTCATCGTGGGCAATAAAATCTTTTTCTCTATAATAGCCAAGGCACGTACCGCAAGTAAGCCATGTGAATAGACCAATTTTATTCGCTACTTCGTAAGCGTCTCTTAAATTATCGGTAGCATCTTTCACAACCTTTGGATCAGAACCAAACAATGGCGCTACCATCCCGTTATCCATATCAAATTCCCCTTCCCCATTCACAACCACCATTCGCTACCACGTCTAGTCTTTGCAAATCTTGTTTATATGTAGATTCATTGTCTAATATTGTCTTATGAAATCGTCTCATTATAGGATGACCTATGTGATAAGTAGTTGTTTCTTTATCTATTAACACAGGCGCTCCTGATTTCTTTAGTCTTTCGAGCATTTGCCAATCCTCATACCCATAACCAGCTCTATACTTTTCATTATACCCGCCCATATCTTTTAATTTTTGTGTTCTTATACAACAACCAGCATGAAAAGCCTGATTTCTTTTATCGCTTGCTTCCCATTGTCTTAAAATTGGTAATTTGGTTAAATCAATAAATGGATTGTCAATTATTCTTTGTGTATCACACTCATTTAATTCAACCATTCCTCGCGGTCTGTAAACAACATCGTTAAGACCCAAGATCTTAGAAATCATATCTCCTTCTATAATAATTTCTGGATCTTTTGTAGCAAGCCATTCGCTTTGACACCGTTTTATTACAAAGTTTCTAATCATACACCCATTACGTTCATCAGCGGGATCTCTCTCGAACGTAAAATATCTTAGATTAAAGTCCCGCTCTAAATCTTCCATTGGTTCATGCGGGCCATCGTTGACAATTAAAAACATCCATTTGTCTTCTGGAACAGAAGTCTTGAATCTCTTGAGGGTTGGGATTAAAAGATGTTTTCTTTTGAAATTGGGCACATAAAACACCAAATCCCTATTGGTACAAGACCAGTCAAAATCAGTTGCCGATTTGAACATACCTCGTCGTTTTCCTTACCTCTACCTTCCTTGTCAAGCTTTCTTTCTTTTCAAAGCAGCCGTCGCAGATAGCTCCTTGAATCCTATAATCCCTATGACTCATCATATCCTCTAATTGATCAAACTTGCTACCATAACCAAAATGTATTTCTATTGTTCCACCTTCTAAATTGGGTAACAAGCCTTCGTCGTCGTTCCCTGGTCCATTTGGATCGAACGGTATTTCTTTCTCGCAAACTATGCATCGCCATTCCCGCGAAGTAGTTGGTCTATTTCTACGCACAGGCTCGTCCTGATGAGGACAACAAACATTTGCTTCACACCCACAAGAATTGTATGTTTTTTTATCCATATATTATATCCTCAAACCCTTCCGATAAATCTGGTTTCTCCAATTGTTTATTTAATTCACAAATTACACTGTCGGGAACTTTCTTTTCGTTTCTTCGAAAGTTGTGTTGCAAACAAGAACCCAAGCTTTTGTCAAAATATAAAGCTATGATTTTAAATCCAAAAGCTTTACCAAATTCAATCCAATAAGTCCTACTTTCTTTATTTATAAGCCACGCACTCTCATCAAGTATTATACTAAGATTTGGATTTTTGGATAAAGCAAAAATTATATGGCCGACAATTTGTTTTAAATAATCTTCTTTATCTTTATTATATTGTTCTTTGTAGAACGCTAGTCTGAAATCATCTACCGAAATAACAACAATATTTTTTTCTCTTTCGGCTATTTTTCTTGACGCCGTTGTTTTACCAGATGCTGGCGGGGCTACGGTTAAATACAAGTACCTAGTCATCAACCTCAACACCTTCCTGTATTTCGATACTGCTATCTATTCCGTTGATCAAGTCTTGTGCTAACCACACTTTGTCCAAGGCAACAACCCCAAGAAAGTCGAACTTTACACATCCAAGAGCTTCACTAGACTCCATTTCTAAGCCAACAATTCTCGTCTTGTTTTTGGGGTCGTAAATAAGAGGCACGAGGTCATTAATTGGTACATCTGCTATAACGAGACCTGCTGCGTGACGGCTTTGTGATTTTTTAGTTCCTTCCAATCTCATACTTTGATCAAATAGTGGTTTGTACCACTGATAATATTCCTTCATTTTTTCTATGTTATCAATACTCCAATTTAAAATACCGTAACTAGAATTCTCTGTTTCTTTTCGTATTTTTTGTAAATCATCTATGATCGAAGCTTCATCTGGCATTAAACCAGTAATTTCATTGGATAAATCAAATGGGGTCATAGAGACTTCGTTTGGATTCTTGCCCTCTTTTGTTGCCTTAACTTTCATTAGATGTTTAACTAAATCTGGCTGGGCACGGAAAACTTCTTTAAGAGCGGCTTTTCCTTGAAGTCTACCGAACGTGACCATTTGAGAGACCTTATCTTCGCCCCATTTGTTAATCAAATATTCAACAACTTTTTCCCTAAACACCACACCAATATCCATATCTATATCGGGAAGACTAATATGGCCAGGATTTGTTTGGACGGATTTGTTTTCATCCAACTTGCAACACATCCTTAATGCATCCACGATATGTGAATTATTTGGATTTGGAAATTCTAATCCCAAAACCTGGTCCTCTGATGATGAACACATTGTTTGATTATTTTTGAATACTTCTAATATATATAACCACATCTTTGGATTATTATTATCTATCCAATCAGCTTCTTCTTTAAGTAATTTTTTATTATGTATACTTTTGTATTTTAAATTACATTGGATAATTAAATTCTTTATTATATTTCTTGTATCATCAATTTTTTCTTGAGTTATAGAATCGGAATTATCTGATAACCATTCCATGAATGTTGTTGGCCCGACATCAAAGTGTGGTGGTATATTTCTTCCATGATTATAGAATCTTTCCCAATATAAATCATACTCAATAGGATCTATTCCAGTTATATTTAGTAGATAATTAACCAAAGATCCTGCGCCAGAACCTCTTCCTTTTCCTCTTGGAGCTTTGTTTTCGTCAACAAATTTACAAGCATCATAAACAATTAGAAAATAGTCCGCAAGTCTAGCCTCTTTGATAACGGACAATTCCCTAAGCAGTCTTGTCCAGTATATTTTTTTCTTGTCCATTGATAGGTTGGACAAGATGTTTTTGGCTCCTTGAACACATAATTTTTTCAGGTAATCATCAGAAGAATCATTGTTGGGAGTTTGGTATTTAGGTAAGCAAGGTTTCCTTCCAATGCTTGTAGATTTTATCATATCGGTAATTACAAGCGTTTGTTCCATTTCGGATTTGCTATAGTGTTCCTGCATTTCTTCTGGAGAGAATATATAGAATGTATCTCGGAAGAAAAAGGACATGGTATCTGCGCCCTCTCCTTTAAGTCTAGCTTGTTCCTCTGCCGTTGTATGAAGTTGGCTATACAGAAGTATTCTATGATCTTCAACCTGCTCCCTTTTGGCATAATGTGCATCTAACGTACAAGCAGACGGTACATCCAAAGCCTTTGATACTTCTCTCAAACATTCCACGGCAACTTTTTGGGCTGGCATCCCTTCTTCCTGTAATTCTATGAAGTAGTTTTCCTTACCAAAAATTGAAATATATCTAGCAACAATTTCGTCGGCTATATTTCTCCAATTCGGTTTGAGTAACTTTCTAACTTCGTCCATATCTTCTGTTTGTTCGCCTATTAAACACGCCTGACCGACATCTGTGAATAAAGATTCTGATAATTCACCGATGATACAACCACTCAAACATATTAAATTGCGATTTTTAGTAAAGAGATGTAAATTATCTACGCCAATTCTAGGTTTTCTGTAAAAGTGCTCTGGTTGATTGGTGTAGCTAACAAGAGACATTAGTTCTTTTATACCATCGTCGTTTTTGGCCAGGATTGTTAAATGGTTGTGGGACTTATTCTCGTTGGTTTTAATGGTTTGATCAAGTTTAGACGTATATATTTCACATCCGTAGACTGGTTTGATTCCATATTTTTTGCAAGCTTTTTGAAAATCAACCATTCCAGAAACATTGCCATGATCTGTCAGAGCACAAGCTGGACAACCAATTTCTTTTGCTCTTTTAGCAATTTGTTCGGGACTTGAGAGGCCGTCTAAAAGACTAAACCAACTATGAACATGCAAACAACTATAACACACTTAATTGCTCCTGTTTACAGAAATTTGATGATATTTATTTTGAACATATTCTTCGCCGAACGTATTTAAATCTGACCAAATTTGCGTACACGCATCCTCTTTATTATACGGGCACAACTTACATTTCCATGAACGGCTGCGGCGGATTAAACTGTCTTTTTTAATCTGCTGAAAAATCTCGTATAGTTGCGACAAAATAAATGGAATATCTTCGTCCGATAAACCTATCGTTGTAGGACCATCTTGTGTGTAATAAAAAGTTAAAATCACGTTTTTGTACTGTGGGTACAACGCTCTAGCCGCCATAAAATAAAATCTAGCTTGCAATTTTTGAGTTAAGCCATAAAAATCCATCTCGGTTTTATCAAAAGGACTACTTCTGGTGCCACTCTTGTAGTCTACAATCTCTATCGTGTCCCCATCAATTTCGTGAACTAGGTCAATATACCCACGTACCCGAATCTGTTTTGTCTCGCCTCCGTCCCGAATCTCCCATTCGGGGCCAGGAAGTTCTACAGCAAACCATTGTTCTGCATCTACTATTTTCAAAACATATGGATTATAAAATTTGTCTTCGACAATTTTTAAAAATGATGCTTTGCACTTTTTGTAATCAGCCGACAGTCCGCGACTAGTAAATTTTCTTAAATCTATATGGGGGTTTTCGTCCCATGATCTATCAAACAACCACGAAGGATCGACATTTGTTTTTCCTTTTTTCTTTAATCTCGCCATCCATTCAAGGGCTGTGTGTATGATTGTTCCAACCGTAGCGGCCTTCCCGCTACCACTAGATTCTAGTTCCAGGCAATATGTTAGCCAATATTTAAAGGGACAAAATTTATATGTATCTATGAGGCTTGAACTAAATTTGATTATACGCATTTATTTTCCAGCTAGTCCATCCAGCCATTGTTCTATATGGGGTTTTATAAAATCACACTGTTCGTCCACACTCATATTTCTATTGTCAATAACCAACGAAAATTTATCTCTGGGATAATCGTCTAATACGGTTTCAGACACATGGACATCTTTTCCTGCAACGTCTCTTAGCAATCTTATTGTTTTACCACCAATTTCATTAATTGTATTTATTTCATTTGGAAATCTTGCGTCCGTAATTAATGCTAGTTTGATATGGTATGTTGCTGCATCTCTTCTAATTTTATTTATAGTCGCATTAACCCATGCATTATCACACATATTTCTGATTATATCTGTTCCAAAGTATTGTAAAACTTGCCTTGCTGTCATAAAACCCCGTTGTGCCACAGAATCCATATTGTATAGTTTAGATGGCATATCTTCGAATTTTAATTGTGTCAAACTGTTTTTTTGTTCTTCTGTGCCGTAACATTGTTCATGTGTCAAACCGAGCACATCAATACAAAACTCTTTCAAACAATCAGCAAAACTATAAAGTCTTATCTCTCCGTTGCCGAACACTGTATTGAATTCACCTTCTTCGACGGTAAACCAGTGATCATTTTTTCTGGCCTCAATTAGTCCTAATTTGTTGATCTTAAAATCTTTTATATTACCATTTCTTTTCAAAAAAGATGCGGCTATAAAATTTACAAGAGTATTTTTACCACTTCTTTTTTTGCCAGAAGCACAAACAATCAATAATTTCATTCAATTATCCTTCAACAAAAATTCCTTCGTATTATCTTTCAACACCTTACCGATTTGTTCTTTTATGTCATCGCTATTTAATTCTGCTACATCGTTTACTCTTTCAAGATTAACTGGAATTATTCTAAAGTAATAATTAAGTTCTTCCATTAATGTTTCCGTTGCTTCTGTACCAGTCTTATCGTTGTCCATTATAAGGATCAAAGTAAGTGCGCCGGCCTTTTGGAGTAAAATTCTTTGTTCTTTAGACATGCTCGGACCCATAAGAGAAATGCTGTTTTTAATTCCAGCCATTTCCATCGCCCACACATTGCCTGGAGATTCTACTACTATTGCTGTACCAGTTTTGCTGATACTATACTTGGCAAACCAATAATTGTATAAATACAGTTCTTTTTTGAACCCCTTGGAGTGTAACCATTTTTCATAAAATAGACATTTATGCTTTGGTGGACAATCCATTATAGGGTTATGGAACATTTTACATGAATCGCATTTCCCCCAAATACTTCTTCCGCTCCATCCCACCACGTATTTGCCAGATATATCTAGTATAGGGAAGAAAGATCTTTCGAAGAACAACTTGTTTTTCTTGTTGCACGAAGAAATATGATATTTGCTTATAGTATTCTCATCTACTCCACGAGTAGGATAATAGGTTGTATCTTTTACTAGGGACGGAAGCATTGTAGAAAGTGGTATCAAGCCATTTTCTTTTGCGGATTTTTTTACTCTGTATTGTTTGATGATTTTAAATATTTCTATATTCTCTGCCGTCTCTTCGTCCATTTTAAGATCGGACAAATTTAAAATAGTAGCAGCAAAGATAACAGATTCAATAAACGTAAATCTTCTGTTTAACTTGTTGGACATAGCGCCTCTTATGAGGCCAAATATACTGGTAGAATTTCCAGATATAGGATTTTTATGACAATGTTTAGTATTGCATCTCCAGTGAGAAGTTCTTGTGGCAAAATAGAAACTTCTGTGATTATCTCCAGAGTGACATGGGCATCGACCCTGGAGATAATCGGATCGTTCAAAATATTCTACGCCAAGAGCATCCAAGATTTCCGAGACTCTTTCACAGGCTCGGTCCTGGATATACTTTATTTCTGCTTCGTTAAATTGTTTCATGTTATTTTCGTATTAATAAAAGAATGCGCAAGATGAGATAGCATTTTACCCTCTTTTAATCTAGCTCTTGATAAATCAGCTAAAACGTTTACGTAATCTCCCTTGTCCATACCTGGACCAAATCTTGTGTCGCATACGATTAATTTCTTTGTTCCGTTCGATGGTGGGTCTTCGACAAACTCCTCTTGTGTTTTACTCTTAAGGATTGTGAAATTACTGCATAACCATAAAATTCTGTCTGATCCACTTATTACTTCGGAGCCTTCTCTTTCAACACCATCTCTATTAAGTTGTACTGTTGCCAAGATTGGCAACCCCCATTTTACAGCGAAATTGTGCATGGTAGTCATTAGAAAACCAAGCAATTGTGTTTCCTGTACATTGGCTTTCAGTCCTTCTGAATCCATAAGTTTAAGATAATCGTATATTATCAAACACGGCTTTGCTAGTCCACTATCTAAAAAGCCAACATTTTTTATCAGCCATCTTCTAGCTAACGACAACGTTGACTCTATTGATTGACCAGCTATGTTCGTGTGTGTAATTTGTAGTTTCTTAATATTAACTATACTATCCCATACAGCGTCAGCTTCTTCTTTTATTGTGGCAAATTTTCCTGTTTCTACGTGTGTTAAATCCACGTTAGAAACGAGAGAAGTAAGTCTGTCTTGTTGCATATTTTGATCTAACTCAGTATCCAGATATAGAACTGGGATGCCTAATTCCGCCATATTCTTGGCAACGTTTATACAAAAGAAACTCTTGGCTCCCTTAGCTCTAGCCCCAACGACGTTGACGCTACATCTTCTTAGCCCACCACCAATGCACTGGTCCCAATTTGGGAAGCCCGTTGGTAAACCAACAATATCTTTGGGGGTTTCGGATAAAGCTTTTAATCTTTCTTCTAGATTAGAATGTACTAAGACCAAACCCTTGTCTTTGGAGTTTAATTGCCCGGTGAATTCAAAAATAGGGTTTTCTATCTTGGCGATTATATCATCTATTTTCTCACTACCCTTGATTTCCTCAATATCCTTCAAAACACCGCTTAAACACTTATGTCCTTGTCTTGCCAAGGACAATTTATATACAGATAATGCTATAGACTTAGTATTATTTTCGGTTGGACAATTGGCGAACAACGCTTCTAAATACTCTGATTCTTTTGTGTTACCATTGAATTTATCATAACTAATCACGTTGGCGTTGGCTACTATAACTGGTATATCAAATTTTTCTAATCCCTTCTCGTGAACTAGATGTTTAATAATTGCGAATATTTTTTGGTTAATTAACCAATGAAAATCTTTGGTATCCAATATTTCTTCTATGTCAATTAATAGGTTGGCTCCATGGTTCAATATGCCAGAAAGTACGGATCTTTCGCACCCACTGTCATTTAAAATAGAAGTTTCTTTAGTCTGCATTACGACCCCTTGAAATAAGAGTTTCTAAGCACTTCCTGCATTTTTGTCCAAAGTCCTTAGTATCTGGCCTATCTGATTTAAAGTCCGTAGCACAATCAGAACATACAACATCATATTCTTTTGGTGGATCTCTTCTGGTTTTTCTTTTATTTGTTATTGCTGCTCTCTTTTTGTTGTCCGCTACCTCTGATCTTGTAACAGTATCGTCAGTAATTGGCACCATAGTATTGCCATAATATCCTTTTTTGTTCGGATCAACGGGTAAAACAACAGCACTATCCGCATTTTGTGAACGTTTTTTCTTTTTAGTAGTTTCTGTTGGATTCGAAGATAAAGGAGGAGAAGGATTGACTTCTCTATATTTATCTAACCATCTTCCAAGAATAATAGCTACCGCTTGATCGTCCGTGGTCGAAGAAGATGATGGAATTTCAATGTGTTCTGATGTTAATTCGTAATACGCCTCACATATCAATTCCCATTTTTGTTCACTTATACCTTGTTTTATTTTTGATATTGGATTAGCCATGTTTTTCCTCCAGATTTCTTTGTCTTACTATGCCTTGTATAGCTTGACAGAACAGTTCTATGCGTCTCGATAGGTACGCAATTCTAGATAGTCTTAGTTCTACCTTTTGAACTAGTCTGCCAGCTTTTGCTTTGTCCTCATTAAACAGTCTACCAGTAATGTTTTTTGCCCATTTCAAGAATCCGTCACACTCATTGCTTTTCTTTTGAAGAAACATTAAATATTGAGATAACATAAAAGCGTATTCTGCAAGAATCATTGTTTTTTCTTCTCTCATCTGTTGTACAGACAATTCAAATATTTTTTCAATTTCTGATCTATTCGGTTCCCTGATTATCAAACACAAGGATTCTTCCCACAATTGAAGATCGTCATTGTACTTTTTATATTCTGTATCAAAAGCATCACCCATAAATTTCTACCAATTTAAAATTGTTTAATTTACACCATTCTCTTTTACGACCATCTCTTTCTTGTTGTTTGTTGAAATCAATTTTGGTTCTATGAAAGAATTTTACGTGTTCAACGTGTTGTCTCCCCTGACATTCAATTACCATAAATCTTGATGGAATAAAAAAATCTAAATAAAATTTCTCAACAGGCACATACACTTCCTCAAAGATATTATCATCTGGATACTGTTGTAATAATCGTATCTTTATTGATTTTTGAAATTTAGACCTACTGAAATTTTTGTCAGAAAGATACTTCTTTAGATTTATCTTTGTGTGAGAACCGTTTAATAGTTTAAGTATCATTTTGGCAATAGTATCTCACGAATTTCATTCTCAAATTTAACAATGTGTTCTGGATTGTTTTTGAAGTATTCACGAATCTTGTCTAATCCCTGGAGTTTTAATGGATTTTTATTTTCATCCAATATTGACGGTATATTGTACCAACTTCCACTTTTTTGAATTAATCCAAGATTTTCGGCGTGAATTATTACATCCTTTGCTGTGTCTATACCTTCTCCGTATCTCAATGGAATTGAACACGGAATATATGGTTTTCCAAGAGCAGAACAAACCACATTTACCATAAGATCTTGACCGTCTGGCTCGTTGGTGTCTGGATCTTTATCCCATATTTTTGCCCAATTAACATTTAGCCAAACAGAACAAGCATAGCCTATCGCTAATCCACCCTTCTCTATAAATTTTTTCCCGTTAGGCTCCCTGTTTGTTTGAAGTTGACTAAGAAATATCACAATATTGTCGTTGTCGTCAATGGTTTGTTGAACTTTTCTAAAGAAAGAAGCTAGCAATTTTGGAGTTCCAGCCATGTCACGATTATCACCAATCAATTCACTCTGTTCTGCCATAGTAGACAAAGCCGCGATACTATCTACAACCGTGACGGCTCGTGGATTATCTTTGATTGTTTGTTCTATAATTCTAAACCAATCTTCCGCCGACAACACCTTGTCTGGCGTAGACTTGATGATATTTAATTTTTCGGTATTCAAACCTGCAATAGTTTTTAACAAACTTTGACTACATCTTCTTTCTATGTCAACATAAAAAGCTGGTCTACCATCGTTTATAGCGTTTTTAAGAATATGCAAGCAAAGACTTGTTTTACCAACCTTTGATTTTCCACTGAGCAAACACGTCACACCAGATGGAATTCCGCCAGAGAGAGATATGTCCAATGATAATGCTGTTTTAAGTATTTCTCTTTTCTTGTCTATAATCTTGTCGGCAGTTTGAATAATGCCTTCCCCATAGGTTCTTTCAAGAAATTTATCAAAACCCTCTTCAACAACCTTATCCGATTTTTTCTTCGCCACTATTTTCTAACTCCCTTAAAATCGACAATTTGTTTTTGCTCCTATCGTCTAAATATCTTGAGTTTTGTTCATCGTTTTTAGACGGGAGAACTCTTGCATGGGCCATAAGCAACCTTCTCTGTCTCTCTTTTTCGTATTCAACTTTTAATTTTCCCACTATTTTTGTGACCGTTTTTTTAGCCGACAACGATTTGATACACGTCCTTTTTATTATGTCTATTAATACAGTTTGAGCTAATGGGTTGTCGAAATTTAATAAACACGCAAATGACTCTAACATGTTTCGTAAGTTATGAACACCTTTGATTTCTCTTTTATATTTATTGGTCCAATAAATACTGGATTTCCAAAATCTTGAAGTTAGTTTTCTATCACAGTTTAAGCAAACTAATTCTATCAGATAGTTTGGAAAATCTATCCTTAAACCAGGGGTTGTCGGAGAATCAAAAGATTTTTCCATATTATCTATTCTCTATCAAGAAAAATCCGGTCTGTTCTTTACTCCGCGTCTCCTTGGCTACCTTGTCCCCTTTGTTAGAAATCCAAAACATAGTTGAATTTTCGCCATCAAAATAACCAACACAAACTGCGCCACCCTGTCCACCGAAAGGGAAAACTCTGACCTCCTTCATACCATAAATATACCCCTTCTGGTTTTTGGGCATATCGAAAGAGTGGTTTCCTTCTACTAGTCGCATACCAACAATTTTAAGGTCTGTATTTGCTTCCAGAAATTGTTTCAGTCGTCTCCATGCGTGAGCAGTTTTTTCTCTGGTGTCTTGATACACATCTTTGCCGTTCGATAATTCTGCGACATAAAATCTATTAACACCAACCGGCAAGGTAAAACTCACTAATTCCATACTATTCATTTAAAAATTCCTTTGCGCAAGTGTAAAATGTGTCTTATTTTTTGTCTTCAAAAACGTTACATAATAATCGAAACATGTTTTGTTACATTTTCTGAGACGGAAAAAAAGTCCACCCTTTTCATGATCTACTTTTCCTCTACTCATAGAAGAATTTTGGGGGTTATAGAGATCTCCATCACTAGAACTTAAAACAAAGTATATACCACCAATACGATGAGCCAAAAATTCTTTTTCGTCTAAAGGCAATTGTTCTTCATTCAAAGAAGCAAGTGCTCCGTCAACGTTAATGGGGTGTGGCGTTCCATTAATATCTAAATATATTTCATCATTCATTCGTTGTCGCCTTGAAAATTACGAGACCTGCTGTTTCACCAACCTTGTCGCTAACGTCAAATTTTGTTTTATCATTGGCGCATCCAGGATAAAACTGACCTTTGATTAACATCAATTTATTCATATGTTGACATTTTTCACAAAAAACTGCTACTTTCGTTGTAATAGGTTGTATATTTTCTCTAACAAGTTCTTCGTTTGTTTTTGTTATTTGAAAAACCATTAAATCTTTTTTACAACTACTGCATGAAGCAACAATGGTCCCATGATCATATAAACCAAGGGGCGCTCGTTCTTCTGGTTTACGCAAATCAAGTCTCATCAAATATTTTCCTCCAAAGTGATTGGTCCTGGTTCCACACAAGGTCCATCTAATTCTCCGTGTTTAAACCATTGTTTTTTACGGTCATCGTCAGACATTATATTTAATTTTTTCTTTCCAAAAATTCTTTCCCAGTTTGCTTCTTCTACTTCTTTTGATACTTGGCAACGCCTTCTTTTATCTCCTTTTCCCATTTAAATTCCTCCACGCCAATCGGGATAGTTGTCCCTAAGATTTTTTTTGAAAACATCAGTAATATTTTCAAAATCCTCTTCCCTTATTACAATTTCGTCTGACGGTTTTCTGTCTAAACATCGACAATCTACTGTCTTTATCAATAGAGTAATTTTTCCGCTCCCTTTACAATCAGCGCAATTTGGATCTGCTTCCATAAAATACTATACTATAGACTTGGTTATTTTTGCGACGAAAGTGCCATTTGCTTTGGTAAATTTCGCCAACATTTCTTTATGTTTTTCAGTAAATGGTCCACCATTAGATGTTTGACATTCAATTGAACCTTTAACTCTTCTTTGTGTTTCTGGGTCTGCATTTTTAATCGCGGTTGTAACAAGTCCAAGTAAACTGTTGTTTGCGCTTGCCTTAAGATAAAACTTTATGATAAGTCCTATAGCCGTAAGAAAAAGTACAACTATAAGCCCCATACCAACCACAACCCATCCAGCGCCAGAGTATTTAATTATTCCTGAATTATTTATGGTTTTACTTACTTCTATAACTTTTTGTTCTAACTTTTCTACTGTTTCGATATTGTTGTCTACCACTGATTCAAGTTGACTAAAATTATCTTCAACAATACCCATTCTATTTTCTAATTTAGCTGCGCCGGGAGAAACACACGCCGCCGTGAAAAAAAGTAATATAATCAATATTAATCCGGTCAATAACAGAGCCAGTGCTCCAGTGGCTACTATAAGTTTATTTCTTAACATTTTTTTTCTTCCCACCAAACACCTTGTCCACTAATTCATCTGCTAGTTTATTGTGTTCACGACCTTCCCATTTTATTGTATACGATTTAAATTTTTCTAATAATTGTGAGACCTTATTTTTATGCTTTAAAAGCTCCACATTATTTGTCTTTGCGGCATCTGTAACTTGTTTGACTATTAATTGAGAATCAACAATTATATGAACTATTTCGACACCTGTTTTAAGAGCCTCTATTAGCCCAGAAATCAACCCACGATATTCAGCAATATTCGATGTGCCCTTTTTACCACACTTTTTAGACCCCTGAAAAATAATTGCTCTCGGCTCTTCTGGATCAAAAGCAATCCAAGCACACGCCATTTTTCCTTCCCTAATACCACCATCAGTCCTTAATATTATCTCGTTCAACATACAGTTATAGTTCCGCCTTTTCTTACAACCCATGACCGAATAGAATCCAGGGTTTTTCCAACCATCCAACAACCAATTGGAGCAGAATTTGTAACCTTGTTGTCCATAACGACTATGCCGAATACTGCATAAGATAAAACTATACGATACAACATATTATCTATTGGCCCCAAGACAAATTTCTTTAAAGTTACAATATTGACATCTTTTAGTGTTATCCGTGTATTTAAAATATTCTTCATTATCTCTATTATTATGAGCTTCTCTTAATATAATTGATTCGTTTTTAATTACTGACGCATGACCAAAAAGTTGTTGTTTATTTACGGTCAATTCTGTTTCGCCGAGTTCTCCAAGATACATTAAATAAACTGGTACTATTACTATGTCAGATAGTTTTTTAGCAAACCCCTTCTTAAGGGCGTACATCGCGTAAGTGACGAGTTGATCTATGACATTGGAGTTCACCTTCCCAGTTTTCCAGTCAAGCAAAAAAACCTTGTCGTTATGTTTAAATCCGCAGTCTATTTTTACCGAAACCTCGCTGCCATCATCCATATTAAATTTTTGAAAATCTTCTAATGCAACCCAATCTTCGGGTTTAAGATTTTGTATAATCTGTGCCATCCTAGAACTATAAAATCCTTCAATAGATTTCAAAACTATTTGTTTGCATCTGTCAGTTTCTTCTTTTACTAATCCTTCTCCGTAATAGTGCTCGAATAAATTGACAGACTTTGGAGTATTTTTCCATTCTTTTTTAGTGGAAGAAATCCATCCAGATCGTAATTTATTAACGCCCAACTCTTGTGCGTCCTGCAAAGGCGTCCATGTTCCATTCAACTTGTAAGTTTTAATTACATGTTCAATTACTTCATGGACAATACTTCCTGGCCACATATGTTTATTCGTTAGCTGTTTTAATAAATATGCTTGTTGGCTTCTCTGGGGGGCACTTTTGCGCCAACCTTCCCATGACTCATAATAGTTAAGAAAATACTTGTACGCACATTCTCTAAGAAGTTTTACCCTACTTTCAGACCAAGCAAATGTTAATTTAATGTCTGCCATTTAATAAACCCAAACTTCTATGTAGTCATAACAACATGGTTCTACATAATAAACTGGCGTTGGTACGTAAACAGTATCGGTAACAAAATCTATATCACAACCGCCCAGAAACAAACAACCAAGCATTATTAATAATTTTCCCATTTTATTCCTTCCAAAATATATAAACGTCTTTTCCTGCTTCTCTAGCAAGACTAATACTGTGTGCTGTTCCGCGAGATTTTCCATCCCAGAAGGCTACTACTATATCAGCCCCTTCTATTATAAATTCGTTTCTAATAAAACCAGCGGACTTGCCGTGAATGTCCCATCTTGGTAAGATTTCTGTTATTTCTATACCATTTTCTTCCGCGAATTTTCTTGCTAGACTGTCAGCGCCTCTTGCTCCACCACTTATGATTTTTCCTATTGCGAAACACCCAAGAGACTCTTTCATATATTCATAATTCTTGAACGATCTTGAACCAATAATGGCTACTTTATTCATTTGCTTTTATCGCTCTTTCAATAATACCCTGATCGTCTATTGTTCCTGATGCAAAATGTAATATAAATGGTTTGTTGATTTTTATTCGTTTCACCCATTCCTTTACAAATCCAATTCCTCCACTAAGTGGATGACTATTATAGATACTTCCATTTAATAATTTGATATTGGTCTTGGCATTAACTTTCATTTCTGTAATAACTTCTGACAAAGCCTTTTGATCCCTGCATGGACTATTGACATTTTCTTGCACTATGTTGTTTTGTATATCAACCCATAAATCTATTGTAGAACCAGTGTTTATACAATTTTTGAATGCTATAAAACCAGAAGAAATATTTCGTGTTTGATATCTTGGTTTTACTTCTGGATAAATAGTTACCGCAACATCAAAATTTTCTTCAAACAAACTTGATAAATCTTTGATTATTAAACAATCGACATCTAAAAATAACGCGTTGGTAAAATTGCTTCTTAAAAAGTTTTGAATACACAATGCTTTTCTTGCGCAATTGGTTCCAAAATCTGTTGATGGTTCAAAAATATTTCTATAGATAATTTTATTACTATCGTATGTTTTAGGGTCTAAATAAATTATAGAATCGGTATAAATATATATATTCTTTACGGAAGATTGGCTTGACCAAGAGTTGATTGTTTTTTCTAACCTTGGTGTGTAATGCGCGGAGCAATATGTGACTATATCGTAAAACATTCGTTCTTCTTTATTAGTTCTTTCATTGTCTCTTCGATTGATTTTTTATATTTTCTTAAGCTTCTATAAAAGGTTGTTTTAGCAATATCGTATTTTTTGAGACAATCTTCTAAACAAAGATTTGTACCATTTATTTTGATAAAAACATTTGTTCTTTTGTTTCTATTTTGTTCTTTTGAAGTAGATAATTTGCAATTCTTAGGATAATACCCTTTATTGTTTTTAATTCTATCCAAAGATTTATTAATGGGACATTCCCCTATATCTGCAAGAAAATTTTCAAATTTCATCCATCGTTTGGATACCTTTATACCGCGACCTCCGTAATTTTTATAATTAGAACATTTAAGATTTGTACATCTTTGAATCATAGATTGCCAAATATTATATGTTTTTGAATGTTTTCCCCTTTTAGAGTGGCCGTGTTTTAAATTTTTTTTAAAAGCCATTTCTATTCTTAAACATCCACAACTTTTAGTTTCTTTTCTAATTAAGTTATCTCCAAGAATTATTTTTTGATTTCCGCAATCACATTTACACAACCACAAAGATTTAGCAAATTTATTTTGCCCCATGTATTTGGTTGCGACCAATTTATTAAATTTCTGTCCAATCAAATTAATAAATTTAGGCATTGTTTTTTAACCTATCTCCAATTCCATCTCTGTTTAAATAATATCCTTTATCAAAGAACGGAAAGAATTCTGGAACGAATTTAGTAATAGATCCTTTAATATCTTGCTGTATTGATACAATTGCAAATCCAACATGGGCTTCTAGTTTTTTCTTTCTCATAAATCTTGTTTGATCTTGGCAACATCCACATTGTACCATGTGTATAGCTCTTGGGTAACAATAATCAAATTTATGATAATGTCCAATCAAACAAACCGCTGGTTTATTTCCTCCCTGAAAAGTTTCTGCTTGTTTTTGTGATGTATAAGATACTGCATATGAACTTCCTCCCCCGGCGTGCATAAGCTTTATAACACAAGATCCTTTTGGCGCTTTTAGTTCTATATCAGCTTCCATATATCCAAGATAAATTAAATCTTCTCTTCCCTGTGCTTTAGCTTCCAACATTAAATATCTGCCAAACTCTATTCCTTCTCTTTGTGTCCACCAACCTTCATGATCATCGCCGTCAACATAATATGTATTAATTCCTTTTCTTTTGGGCCAATTATCTATCGCGTATTGACATTGATCAGCTATACCGTGAGCTTTCAATTCATGAGTATTGAATCTTGCTTCACCATCAACATAATTTCCGGGACATAACACGGTATTTATTTTTCGTCTAGCAAATTCGTCGTATGCTAAATTTAATACGTCTAATCTTTCACATTTGCTTGCCATGTGCATATCAGCAACAACACCGAACTCTATGGGTTTTTCATAAAAATGATTTTCAAATGTTATTGTATTTTCTATATTATCTATAGATTTTCCAAGAGAAATATTAGAACCTTTTTTATAAATTATAAATCCTCTAGCCTCTAAGTCAGAAACTACATTTTCAACATTTTTTTTGTCTGTTTTCATTTCTTCTGAAATTTTATCTATTGTTATCGGATTTTTTAATCTTCGCAAGACCTCAGACCTAAAAACAGGATCATTGGGTTCAAGCTTAACAGATGGAGATCCATTGATTATAACTTTTGCTTGACCGATAAGCTGTCGAGCTTTCCATATAGAAATACCTAGTTCACGAGATATTTGTTTTCGCGTTTTGTTTGATTTGATTAATCTAATTACCTTTTCTAAAAGTTCGTTCACTAATTTGTACCTTTATTCTAAAGAGCATTTTCCGGACGAGCAACTATTATCAGTAGATTCTACCTTACATTCGTTTAAATATTTTTTAGCTTCTTCTGTTGGTAAAATTTCAAGGGGTGATTTACCCTTGGATTCCTCAACGTATATTGTCATGCCTTTTAGATTTCTTATATATTTAAGAATTATATTTGACAAATCTTTTTCTGTAGTATTTTTGGGTAAATTTATTGTTTTACTTACAGCATTGCAAATATGTTTTTGACATATTTCTTGAATCTTACAGTGTTGTTCTGGCAAAATTTGATGAGCATTTTCAAAATTTGAATAATCTTTTTTCTTTTCTATAAATTGTTTCAATAATGGATGTACCACTATTTCGCTAGATTCATTTGTCATCGAAGAATGAAGGTTTTTGTGTGTATTAAAATTTCTACGATAGACTGTAGCAAATATAGGTTCTATTCCAGAACTACATCCAGATACTATACTAGTTGTTCCAGTCGGAGCTATTGTCAAAAGAAAACTGTTTCTTATGCCATATTCTAGTATTTTTTTACGTAAACTTGGGGTTAATGATTTTTCACAAAATCCACTTTCTATAAATCTGTGCCTATCTAATATTTGAAATTGACCTTTTTCAACACTAAGAAATATACTTGCTTCATACGCCTTCTTTTTAATGAAAAACATTACTTTGTCTATAATAACGAGTGCATCTTTTGAACTATATTTTAATCCCATTTTAAGGAGCATATCATGCAATCCCATTATACCCATGCCTATACGACGCTCCTTTTGTGACCAATCTTTAATTATTTGTAATGGGTAATCATTTTTGTCTATTACATTGTCCAAAAATCTAACGGCAAGACGAATACTATCGTCGAGCAGAGACCAATCCATTTCTCCGTTTTCTTTAACGTGGACACTAAGATTAATTGCTCCCAAACAACATACAGAATATGGTGGTAAAATTTGTTCTCCGCATGGATTGCTGCATGTTTGTTCTCTGCCACAGTAATATAAATTATTCATCTTTCTAGCTAATCCAATATTTAAAAAACCAGGATCTCCAGTTTTTAATGAATTTTCTATAACTTTATTATACAACCATTTAGCTTTTATGGTTTTTATGATTTTATCTTGCCATTTTAATTCTATATTACCATCGGATTCTACGAGATCAAAAAATTTATCGTCAACTAAAACACTTATATTAGCATTATTTAATTCGTGCTTGTCTAACTTGACCGATAAAAATTCTTCTATGTCAGGATGACAATAATTTAAACCAAATAACAGTGCGCTTCTTCTTCCTCCTCCTTCTCTTAGTTCGTTGCATATTCCATTTACAATTTTCATTAAAGATACTGCACCAGTAGCTACTCCACCACTTCCTTTGATACTTGTACCTCTTGGTCTAATATTATCAAATGAAATTCCTATACCACCACCTAGTCCACTAATAATAGTTACTTCTTTTAAAAGTTCTCCCCATCCTTCTTTTGAATCTTCCGAAGGAAGCAGAAAACAATTCATACAAGCAGCACGTTTTCGTCCTGCTCCTCTCCATATTCTTCCACCTGGACTAAATCTGTTAGTATTAAGTAATTCAAAAAATCTTTCTTCAAATTGTTTTATCTTTTCACCATCTTCGGCGCTGGAGATAAAATTAGAAACGCGAAGACAAGCCTCTTGAAAATTTTCATTTTCGTGTATAGCGTATCTGTCTTTAAAAATCTGGAGAGCAAAACCTTCGGGGTTGTATAAATTCAATTTATCTTCCATCAATAATTATACACCTTCAACGATTTCTTTTAAATTTTCTAAAATTAAATTTTTGTTGTCCGGCTTCCATTCCACAATCTCAATCCCTTGTCCGTCAAGCATCAAATTTATTAATTTGTTATCTTGATTATCATTTAAATGAATACTTTGTGAATGATTTGATTTAATACTTCCATATATAACTTTTTTGATTCCGGATTGAATTATTAATCTCCAACATTTTACACAAGGAAATCCGGTTATAAATAACGTTGCATTTTCTAAAGAAGAATTGCAATTGAGAATACAATTTTCTTCGCTATGTAAAATACAATCATATTTTAAGGGTCTTTCTTGAGGCATTAAATTATCGTTTGTGCCACGCACAAATCCGTTGTAACCAACTCCAATTATTTGATTTTTTTTGTTTACGGCCACACACCCATGTTTTGTTGATATGTCTGGTGATCTTTTAGAAACCCACAAAGCCATTATAGAAAAATAACTATCCCAACTCAAACGATCCATTAATTTTCCTTTTTAAATTTACCTAATCTAATATACAAGGTATGTCATTAGATTTTAGGAATTTAATAAAAGACTTAGAAGAAATAAAATAGGAACAGTGTGTGAAAAGAATCCCGTTCTCAAACGAGACTTGATCTGCCATGCCAATTAAAAAATACTGTCCGTTACGATGAACGAACAGACCACCGCCGCTTGATCCCGGAGAAATTTCTGCGTCAGCTACAATAAACATTCCACTAATTCTAGAAATAATTCCTTTTGTTACCGCTATAGGGTTAGCTAACTGGAACGTAGAAGTAAAAACCTCGTCCAACACATCGTATTTAGCAGTTATTGGCGCAACTGGAATGTCTCTTGAAGACAAGAAGGTAACTATAATTGAATCTATTGCTAAGTCTCCACAATGGAACGTTGCATCGTTCACTCCTATAATTTCTTCGTTGTTGTTGTATGAAGTTATTTTGACGCGAGCCGGAGTTGAAGATGAAGATATTTCTTCTCCCAACAGGATGAATACTGGTGGAGGAGTTATTAGATGATAAGCTGTTAAAACATAATATAAATTTAGATCATCTTGTTTTTCTTTGCCTATAACAACCCCGGAACCAAAACCAAACTCGCTTTCTATCTTCACTACTGAATCGGTAATTCTACTAATAGCTTTAGGGATTTTTATAGTAGAGCTTATGTATATCATTGTCGCAAAAAAACAACCACAAAGCATCAATAAAACTACCAATCTTTTCTTCATATTATACTACCTTTCTCGTTACGGGACTGGTTGACGAAGAGCGTTCAAGTCTTTAATCTCCTTGAGAAGATCCAATATTTCTTTAAGGGAAGGGGTGTTAGATGTTGGTTGTGGTTGACTATTCACTCCACTGATAACTCCTGGTATAGCAGCAATAGCACTATTAATAATACTGGTGAAAGCCTGCATGTCAGCCGTGTGTGCAGCAGCTTGAACCTGATAGAATTGGAACATAGCTTGTGCTCTTTCGGATTCAGCAGCTATAACGGGAGATGGAGACGAATTAACTTCTGCATCAACATCAAAAGATCCAGTTGTTGCATCATACTTACCTTTGACTTTACCATTGAATTCACTACCAGCCTCAAACCTAACACCACTTCTAGTTCTCTCAAACTGAAGGGATGGATTACTAAGTTTTGCTGCGTTTTGCGGTTGAGCAAGTGTTGCACAACCTCCAATCAAACAAATTTGTGCCATCATTACCAACTTCATTACCTTCATACTATTCTCCTTTTCTTTCTTTGTTTTATACACTATCTAAACCTATAGATTAGTGCCAATCTGTCCTCTAAAGTTATTATTTAGCTTGTGTACCGCCTTGTTTTGTAAGTCTATTATTTTATAGCTAGAGAAACCAGTCAGTTTTGTTATTTCTAACAGGGTGTGGCTTTCTAAATACCTCATTCGTAACACGGAAGCTTCGTCTGAGGACAAAGAATCTAACAATTCTTGCACTTCTAAGCCAGAACTTACGGGATTATCGTAATAACTATTGACAAATTCTGGGTGTATCTCGGTATCGTTTCTTTGAAAATACTTGATGCTCGAATCTACATAGTGTCTTATTGTTCCATTGACTCTGTGGTAAAGAAACGTATTGAAAGATCCCTTGCTTGAATCAAAATGTATCATGGCATACAAAAGTTCTGTTTTTGCAATTGCCATAAAATCATCAAGATAATTTGTGTCAAATCTTCCAAACATACCCTTAAATAAATCGTTAACAATTCTTTGTAACAAGTGATACTTTAATTTGTAATAATAATTATAATATCCTTCGGTTATTCTCCTGTTCATTTATTTCTCACAGAAATATTATTTTCAAGTTCCTTTGACCAAATACCGTCCACTAAACCGATTTGAATAGCCTGTTCCGGCGTCAACCAACAGGTTTGAAGCAAGAGTTCTTCAAGTTTTTTCCTCTTGATTTTAAGTTTAGAAGCAAAATCTGCTATTTTTTCTTCCGAATACTTAATTAAATGCTCGACGCAAATGTTCTGGGCCGATACGCCCGCAGGTGGTAATTCCACACACATGTTGTGTAGGAACATAGTAGAGTTTTTTGTTATGAAACGACACCCTTTGGTTCCGTACGCTGCTATAGACGCCGCCATGCTCGCTGCGGTGCCTCTTACGATAGTGTAGATCGGGAACATACATAGTTGCATTTGATCCAAAATCGCGTACCCGGCGTTTAAATCTCCACCCTCACTGTTTATATAAATAAATACGGGTAACGGAGAGGATGAGTAAAGTTGTAATTTACTATTTATAAAATCTGCTTTTGTTGAATTTATTTCTCCGGTGAGCAGAATCCGTCGTGTTCTAGTGAACATTTGTTCCACCGCCTCAACAAGTTCAACCGGAGCATCCTCTTGGGCCGAAGGATTACAAACATCACAATCGCACTCGTTGTTCATTTTATTATTCCTTTAATTAGCCCAACAGAAATGACCATAACTTGTTGTCTCCTGCTACATATACAAATACACATTTACTTGTCGGGCTTAAAAATAAAACACGACTTTATTTTATAAATTCACAAGACCAGAGATCGTATTATTATTAGATGTAATTTGTTTTCGCAATTTTTTATTCTCCTCTGTTAGTTTTCGTATCTTGTCTACAAGTTGAACCTTTGATAATTCCAATAACTTAGTATCTTCTTCTAAGGCTTTTATTTTTCTTCTTAATTCTTTTCCACCGCGTTCTAATAAACTACTCATTTTATTTCCTTCCATGTTCTTTTCTTTTTAATGTCGCAAATTGTTGATGGCGACACATTATAATAATAAGCTATTTCTTTTTGTGTTAAAATTTTTTCGTCTATTAATTTTAATATTTCCATAATTTCTTTATTTATAAGTTTAGATTTACCGTTTTTAGATCCTCTATTATTTATCCATATCGGCCTTGGTTTATTTCCATGCTTTATTGTATCTTGACAATTTTCGGATCTAGTTCCCCATATTAAATTTTTAATCATATAGTTGGTTCTAATACCATTTAAGTGACGACACTCCATTTTCTGTGGACATAGACCAACAAAATATTCTAATACTAAACGATGCATTCTTACGGGTTTACGAGTATCCTTTTTACACAGATTCACACTTGGATACCCACAAGAATCAATATAAATTTTTATAATTTTATTAGAAATAACATTTTTCACCCTATATAAGTTGGAAAATTTATATAATCCCTCAAATCCAGTAATATCTTTCCATATCTCATTTTGCATTTTTTATTTTTTTCAATAGTTTCTGTAAATCTTTAATATTTTCTTTTTTGAAAATAAAATTATCCCAAGCACCATATTTAGACTTATAACCGAAAACATATCTTATACTAACCCAAATTCTTTTAAATAAATTTTTATATTGGTTCAAATATATTTCAGTATATAATTCATTATTTTTTTTATCATAAATAAATTTCATTGTATGTTCGGCACTAGAGCAAGAGCACTCATAAAAAAATGTTTTCATCTTATTCTTCTAACTCCTCTACTTCCATCCGTAAGAGTAAACAATTCCATTTTATATACGATTAATGGAAATTCTTTTTCCATTATTTTAAACATTTCTACAGCAAGAGATCTAATTTCTGGTTCAACTCCTTCTCCACCCCTTAGATTCATAAGATATCTAACAGATCTTCCATTCAAAGTTACCATTATCTTTGTCTCTGTTGCATTTGGTAAAACAGACCTAGCCGCTTGTCTTGCTGCTTTTCTTTGTTCTGTCTTGTTTGACATATCTTTATACAATTCTGATAATTGAGTTGTTAATGTCTCATAAAAATCTCTTGATTTTAAACAGAACGCTTTCCATTCCTCTACGATTACTGGATTTATTTTTTCTAATTCTTGAATAGCTTTTGGTATAATGAAACACACTTCTGAAGAGTCCACATATCTTTGACTAAGTTGGCTATATGCTACTCCTATTCTTGTTCTAACAAGCTCGTGAGTTAAACTACGAGAGACGTTCCATATCTGAAAATTAAAAGTTGCGTGCTCAAGACACGATTCATGTCCTACGTCTATTAGGTGTTTGAGGTGGTCTTCGTGACTACGACCCTTTAATTGCTCCCCTTTCTGTGGCCACGACTGATAACAGTTTCTTCCTCCAAACTCTATCAACCATTCTCCGTCATTGTCTCCAATATCAAGATTTGAATCTAACTTCTTTTGAAATTCTGGCCAACACATTCCTGAATCTTCTAAGAAAGCTAAAAGTCCATCTATATCTACGATACTTTTTCCAATTAGTTTGATTTTTGGTTTAGTTACAAAATTTTCCAACGTTTTCTCCTTATTGTATAACTTCGTTAATTAAAAACTCTTTTATTCCATAAGTGTGACTATCTGCCAATTGATAACATTGCTTTTTCCAATTTTTTATTACAAGTAATTCTTCTATTTGCCAAAGAATATTTCTAACTTCTTGTATTCGTTCCTTAAGCATAAATTTTTCCAGGCAATTTAGACATCTTGTTTGTTCATCCTTTTTTCTACCTGGGCATTCTACCCCTGGATTTTTACCACACGCAAAACACATATTTGACGTTCCTGCCACACACTTAGAGCAAACGTAAGAAGTAGGAGTAATACTACTCCACGAATCTCCTGGTTGTCTACATTTATCACATATTAATCTATACTTTTTACCCATTCTTTAATATCTCCAATAAATAAATATTAAACCATGCGTCAAACAACGCATGATGTTGACCAAGTTTATATTGCTCTGGCCTATTGGCTTTAAACAAATCATTAGCAAGCCTACTTCTATCCGCCTTAAGGTCTACAAAAGACAAACCTGATGACTGCGACAAGTACATCATCACAGAATTTAAGTCCATAGAACGATAATCAAATAACGTCATTGTCCCAGGCGAACCTACTGATTGAGATAATTTTTTAATGAATTGTAAATCAAAAAATCCAATATTTAAACCCATAATTATTATAGGTTTGTGATGATATTGATTCATCAACCAAGTATTAAAATCACAAATTACAGTGTACGGCTCTGATTTTTGTGTATTTTCTATTTTGCTAAAATCAATTTTTAAAAATGCTTGGGTCTTTGTAGACACAAATAGATCTTTGTAATATATTTCCCTATAAAACTCGTAACCATCTTTTGGATTAACCGCACCAATTGAAATCACATTATGTTTATCTGGATCTAAACCTGTTGTTTCAATATCTAAGGAAATTATATTCATTTTATTTATCCTTTTTTATAATGAATTGATTGTTCGTTACTGTTAATTTTAAATCGTTGGTTTTTATAAATTCATCAATAGCTTTTTGGACACCATTGTTCCACCACCCATTATTTCCGTAATCGTCTCCGATTATCCAACCATTTTCTTTAATTTTCGGATAAAATAATTCTATATCTTGCTTGACAAAATCATATGAGTGATTACCATCTATGTATGCGAAATCGAAATATTTGTCTGGAAATATTTTTATTGAATGAGAGGATTTTTTTCTTAATATTGTAACTCTGGAATCCGCTTTAAATTTTTGATAAACATTATTATATATATGATCCATATCTTCTTGGCTCTTAACATACCCACCACCGTACCACGAAGAACTGTACGAAGGTTGATATAACCATGGATCAATTAAATATAACTTTCGGGGGCTTAGGTTGTCTAATATTTCTTGAGAAAAACCTCCTTTCCATACACCTATTTCTGCGCAAATACAATTTTTTGGTAAAATATCAAATAGAAAATTTCTTCTATCCATATAATTAATCCTCTACCATCATTACGTTTTGTAAAAAACAATCTTCTACTGTCATTCTTAAATTAAAATAAAACTCGTCTTCGTTAGATTCTATATGTCCAGTTAAACTACCAATATTGTTGTTGTCTTCAATTGTAATTTTTCCATATTTGTCTGTTTGTACACTAAAAACAATAAGACCATTATCCTTTAACTCTTTTACATATGTATATGTCCACCAATAATCTTCTTCTGTTTGTGGACACGAATAACTATTCTTGTATTTGTAATATTTTCCAACATATTTTTTGAACTCTTTTTCTCTTTCGAGATCTCTTCGTTCTTGAATTTCGTGGAAACAATCACTCTTAATCTTTTCTAATTGTTTCAATGTCATTTCTTCTGGTTTTTTATTCAATAATTTACTCATTTTTATTCTCCTTTCAATAAAAAATCCCACGTCAGGAATCGAACCTGGGTCTCGACAATACATTTGCCGGCTTTACCACTAAGCTACGTGGGACAATAAATTATTCGTCACAACCAATTGTCGTATTTATTAATTCTGTGGTATCGTATGAAAACAACTCACTCGCCAACAACACATAGTAATGCTACACAAGACGTAAAACCAATAAACTTCTTCATATACTCCCACTCCTTTAAAAATTTCCTAATTTACATTAAATTTAAACAATTTTTCTGTTCTATTGGCCTTACCCCCATCGGCTGTATTCATACAAGTTTTTCTTTCTATTTGCCAGACACAACTGAAATCGTCTGGTGCTTTATACTCTGACACATATATATCATGGATATTTGAAAATTCTCTTACTACTCTCCAAAATCTTTGATGGTCAAATGGAAATCTATATTGTGTTGTATTTATATATGGAATATCACAATATAATAATGATCCAACAGGAACACATTTTAAAACATCTTCGTAATCAGCACAACAAAATTTAACTCCCTCTATTCCCTTTTTAAGTCTTAAAGAACTATTATAAGCTCCTTTTATAAAATCGTACCCACCTTTTGGATCTCTTGCCACTCCCCCAAACCATTTCCCTCCAAAGCTTGTAAAGTAACCACAAAATCCAATTTCCGCATTACAAACACCACTTTTGTATAATTGTTTTAGCTCGTTATATCTATCTTCAGAAAGATTTGTTGGTGGTAGCCATCCCACTTGTATTTGTCTATAAAATTCTATTAGATATGGACAAATATCAGAAGCTATTCTTTCTCCATCCATTAATGAAATTACAGCACCACCGCCAACAAATGGTTCTACATATATTTGTTTATGTTTACGAACAGATTTCAAAAAATCAGTAAGTGGTTTTGCTATTCTTACTTTTCCTCCGACGTATCTCAAGTCTCATTCCTTTATAATATATGTTTCCATGTTTTATTTAATCTAATATCCCTTATTGTTTGTCTATTAACATTAAAAATTATTCCTATCTTACTATTAGATAAACCATCTTTTATCATTTGTTTAATTCTTGGAATATCTTCTTCTTTTAATTTTGCTAAATAATGTTTAGACCCCATTTGAAATGTTTTATGTTTTATGGAATCTTGAGAATTTTCTTTGTTTGTACCCCATTTAAGATTATTTGGATTGTTGTTTAATTGATTTCCGTCTAAGTGTCTACAAACTGAATTAACAAAAGGTTTTGGATCAATAAAAGTTTCTATTATCAATTTGTGAACAAAAAATCTTTCGCCGATATTGTTTTTCCATAAATCAACACATAAATATCCTTTATTATTCTTATTATTTGATATAATTCTATAAAGATTATTACACCTTTTGTCTTTATGGATTCTTCTAACAAACCCTTTGTTAGATACTTGATACAACCCCTCGTATCCTTTGATATCTTTCCAAATTTCTTCCATTATTTTCCCTTGGGTAAAAACCATATTTCGTTATATAGTTTTCGTCCATTTAAGTCTTCTATGCCTTTAAATAACATTCCGTCTGCCGATATAGTAATATCTAAAACATCCATTTCCAACATAAAAGAATGATCTTCAAGAAAACAATTTAATTTCTTGTCTTTACAATCAATATACCCGGTGTGTTTTTGGGGTTTTTCTATTTGTAAACCATTTCTTGTTTTTTGGATATAGAAATTTCCTTTCATAATATAATTTTCCTCCTCTTTGTTTCTTGTATCGGAATTATTTTATCAAAACTAAAATCGGGATGTTGATACTCCAAACAAAGGCCAGTACCAGAACATTTTAGACAATCTATATATTCTTCACATCCGGATACTCCACAATCATTATACAAGATAAATCCACTACCAAGACATCTTTGACATTCTATACATTCTTTCATAAAATTATTTTTCTTTTATTGGATTTTATCTTAACGGATTTCTTTTCTATTGGTTGTCGATACATTTCATCAATTTCTGATATATAATCCACTCCTTCTAAACTGTTTGTAAATCTTATTTTTAATCCAAAAATAACTATGTCCTCAAAATTAAGAGGATAATAAATAGGATAAGATATACGTTCAGCAGTATTCATATATTCTCTGTGTAACATTCTTATAAAACCATATTTATCTTGATCATTTACAAATAGAACATTGGGTCTTCTATTGGTTACTTTCTCAAAATTTCTTATTGCTTCCCAAATAGATTGTATCGTATCAAACATTTTTTATCTCATATTTAATTTCTTGGTCCTTAAACTCTCCCGGATTAATAATCTTGAGTTGATCTATTACTCGTTGACGAAGAGGTATAGATAAGTCCATGATTAATTGTAATTCTTCTTTTTCTATATTATTTATTGTTTTATGTGGAAAGATAATTTTTAACAATCCAGAAGCCAATTTAGTTACAGAAATTTGATTTCTAAATCCCATTTCCTTAAATTGAATTTTTTCTTTGATAATATGGGAATAATCCATGTCTCTTATTTTATGAAATATCTCAGATAAATAATCTGCTGCAAATCCATAGTCTTGAGATAAACTATCAATAGAGATTTGTGGGAACCTCCATCCAGGTATATATCCATTAAGTCTATCCAAGAAAGCTCTATCTCCTTGAATCTTTGGTGGAAGTGGCATAAAAAGATGTTGGTAGGTATTTTGTGGTTCTAGAGTTTTAAGATTCGTGTTAATGTTACCAAGAAATATTACGCCACATCCAGAAGAAAGTTCTGTTCTATCGCGGGAAAACTTACCGGAATTCATATAATCCTTGAGTGTATTTATTAATTCTTCGTTATCAAATTTTACTCCTGAAATTTCATCAAAAGCTAAAAAATCTTTATAACAAATAACACCCTGACTTCTTCTAAGTTTATTATAAAAAAGACTGGCAATAGTAGGATTACTACCGCTCAACACCAGTCCATATTGACTCGAATTTCTATAAAAATGTGTCTTACTAGTAGCAACTGGTCCCAACTCAATCAAGTTTACGTTTGATTCAGCAAATATTATCAAACGACAAAGATAAAGCATTTTTTGTTCTTGATTTAATTTAGATGGATTCAATCCTATACTATTCATCAATATATCTATCCATTCTGTAGTAGAAAACAAATCTCTTTTATTTATATATTCTTGTAGATTTATATCTGTTATTTGTAACGGAACAAAATCTAGAATTATAAATGGATAATTTTTCTTTTTAACAAGAGTGTGGGGATCATATCCAACAAGAATAGTTCCAAAACAATCGTCTGCTAATAAAAGCTCACCAAATTTTTCCAAAACGCTTCCGTGAATTCTAATATTAGAATCTTCTAAGACATTTACCGTAGCAAAATATTCGTTTTTGAATTGATCTAATCTGACTTGTAGATTCCCCATAAGGGAGTGTCTACCGTTTTCCTTTATTTTGCTTTTTATACTCTCTTTCTGAGAAGATTCAGTATAATGTTCGTTCAAAAGTTTATTTATTTGTAAAATACCAGGGTTTGGATTTTGTGGATCAACTAATTGAGAAATAAGATAATCTCTTACATATGATGGAATTTTCCCAAAGTTATTAGAAATAGATTTATTTATTACTATTTCTTTAGAGAACGTTTCCAAAAACTTATTCATTTAATTCTTTCTACATCGAGACACATCATGTTCTATAGAACTAACTTTATCAACTAAAAATTTTAGAAGAGCAAACGTACTTGGGTGTTCCTTTTCTTCGGCTCTTAATAATAGTCTTTCTAAAAATTCGTTTTCCTCTTTGGTCATCTTAATTCTCCATAAAATCTAAAATATTGTTTCTTACTATAAATTCTTTTGCTTGACAAGTAAGTTGTATGGTTTCATTCATTAAACAATCTATGTGCGCGTAGGCTTCTTCTTGATTACTTATATATGATATACAAGAACCTTTTCCTTTCTCTTCTCTAATCTCTATTACTTTAGCGTACCTATTTGCTTGAATAATCTTCTTACATTTAAAACAATTCATACCATTCAAATCCATATTTTGTGTCAAGCTGTCTTTCTATAGAATCTTAATACTATATGCAAGATGTATAGTGTAAAAACCGAGCTCTGTTACAACAATTCTGTGTAACAAGCATTAAACCCCTGTTTTTATAGTGTTTATTGATCAAGATTTTTACTCACGAATATCAGTAAAAGGAACAAGAATATTAGCCCTAATATTAATTATATTCACCAGAGCTTTAAGTTCAAATATTTCCATGATTATGCCGTCAGAGCATACTCTTCCCCATTCCTCGTCGTCCGTGTCTATATGAACAAGATCATCGACCATCATAGGGTTTTCTCCTTTTAAAATCGGCTCAAGGGCTTAAATCAATTATTAGATATACACTACGCTTTCTATTTGGGACGAATTGAGGGCGGCAATTAATTTAGATTCTTTTCCCCAACATATAAACCAAGGAACTGTATTTACATATTGTACTTCAATTAATTCTACTTCGCTTTTGCCTCCTACTATATAACTACATTGATCGTCAGCCCAAGAGACAGATTTAATTTGTTGTTGATCAAAAGGAAATGTTTCCATTTATTTCTCCATCCTTTTCAAGATATATTCTTCTAAAATTGAGTTACGTTCACATTCTATGTCGTTTGGAAATCCACTTTCGATATCTGCGGTTATATTGTCGTTACTTTTTCTGTATTCTTCTAGTAATTCTATGTTTGATAGATCCCTAATTTTTAAAGTAAATCTTTTAAGCTTTATTAAAGTTTTTCTATTTATCATTTTCTTTCCATATATTTTCAAAGTCTTTTTCGTTTACATCAAGTCTTGCCGCATATTTTTTAGCTACAGATTTAACTCTTTGTCTTATTTGTTTATATCCAGATGGATCATTTTTATAATCTTCTTTTAAGATCATCCATCCAAACCACATATCCTTACTTGTATATTGTTCAGCTATATAGTTTTGTAACCATTCCCACCATTTTTTACCATCTAATAAAATTTCATAATATGGGTCTGGATTTTCTGGGACAACGCCCCTGCTTTCTTTGAGGAAAAATTGATGTAATCCCTCTTCGGTTCTAGTAAAAGATTGGATCATAGAGCATCTCTCAAATCTTGCAACTTCTACTTTAAACCTGTTACTTATTTTAATTAGATTTTACCCCATGTGTTTTTTAGATTTATTTTACGCATTATCTTCCAATCTATCTTGTATCTCCATTCTAGTTCCAACATCTTCTTTTGGTGGTTTGGAATGACTCCTGAATTTAGCTACGTTTCCAAACAATACTTTGTCTGGAATTGTTATCTTTATTATTTGACGACAAGAAGGACAACGTGCTGTTTTACTTATTATATCGTAATCTGAAACAGACATAGTTTTTCCACTAAATTCACAAATCATTTTAAGACTCCTCTATTTCGTCTTGTGGAACATTCTTTTTAAATAAACTTAATTCGAAGTGTTTGCAGTTTTGTAGAATGAAAGTTTTTATTGGGTTCTTTTTAATTGGCTTGTGATCTAAGATAGAGAAGCACATTGATAATTTTTCGTTTTGATACGCTTGTTGTGCCTTTAACGCAAACTCCTTTCGCGGTAGATGCTCGTTTTCTTCTACAAATATAATAACATGGTTTATTATTGCGTCTGCCACTTTAATTCCATCGTACATGCTACATATCGCGGGCATCACTGTAACCCACGTTTCATAGTCGTATGTTGTTTCAAACTTATATTGAAAAGTACGAAAATCTGGCCTGTCCCAAGATAGATATAAATCTATTAGAGATTCTGTAGTAAGTTTAGATTTTAACGCATGTAATATAAAATAATGGTTCGACTTTAATTTGACAAGTTCTTGTTCGTTGTTAAAACGAATTACCCATCCTTCTATTTCTTTGTTAGTTTTTAAGTCGTTGATTAATTTATCAATTTCAGATTGATTTTTTAATTTATAATAGGGGACACATCGAACACCAATTTCATTAGATATCTCTTCTAATTGTTTCATCGTTGATAAAGAAAAGTCATTATCATACCATTTTTCATTTTTAAGAAAAGATATTGCTCCAACAAGAAAGATTTCTGGCTTATCATATTTCAAGACAATTTGATTTTCTGGAGAAACCCATTCAAACAGGATTGATGTGTTAGGATATAAGGACGCATGATTAAGTTTTGGATATCTTCTTATAAATTCGTCTATCTCTCCCTTGTTGTCTAACCCTACTGTCAAAGACCCTCTAGTTCTCCATTTAACCAACCCGTCTTGTACATATCTTATTAGAAGCGACCCATCTATTTTTAGGGTTGTTATTAAATCTTTGAGATTCTTCTCAAGATCTTTGTCTGATACATTAAACTTTCCACATCCTTCTCCAAAATTCATGAACTTTGGCATACCAACAGAAACAACGTGATCGTGTTGGTCTATGTGTAAAGATCTCAACCACCTTAGATTAAAATCTTGCCACGCATCGTTTCCAACGCCAAATTCTGGACCGATCAATTTGTCAAATCTGTCGTTTGTTGTTATCTTAAATTGTTCTGGTATCTTCATGTCTCTTTTATATCCCTCCACCTCGACAATCTCATAATTGTTATTTTCAATTACCATTGCTCTAAGAACACCGCCATGTACACAACTTGCGTCCAGTGCGAAATTCCAAGGAACAGGGTTGACGTTTTTTGATCCTATATGTCCTGAGATTATATAGTACGATCCATCTAAAGTGTCATACCAGATTCCTTTTGATTCATCGAAATAATTTTTAGAATCAATGCCTCTAATAAAAATACATGTTTCTGGAGTTTGTTGGTCTATTGGATACCTGGTATCAACGCCAGCATGTACCACATAACATGGTTTACCATTTAAATCTGGTAGTTTAATCATATAGGGTAAAGCACTCAACCATAATAAAATTGCACCCTTTTTCAAATCGTCTACACACCCATTTTGAAATTCATCTATTGTTTTTTGCAGTGCTTTTCCAACTACTACTTTGTTACCCATCAAATATCTACATAGTTTCCAATCATGGTTTCCCATGACGTTATAAATATGATGGTATTCATGTGGATTATCTGGTAGAAAAAATTCTAACACTTTTAAATTTTGTATTCCTCTGTCACATAAATCGCCAGTTGCGATTACAACATCTTTATCCTTATTATAGTTACATTTTTCTAAAAGACTTTGTAATTGGTCGAATGTCCCATGTATATCACCTATTACTATGAACCTTTTATCTTTAAGGTCACTTAAATCTTTTATTTGCGCCAATTTTCTCATGTCGTAACCCCTATAAATTATTGCAGAGAGTATATTTTTCTACTTCTTCGCACAGGGCTTGTAAGTCATCCCAAAGAATATCTATATTATCAAATTGATCAGAACCTTCATCTATATACTTAACTTTTGTTAATTTTATTGTTTCTGCGCTTATGTCTCTGGTTAATTTTTGTAATTTTCTATTGAACGTTTTTAATTTTTTAATTTGTCTTTTCATTTAAAGAATCCCTAATCTCATTAGTGATACAAGCAAGCAAACTAGACCCAAAACTCCTATGGGATAAGCCATCATCATCCACTCGAAAGAATCTGTACTAGAAGAAAACCAAGTTGAAATTAATACTATTGCACAAAGCACAAAAATCGACACAAACAATATTGTCAACATATTTATTATCCTTTTTCTATCATCTTATATAAGATTGTAATCATTTTATCACACACATCTTGTACTTGAGATATCGTCGCAAACAATTTTTTAAGTTTTTTGTGGTCGTCTTCATCCTTTTCCAACAAAGATAATTGATGTTCGATCATTTTCAATTTATTTCCCATTTTCTTTTTACAAATTTTAAGTTCATTTATCATCTGTTGGATCTTCTCCTGTTTTAACTTCTGTTATTTCAAAAGGTTCTAAGTCTTCTGGTTTTTCATAATAATCACAAAAGAATTTCAATACTTTTTGTTGTGTTTCATAATCCCTGTTACTAATCGTTGGATGATTTTTTCTTTCCTTCATTCTTTTTATACATATATGCTCTGGGGCTGTAAAAATATAATACGTTATTTTATATCCAAATCGTTTGGCCGGGAGCACATATTGTAGACGTTGTTCGACAGAGAAATTCATGCGATCAATTACTATCAAATCTTGACCAGACAACAATACTTCAAGGAACTTTCTATAATGTCCTTTACCAAAATCGTCCTGGCTGATCCGAAAATAGTTAAATAATGTGTGTTGGCAATAGTATGACTTGCCAGAACCAGGTGGTCCCACCAAGACGGCAAGAATCTTTTTATGTGATCTTTTTTTATTTGGTTCTTTTGATTCTTTTTTCATAAATTTTAACCGGAGTTGTTAATGCTTTTTCTATACCCCATCCCTTTTTATAAATTCTAGCCCATAACGATGGGTAATTTATACAACATTCATTTGCCCAATTTATAAGGGATTGTGTTTTTCCATTAAATGTAATTTTTATACCGTTTGGTTGGACTCTTGTTTTATGTTTTATAGAATCTTTCACATTTTCAGAGCGTGTTCCCCATTTTAAATTATTTAATTTATTATTTTCTGGATTTCCGTCTAAATGTCTACATTCCATTCCCGGAGGACAGGGACTAATAAAAGTTTCTAAAACTAATCTGTGTACAAAAAATGATTCATATTTACCATTTTTACACACTTTTATTAATAAATGTCCATCTCTATGTTTATTTAATTTTAAAATTCTATCCGTTTTACATCTTAGAGATCCGGCCAATCTTTTTATTTTTCCTTTATTAGAAATCATATACAAATTGTGATATCCAGCAATATTTTTCCAAATTTCTTTCATTTATTTCTTCTTAACGACAATCCAATACGAAAAATTCTTTCTCGTGTGCTTTACATTTTTCCATTTGCTTGAAATCAAGGGAGGTGTCTTTCTTATTTTAATGAACAAATCATCAACAACTAATCCCAAAGATTTTGCTTTAACGATAAAATCAACATGTGAAAATTGATATTCACTTGAATGTATAAAGTCACACAGTTTCGCAAGAACGACCCCTTGAGGCTTAAGTATTCTACGAGCCTCTCTTAGGAAAGGTTCAAATATTTTAGAAATATTATTTCCATCCCTCAATACATCAGTATTATCTACCCCATATACCTCTTTATAAATCTTGGACGAACCAACACTATCAGCGTCAGAAGGAAGATGTGGTGGATCGAATACTATCACATC